TGAGCGAAAGCTGATGAAATTCCCGTCAGAAATATCTAATGCATATAAATTATGGAGTGAGAGTAAGACTGGAAATCAGTGGTATGTAATTGATAACACAAAAACTTTGGCGCACAAAATAAAGTCAAGCAAAAGCGAACCATGGGGAAGACCTTATGCTATAGGTTCGATTCTTGACATATTGTATTCAGAAGATTTTCAAAATACTAAAGCTAACGTATTAAAGGAAATGAATAATAAATTTGTATTTCAAACATTTCCAGAAGGCAAAGATAAAGGAAGTAGTTCACTTGGAGCTGACGCACAAAGAGTACAACATGAGGCTGTGAAGTCTGCATTGAATACTAAGAATAATTATGGTGGCACAAGCTTTGCGAGTGTTGCTGCTGGTACTAAATTAGATAAATTGGATATATCTAGTACAGATATTTTTGATTCTAAAAACGAAACTAACTTGCAAGATAAAATAGCTCAGTCTTGTGGAACAATAACATCACTAATTGGCGGAAGTGGAAGTGGAACTTATTCTTCTCAGCAAAACAATTTGGCGTTACTATTTTCTCAAGTATATAGTTGGGTTAAAGAAATACAAGATGAATTAGTTTATCTAATAAATACAAATATAATTAAAGATACCAAAAATAAAGTAGAAGTATTTTATCTTCCTACATCATTAGTTAATAGAAAAGAGTTTTTCACTATGATGAAAGATTTATACACATCTGCATCTGGAAGTCTTACATTTCTCGTTGCAAGTTCTGGAGTTTCTCCCGATTCTTACTTCTCTGTTCTTGACGAAGAGATTGAAAATGGAATATATGATAAATATAAACCACATCAAACAAGCTACACTATGTCAAAAGAGCAGCAATCAGAAAATAATGGAAGACCACAAAGTGATAGTCTTAATGATAACACTACAAAATCTCAAGCTCTTGGTGGAAATAAACTTCCTAGAGCCACAAAATAGTTGGATGGTAAATTATGAACAATATTAAAGTTTCAGTAATAATCCCAATATATAACGTAGAAAAGTATCTTGATAGATGCTTAAGCTCGGTAACAAATCAAACGCTAGAAGAAATAGAAATTATATGTGTAAACGATGGATCTACTGACTCTTGTATGGATATTATATCACGGCACTCTGACAAAGTCAATAACATTAAAGTTATTTCTAAAGAAAATACTGGATACGGAGATAGTGTTAATATTGGAATTGAAAATGCTATGGGAGAATATGTATGCATATTAGAATCGGACGATTACGCAAAAATCAATATGTGCAAAGAAATGTACGAGAAAGCTAAGTCTAATAATCTCGATATATTACGTGCTAATTATTATGCGAATGACGAAAAAATGGGTGCTATGTATCAATCTATATGTGATGTGATTGGATATGAAAATGTATTTTGTCCTATCGATAACTTAAACATATTCTTGCTAACTCCATACGTATGGTCTTATATCTACAATCGTAAATTTATAATGGATAACAATATAAGGTTTACAAGAACTAAAGGAGCTTCGTATCAAGATGTAGCTTTTAATTTTAAATGCTTATCTTTGGCTAAACGAATGATGGTATTAGATAGGGCTTATGTTTATTATACCATAGACAATCCAAATTCTTCAATAAGATCTAAGGATAAAGTTTATTGCATATGTGATCAATATTCAGAAGTAGAGTGTTTCTTAAATAACAATATATATTTGAAAAAATGTTTATGGGAAGTTAAAAATATAATAAAACTAAGTGCATACAAGTGGAATTATCGTAGGTTGTCGGATGAATTAAAACCTATGTTTAGACGTATATTTGTGGCGCAGTTTATGCGTGAAATAGAAGATGGTACACTTACAAGTACTTATGTAGATGAATTATATTGGAGTGAGTTATATAGGTTTTGTGGAATAAATAAGTAATAATAGTGATAATTGCTATTAATATAAATTATGGGTATATCCCAAAAGGAGGCTACCAAATGCTAAATCGTATCCTCGAAATTTCTAAACGAGCTTCAAAGGGTGGTAGAAGAAAAATAAAACTAATACTGCTTACAATTGGCGAGGTTAACAAAAATGGACTTTTATGGACGGAGGAAAACGTAAGAAGGAATTTAGACTCATTAAAACTTATCTCTATAGTTGCAGAGCTAGATGACGAAAAAACTGTTCCTAATGGACATGGACTTACTGGCATATACAAATCTGATATATCTGGAAGGGTAGATGCATTTTTTGAAAATTCCGAAGTTGTAGGTGCGTTAGAAAAAGGTGAAATTGAAGATGCTGAAATAGATGGTGTTATGAAAAGGGTGTTGGTTGGATATGGATATATATACTACCAAAGATATCCTAAATTCTTCGAATGGTTAAAAAAGAATATATTATTGTCTAATATTGATTCGTCCATTGAGATTGTTGGATTTGAAGAGAATGATGGTGAGATAATATATGAAGAAGGAGATAACATTACTGATGAGTTAAGAACTCCTAGAGATTTTGATTTTTCAGCTACAGCAATACTATCAGTTCCCCCAGCCGATGACAATGCTATCGTTTTGGAGGTTGCTAACAAATTAAATAAGGAGGAAACAAAAAAAATGGATGAATTAGAAATGAAAACTATGATTGCTGAAATTAAAGCTGCTATTGCAGAGGTTATATCAAAAAATGACGTATTGCTTGCTAAAATCGACGAGTTAAATGTTACCGTAGAAGAGAAAGATACTGCTATTGTAGACTTGGAAGCTCAGTGTGGGATGGTTAAGGAAGAAATGTCAGCTAAAGATGTGCGTATTAGCGAACTTGAGGCAGAAATGGTTATTAAGAAAGACGAACTAGATAAAGTAGCTATGGCTTCAAAAGTTACTGAAATGGAATCAGCTATTAAAGATTTCACAAAAGACGAAGTAGAGGTTGCTAAAGAACTTATTGAAAAGTTTAAAGAAGCTCCGCTTGTGAGTGAAGTTAATGAAATTGTAGCGAAGATTAACGAAGGAATTGTTGCTAAATTAATTGAAGATAGAAAGAAAGTATCAGAAGTTAATAGTGATAAAGACACAAAAGATATCGACATTTTTTCAGAGATTTGCGAAGCTGAAGCTGACGCAAACGAAGATTATGAAGATATTAGCATTTACTAAAAAATCAATAGGAGGATATAAAAAATGATTAAGCCAAAATTAATTGGACAAACAGTTAAATATAATAATGGAAAGTCAGTAACAGCTGGTGGAAGCTACCAAAACGGAGCTATCGGCAATGTATCAAACAATGTATTTACAGTATCAAGTACTGCTCTTGAATATATCTTAGTTCAGGAACAAGTAGGTGATGACGAGTATGATTCAGCTTATGTAGTAGCAAGTGGTGCTGACTGTAGAGTTTACGCACTTGACACATGGGATGGTTTTGAATTACAAGCAACTCCAGAAAGCTATGAATTTGCAACTAGTTCAGATTATGATGATTTTGCAGTTGGAACTACACATTTCACAGTAAATTCAACTAACGGAAAATTGTTACAAGTTACGGCTACAGCTACAAATACAGATTACTTCAAGCTTACTAAGAAAATTATGTTTAATGGTAAGGGAATCGAAGTTACAAAAGTACACACAGCAAATTCATAATAAAAATAATTTAATAAAGGAGGAAGAGAAATAATGAAATATACATATGAATTAAACAACGCAAAAAGAGATACTGATTTCGTTGATGGAAGATTGAATGAAAAATCACCAGTAGCAGAAGTATTCTCTGCTTTGGTTAATGGTAAAGAGTTAAGTTCTTTAAAGATTGGGGCAAAGCAAGCTGACGCATGTGAAAAATCAATCAGAGAAATGAATAGAAATGCTGGCGAGGGAGATTTTAAATCAAGAGCAGAGCTTAATACAATTAGAAAATTTGTTTACGAGCCAATCATCTTAAAGGATCTACAATTACTAGGACTTTTTGGTTCTATGGAAAGAATTGGTTTTGGAGAAACAGCTGAAATCGATGTATATGAAGCAGTTGGCGTTGAAGCAAGACAGCAAGCAGCTGGTACTGATGTTACTTTTGGTCAAGTTGTTAAAGGAACTACTCCAATCGCTACACAAATGATTTCAAGTGGTTATAAATTGAATTACAGAAAAGCACAAATGGGCGATATGACATTCGAAAATACTGCAATGAATAACACAAGAACTGAAATCAGAAACAAAGCTTTACAGTACGTTGTTAAGACAATTTACGATAGAATTAAAAATGCTACATCTCCAGTAACTAACTTCGAAGAGGCTTCAACTCTTACTAAGTCTGGTGTTGATGCAGTAATTAATAGTATTCGTAGATACGGAAAGCCATCATTAACTGGTGATTATGCAGTTCTTTCACAGTTGACTTCATGGGCTGGATATTTTGGCACAAACGGAACTACTACTTTTGGCAACTTAGCTCCGTCAGCACTTGAGTATTTTGCTGTTAACGGTTTGTTAGAATGGTACAACGGATGTCCTATGATCGAAGCTTCTGCTGGATATGATTTCAACGCTCTTAATACTGCTGGAACAAACTTTGAATTACTTAGCCCAGCTGGATTGTTATTCGTTACTCCTAGTGGCGTTCAATCTCCAGTTAAGACAGTTATTCGTGGAGATTTAACTACATTCTCTGGTAATGATGTTATTAATGGAGAAATCGCTTCAAGATTCGATATTGAAATCGGTGCAGAAGTTGCTCGTGGTCGTGAGCACATGATCGGCGTAATTAATGATTCAGACGCTGAGGGAAGTGCTATCTTAGCATAATAAAATATAAAACAAAAGGGAGCATATTAATAGTATGTTCCCTTAATAGTTAAAAGGTAGGTACATTATGGCTGAAAATGAAAACAATATTTTTTATTGCTATTCGTATAGGATGTTCTTATTTCTAAAAAGTCTAAGATTTTATTATATTTCAGAAGGTGTTAATAAGAACACAAATAATAAGTATTGGACTTTCAGTAAAAGTGACGTGTTAGACATGGCAATAACTACTTGGAATGATATAAAAAATTTAAATAATAATAGTTAAAATAGTTGATAAGGAGATATAAAATGGCAAATACAACAAGTACTAAAAAGGTAGAAACTAAAACTGTAGAAGTTACAAATATTGACGAATTGCAACCAGTAATTGAAGTTGCTAAAGAAATTAGAATGGAAGACAAAGTTACAATCAGAAGTATTGCTCCTTGGTATACATCTACTCCTAGAGTTACATCTGTTGGCGATATTAGAATTCCACCAAGAGGAACAATGAGAGTTACAAGAGAAGAAGCTATCGCACTAGGACAGAGCAGAAGAAAATTAATATGTGGACTAGACGGACGTGGAAGCCATGCTACTTGGTATATCGAAGATGATTTTACTAGAGAAGAGCTTGATTTTGAAAACAAACAAGAAGGAAGATTACAATCTTTTCTTACTGTAGGAATTATTAAAAAGATGTTTGAAATTCCAAGCATACAACAATTCAAAAATAAATTAGAAGATTTGGTTGCTACAAGAGCAGAAGGAGTAATGCTGCTTGAGGTTATTAGGGATTCAAAAATTAACGATTATGATAAAGTTAGAACTTGTGAGTCTCATACAAAATGCAGAGTTCCAGAAAAAATTGTAGCTCGTAGATAATAGAAGGCGGTGATATTTTGGCAACTACTTATGAAGATGTTGAAAAAGTTTTTGCTAGCATTTTTGCAGACAAGCAAGTTGTGTCTGATGAACTTGTTAGTCAGTGGTTTGATATGGCTCTAGGTGAGTATGAGCTTGAAATTGAACCTCTAATATATGATAATGTAACAAAAGAATTTGATTCTGATTTGGCTAGACCAGTGATAAATGTACTAGGATATATAGTTAAGAAATTTTATCAAGAGAGACTAATATCTCTTACTAATAAAAGGAATAATATAGTCACGTCCGATATATCAATGACTGGAACAGATAGTGCTAAATCGCACATGGAAACTGAATTAAATCAAATAAAGGAAAGCATACGTTCATATTATGCCAACCTTAAAACTCCAGCTTATAACTAAGAAAGGATTACTATGAAAGATTGGTATTTAGTTGGTTCAAGACCAGTGTATTTATCTGGGGATGAGTCTGATATATTTAATGAATATGCTACAGACGGATTTTCTGAATTGATAGATAGTCCAGTCGGAAGTAGTGTAGTCTTGTATAGTGACGACTTGTCGAATTACAAAAGCGTAAGATGTATTATAAAAGGAAAGACAAAAGATGGACAAGACGCATCTTTGAAGTTAGATATATTAACAGAATTAAATGCTATGAATGGATTTTCTTATGTACAATATGACGGATATTTCTGGCTAATAACAAGTAGAAAAAGCAATAATATGATAAATCAAAAGGCTTCGCTAGAGTTATGCAATTATGAAATAAAATGGCAAAATGCAAGTGGTCAAATAGTACAAAGAAAAGCTATTGTGACATCGGCTTCTAAGTATGCAGATGGTGAAGACAAAGGAAAGCAAATGATATTAGGAAGCGACCAATTAGGTATAAATATTCCAATTGATAGCGAATCTCTTAATATTGATCATGGTAAAATGTTTATTATAGATAATGGAACTTTAAAAGATACTGTATATCAGTTGACAAGTCCTAACAATGTAGTTAATACATATAATGGATATGGTACTACGGCATGGATAGTTCAAGAAATGCAATACGAATTAACCGCAAATGATATATCATATGGAGTAGTTGGATATGTAGAGCCTACTCAAGAAAATCCTACTGTTGGAAAATACTCTGTGATAACTGGAAACCAACACATGAAATTAGACAGAACTAGAAAATATTCCGTAGAGTTTTATGATGGTGAAGCATTGCAAAATATCACAGCTAATTGGGTGCTAGATGGGCAATATAAGAACTACGTGACAAAAGGTATATCTGGAAATACTATAGAACTCATACTGTATAATGAAGATGCTATAGGAAGCACATTAACTTTGTCTGTCACTAATAGTAATTATCAGAGCGAAATTTCAATATTAGTTGAAGGGATTTAGGTGATTGAATGATTAAAGAGTTGGGATCATATAAACAAAAGATTATTTCATTACTGTACGATTCTGAATTAATAAAACACTCTTTGCTTGGAAACTTATATATAGGCAAGACAGATGAGCAAGTAGAATCTATGTTAGCTTCGCAGATATTCAATAGGTTATATATAGATGGATTTGTAAGTGAGCCAAAATGCTATATATTTGTAGAAACTATAATACCAAGACTCCATACTAATGTAAAAGATTGCAAGGTAATGATTCAAGTATTATGTCACAAGCAAATAATGAATTATAGCAAATCTGGGTATATTGGTACTAGGGTAGATATTGTATGCGAGCAAATCGAAGAGATATTAATACAGAACAAAATAAATGCTAATAAATTTGGAATAGGGGAAATAGTTTTGACTGGAGTAGACGTTATGGGTGACGTTAATTATTATGGAAGAAAATTGGAATTAACAGTTCCTAATTTTAGGTGATTTTATGGAAGATTTGATAACAGACTTTTCATATGATGATCTAGTAAATCCATATCCGATATACGTCGAAAGCGTAGGAACTATAAGAAGTCCAAAAGTTGATGATATATTCAAGTTAAGCATAGGAGAGTATAATCAATATATATGTTTTCTTACGATGACACCAAAAGATTACTATAAAAATGTTGGAGAAATAGACGTTTATAATAGTATGGACGATTCGTATAAAATGTCTATAGACATGTATGATATTTTAACAAGTGAAGACTTCGTTATGTATCTAAGCGATATACTGTCTTTTTTTATTATAGAAGATTGTGTCTGGGATAAAACAAGCAATTCTTTTAATGTTTGCAGATACAATTCGGATAATGAATCGGATGGAATAATTGTTGGAAATATAAACAGAGATAATTTCTTTACTGTTAAAAAACTTATACTTGCTAGAAATAATATAAAAATTAAAAGCAATATAATAGATGCTAAAAAGTTTAAAAAGAAACGTGCTATGAAAATAATGGCTAAACTTACAAAAGCTAACGAAGAATTAAAAACTACTTCTAAATACAATAAAGATTTGGAACTAGGAAACATAATTTCTAAAGTATGTGCTAGACACAGTAGCATAAACTATATAAATGTGGGAGATCTTACAATATACCAACTGTATGATATTTTTTACAGTATGATAGGCAATATAAGATATGATATATATGGAAGGATATTGGCACAGCATGGTGGTAAGGCAGTACCAGATTTTAAAGATACCGATTGGTATAAAAATACGAATACTTAAAAATAAGGAGGAATAAAAATGTCAGATTTGAATATGGCTAACAGACAGTGTTGTGACGTTGATATAAGGGAATATTCTACAAACAGACCTTGGGGATTCTATGACAGTGCTAACGTAACTACAGTTGGATTTACGGCTGATACAACTTTTGCGATGGAGAAAGGTGCTAAATCTATTGCTTTCGCTAATCCAATGGAAGGCACAATGACTATGGAACTACAAGTACATCCTTTCAAACTTTACTCATTATTCTCTGATGGAACAATTGGTACTTCAACAGTACTTCCTAAGAGAGAAAGAATTCAATGTGCTGTGGCTGGACAAGTTACTGCTACTGGTACTCCAGTTAGTGGAACAATGTACGTGTATGCTGATAACGATTATGCTGGAACTGCATTAGTAGGAACAGTTGCTGGTTCAGTATTTACTGCTACAACTCCAGCTCATGTTGCATTGAACAGCTATTATGAAGTTACTTACTTAGAGGCTATTACAAGTGGAATCAAGTCTATTTCATTTGATAACACTAAGGCTCTTAAGGACTTTAGAGTAACAATGGAAACTTTAGACAAAGACGAGAATGGCGATTTAGTACCAGTTAAGATTACGGCTTTCAAGGCTTCTCCAAAAAGAAATATGTCATTATCTTTTTCATCTGAAGGAGATCCTGCTACACTTACAATTGAATTTGATTGTTTGGTTGATAGCGATCAGAGAGTATTAGAAATGGTAGAAATTGATGACGTTGATTCAGATCAGTTTACAAAGATTTTTGCATCTCCGTCAATTATAACATTGGCTAATTCTGGAACAAGACAAATCACTACTTACGGTTTGCTTGGCGACGATTATGTGCCAGCTTTACTAGATACTGCTGATTTAACATTTTCAGAAATCGCTGATACTTCTGGAGCGTTTACAGTTAGTTCAACTGGATTAATCACAGCTCATGGAAGTACAGATGGTTCAGGACAGATCTTAGTTACTCTTACAGGAACTTCTGTTACATGTGTAGTTCAAGTTACAGTAGCGTAATAAATATGTAACAATATGGGAAGGTTGAGATATATCTTCCCTATAATTTACAAGGAGGTACTATGGAAGAAACAAATGATATTGTAAAGAAAAGTACTAGAACTAAAAAGAAGTATATAACAGAAGATGTAAAAGTAGTATCTTATAACAAAGATATGAAAATTATATGCATATATATATTAGATTGTGGCATAAGTCTTAAATGCGAAGATGATTTTGTTGGTGAATTTATAAAGGTAAAATACTATGGAATCCCTAGCGATAAAGACTTTGAAATTGAGTGGATAAAATGATGATTGATATAGAGTGTGATTCAAAAACGGACGGACAACTCTTAATCTTAATCAGATTTTGAATTATTCTGTCCTATTTTTTACAAAATAGAGTTTAGGAGAATCATGTATGGATGATAAAAGAAAGAAAGTGTTTGATAAAGAGTATAAGACTCAATATCAGTTAGAAAATTTGTTTTTAAAAGAGAGTGGAATAAGATATGAATTTGTATATTCAGAAGACGGAATTACCACTTGGAAATACAAAAAGAACTCAGAATTATTCGAAAAACTTTTAGAGTTTTGGAAGATGCTAGAGAAAAATAATTAAGTTGAAAATAAAAACTAGTTTAATATATATAACAATTAAGGAGGTATAAATATGTTTGAATATAAAAATGTAGACTTGTTAAAAGATTCTGTGCAAAATATTATAGAGAATTTAGATGGTAAATGCTCTACTTTAAAAGTACAAGTTAAGATACCAACTGGAAGTTTGAGTATGCAGATTCAAGGTAGACTTAGACCAGATTTTGATTACGTTTCGATAAAAGGAATTATGATTTCTAGTACCGATGGTTATAGTACAGTTTACAATATAACTACAGATGGAATATATGAATTTGATATTACTGGGTATAGCGACATAAAAATGTATACTACGTCAGTAATTACATCAAGTATGCAAGTGTACGCAACTGCGTTGGCAGAAAGATAGGTGATAAAATGATATCTACATATAGATTGAACAATGATAAAACATTTTCAAAATCTAGCCAAAATATTAATTATGTAGGCGAAAACGATGTAGAAATATTGAGATTTGTGATACATAAAGATTATAATGGGCTAGACATGTCAACTTCATCAGTTCTTTTGTTTGTAAATGACACAGAAGGCATATTGAGTACAAGTTATGAATTATCAAAAGAAAATACTTTGTATTCAGATAGTTACTATGTATACAATTTTAGTATACCTAACAATTTTACTACGTCAAGTAATGTGTTAAATATATGGCTTAGCATACTTACTACTGATAATGAACTGTTAAAAACAGAGGATATTTCTCTTATTGTGATTGATAAACCTATAGGACAAGATTTAATACCATCAGAAGATATGTCAGCTTTCGAACAAATGGTAGTAGATGTTGACTATTTGTTGTCACAAGGACTTACTACAGAGAATATAGACGAAGCTGTTTTTGATTATATTGAAACACATCCTACTGAATTAGTAAATAATACAGAATTAAGTACTATACTTGACGATTATGTAACTGAAACAGTTCTTGGAACTACATTGAATGGATATACGACTGATTCAGAATTAACTACTACATTAGGCGACTATGTTACTGAAACTGCGCTCAGCACGACGTTAGGTGGTTACGTAGAAGAAAGTGCGTTAACAACTACTCTTGGAGATTATGTGTTGGAATCAGATTTGACAACTACTTTAAGTGGATATACGACAGATACCGAACTTGGTACTATTCTTGGAGATTATATAACCGAGACTAATCTAGGAAATACACTTGCAGATTATCCAACAGAAACAGAACTTGGTACTGTATTAGGAGATTACGTTACCGACACACAACTTTCTACTTCTTTGGGCGATTATGTGCTAGAGTCTGATTTAACTACTACATTATCTGGATATACTACTGATAGCGAATTATCAACTGTTCTTAGTGATTATGTCACAGAAACTTCATTATCTACAGAACTTGGAAATTATCCTACCGAAACCGAGCTTGGGAATGTATTAGCTGACTACGTAACTGATACTGAATTAGGAACTGCGTTGGGCGATTATCAAACAGAAAGCGGTTTAACTACTATACTTGCTGATTATCCTACAGAGACTGAATTAGGAACGATATTAAATGATTATGTTACAGAAACAAGCTTAGGTACGACTTTGGGCTATTACGTTACTGACACAGAATTGGGCACAACATTGTCCGACTATGTAACCGACACGTCACTAGGAACAACGCTAGCTGATTACGTTACTGAAACCAGTCTTGGAACAACATTAGGAGATTATACTACGGACACAGAATTAACAAATACTTTAGCTGATTATCCAAAAAGAAGTGAGATAAGTAGTTCTGGTGGATACGAAGGAAATATATATTTAACTGCCTCTGCGTCAATTGTAAATCCGTCATACTATGCACTTAGCTATACAAACGATTTAACTGCTACGATATCAGATATTATAGTTACAAATACATCAGAAGTGTTAGTAAAAACTTATATTTCAGACTTGCAAATAGGAGTAACAACTATAGATTCTGGAACTTGGAAATTTACTTTTTATGTCAAACAAACAGCTAACAACAAAGATACTAGAATGAGAGTCGTAGCGTTTAAAAGACATGCTAATGGAGTAGAAGAAAATTTATTTGAGGCATCAAGTTACAACATAGTAAATACAGATTTCGAAGTTATAAAGATGGAAATGTATCAACCGACGTTGTTAATACTAGAAACTGATAGGCTTGGATTTAGATTTTACATAAGCACAACCGCAGCTACAAATACAGTCACATGTAGTGTTGGAGATGGATATGGATGTTATGTAAATACTCCACTTTCACTACGTCATGATTTGCTAAGGGATAAGAATGGTAATTTATCTTTTCAACATGTGACTAGCGACAAAGTAGGTGTGTTATCAAAATTATCTGTAACTGACAACATAATGTATTTAGATAGTAATGTATTACGTCCAGTGCCAAACGCTCCCACTACTAATCCACAGGATTATATATTAGATGGAAGTTACTCGTTTGTTCCGAAGTCATCTATGGCGTATATAGGCGGAGGAGGAATGTATCTTACCAATGAAGATTCCACTATAGTTGTCGGTTATGATAAATTATCTTATACCAATAGCGCTGCTGTTACTGAACATGAAATAGTGGTTAATAATAACGAGGTTTTAGGCGATATTCACTTATTTGAAAACGTGATTAATACAACTCAAATAGACTCTGGTAATTGGGCGTTTAGTATATATTGTAGAGTAAGCTCTGCTTCGGGTGTCACAAGGATAAGAGGTGAAGTTTTTGTAAGAACAAACGGTGGCACAATAGTTCCTTTGTTTAGCGTGTATAGTCAAGAAATAAATAATTTGTCAAGCACACATATAAAAATGGAATCATATCAATCACAGTTTTCAGTAAATGCAGATGATAGATTAGGGTTTAGATTGTATGCGACCACAACTCATAATGCAAACATATCAGTGTTTTATACAGAAGGTGGTGTAAATTCTTCATATATAGTAACACCGTTGCATTTAAGACATAGCCAACTTAGGGCACTTAACGAAGATGTTAATTATCAGCACATTAACGCAACAGATAGGAATGTATTAGATAAATATCCAGCAGAAGTTATAGATTGGGGTACAACATATACTGCTACGATTTTGCCAAATAAATTTAATTTGTGGGGAACTTTGACAAACGCAAATACGTTAGCCATAACGTTAGGCTCGACTACTAGTGGAATAGTAAATCAATATATGTTTGAGTTTAAAACTGGTGCGTCAGTCCCAGCGTTTTCTGCAATTAGTGGAGTTACATGGATAGGATCTAATCCTACTTTGCAAATAAATAAAACATATCAGTTTTCAATCATAAATGGAATTGGAGCGTGGGCTTATGCTTAACCGACACATAATGCTTTCTAAGCCAAAATTTGATGCCAATACTTCATTATTATTGCATTGCAATGGATCAAATAATTCGACTAATATAGTTGACGAAGCTGGGAAGATTGTAAATATAGGAGGAAGTGCTATTCTATCTACTACTCAATACAAGTTTGGCGGTGCATCATTAAAACTAAATGGTACAACAGACTATATTTATATTGACGATAGTGAAGATTTTAGCTTTGGCAGTGGAGACTTTACGATTGATTTTTGGGTATATTTTAATAGTTTATCAACTACGACTGGTTTATTTGCACAGAGAAATGCTTATAACGCAAATCTGTCTGTGTATTCATATATAAATCCATCTGATAAGAAAATATATTTTTACTATAGTATAAATGGAACTGCAAATGTGGGAGGGGTTTTCAATACTGTGCTTGCTACTGGGCAATGGTATCATGTTGCTATAGTTAGGAATAGTACTGAAATTGCATGTTATATAAATGGAAATAAAGAAACTACGACATTAAATATATCTACGTCTTCTATATATAATAGTACTAGACCATTTTCTGTTGGAGCTATGTATGCGTCTACTACGTTTGCATCATTTACTAACGGGTATTTTGACGAGTTTAGGATATCCAAAGGGATTGCTAGATGGACGAGTAATTTTACGCCAAAATCCGCAGAATATTACGAATGATAATTTGATTATATAGTGTAATAAATTATATTACATGTTACAAGAAAGGAGTGATTTTTTAATGGCAAGTGATAACATTGCTAGAGGTCTTGCGATAAAAGGGCTTTTAGATGCTAAGAGTTACGTGGACGAGAAAATAGAGTTAGTTGCTCAAGGAGCTTTTGTTCATATTAAATATGCAAGCAGCGAACCTACACAAGATAGCGATATAAGCGATACCCCTAATTCTTGGATGGGAATTGCAAGTACATCCAATCCTACAGCTCCTACTAGTTATTCAGCATATGAATGGAATTTAATTAGAGGTAATGGAGTATCTTCAATTGATTTAATAAATACACAAGGTTTAGTTAAAACGTATAGAATTAGTTATGATGATGGGTTGTATGAAGATTTTAATGTAACAGATGGCGCTCAAGGTATTCAAGGTATTCAAGGGCTTAAAGGCGATAAAGGAGACACTGGTGCAACTGGTCTTACTGGAGCGCAAGGAATTCAAGGATTGCAAGGTATTCAAGGACTTAAAGGTGACAAGGGAGATACTGGTTCTGCTGGTGCTCAGGGCGCTCAGGGTATTCAAGGCGTAAAAGGCGATACTGGTGCAACTGGAGCTGCTGGTGCAACTGGGGCGCAAGGCATACAAGGTATAAAAGGTGATACTGGTTCTCAAGGAGTTCAAGGTATTCAAGGTTTGCAAGGAATCCAAGGCGAAAAAGGAGATACTGGTTCTCAAGGTATACAAGGACTTCAAGGTGAACAAGGTATTCAAGGTGAGAAGGGTGATACTGGAATACTTACTACATCTAAAGATTTCGAGTATACCGATGATAATTTAACCTTGGCAGATAGAGATAAACTACAAAATAAGTTGAATGATTATAATTTCAAGTCTATGTATACACAGTGGAATGTGGCTTATTCATATGACGTATTACAAGTTAAAGTAAATGAAAATTATACAACACTTACATCTTCTGCAACTACAAATAAACAAGCTTGGAAAGGTGTAAATATTGCTAATGGTCATACATATTTCTGCTTGCTAAATTGTAGAGTAAACGATAGTGGAGCTGGAACTTTTAAAGTAAAACTTAATCTTCAAGCGTCACCATATACAGAATATGCGTACGAGTATATTGCTATTTCTGAAAGTTTTGCGAATTATGGATTTACATATACTAATGAAACTGGAACTGATAACTATTGTCAATTTAGTTTGCAAGATGCTAGTACTCATGCATTAGATGTAGATTTAGCGTATGCTGTGATTTTAGACATAACTGGAACAGATTTGATTAATATGAGCAGAACAGATGTTATAAATAGTTACATTAACAATATTGACGTGTTTAAAGATAATTATATTTACTTCGACATTAAGAAAAAGTTGGAATATTTATACGACGCTCCATATACAGAAGAGTGGAATAGAATGAATACTTCAAGATATACTAAAAACTTTTTACGCACACAAGGAACTAGAATTGTAGATGCTTATGGAACTGAATATTTTATCAAGGGTATAAATGTTGGTAATGATTGTACTAATGTTAACAGTATAGCTGGTTCTGATTTGATAGTTTCTACTGATGGATATCCAGAGGATCATGACGAAGACTCATACAGAGAGTTGGCTGAGTTAGGATTTAATTGTATGAGATTTCAATTCGCATATACATTTTTTGAAGGAGCTAACAATAGAGTAATAGATCCTACATATCAAGGACTGCCATCACAATACCAAGATGGAGTATGGGAATGGTTAGACAGAGAAATAGCTATGGCTAGAAAATATAACATAAAGTTGCTATTTAATATGCATGTATATTGCGGACAAGGCGGATGGGAAATTGCTACTAACGAAATATGGACTACTTTATCTAGCAGGCAAAGACTTATAAATATGTGGAAGGCAATCGCTCGTAGATATGCAAACGAAGATGTTGTATTGGGCTATGGACTAATCAACGAGCCAGTTATAACCTTCCAAACAGACAATGCTACGACTATCGGAGTTTACCAAACTCTTGTAAATGATTTATGTACAGAAATTAGAAAAGTAGATACCAATCACATACTTGTAGTAGAAAATGCACTAAGGGCGTCAAATGGAACTACTGCGTTAAACTCTAACAACAACTTTGTTGAAGTTTTAAACAATGGTGTAACTGACACTAATTATCTATACGAGGCTCATATATATCAAAATATGGCGATTACTCATGAAATGTCAGCGTCAAAACATCCATCAATAAACTATCCTAACGAGTTTGCAGTGTTTAATTATGGAGGAACATATGATTGGATTGCCAACAACTCTGTATATGTAAGCATCCCAGTAGGAACAGCTGATCAAACTGCTTGGACTGATTATATAACGCCGATAGTAACACCTAATGCATTGACTAAGTTGATATATCCTTGGATAAGAGTTCGTGATGCTAATGGTGGTGAAATTCTTCAAATGTGCGACTATAAAATAAATGTATATGATTCAAGTGATAATTTTATCGAAAGTATATTTGTGGACGATGGACAACATGGAGCTATATTTTCTGGAGGAGGTCTTGGAACAATGACAAACCCTCAGTTGCCATCTGCTATCGGTACTGGATATATGCAGTTAGTTGCTAATGCGTTAAGTGGGTACGCTACTACAGTTTCAATGTCTAGTGTGCCAGTTTCTACAAGATATAGAATACCAACTGGATTAAAGTATAGCATAAGTGCAAAATATAGAGTGAGCAATATTGCTAGTTCTGGAGTTGCTTTCAGATTTTATATTGGATGTGACGAAATTAATAGTGCTTGCTGTGCTGATACAGAAGAAAGATTTAAATACAACATAGCATTGTATAAAGCTTCTGCTGATGCTAAAAACGTTCCGATTCATATTGGAGAGTTCGGTGTTAATTATTTATCATTTCTTACATACGAACGTGGTGGAGAATTGTGGGTTAGAGATGCCTTGAAGGTTCTTAGAGATAATTTAATCAGTTATAGTTACTTTTCATATTGTGGTGCTACTTTTTCATTATACCCAAATATTAAAAGATTCGATGCTAGACAAAGAAAATTATATGATGCAATAATAGGACATTTCAAAGATATACCTCACGAATCGATAGATACAATAATAGAAAAAGCATTTATGTAGAAAGGAGGAAGCAAAATGAATAAAATGGATGAAATAATTGCAAGAATAGTTACTAAGTTGAAGGCGTTTAATGACGCTACGTCTCATTCGGTTCAAACAAGACCGACATATCTATCAAACACGGCAGATGCGGTAATTAGTGGATATAAGACTTTGTCAAAATCTAACGATTCTTCGCTTACTACAATTACAACTACTGTAAAGCAAACGGATGGAGAAAAACTTTTATATGCGTTTTTAATGCCATCAAACATGGGAGTGACTACTATAGATGCTGGCACTTGGACTTTCGATTTGTGTTGTGGTATTAGTTCTAATATGGCTACAACAAAATACAGATATGTAGTATTTAGACGTGATACTGGCGGAACTGAAACTACACTTTTTAGTGTATATTCAAATCCTATATCAAATGTTACTGCAAATGGATTAAGAATGTTAAAAACAAGAAGTACGCAACCTCCTTTTACAGTGACTGCTACAGATAGGATTGGAGTAAAAGTTTATGTTTTAACAAACAGCCAATCAACATTAACATTGTCTGTCGGAGTCGGAGGAACTGCCACTACTAGTTATATAAGCACGACTTTACCATTGGATATAGTTGATGTCGTAGATTGGGGCACAACATATACTGCCACGATAGCTCCTAATAAGTTTAATAAATGGGGAACATTGACCAGTGCGAATACATTAGCTATAACTTTAGGCGTAGAGAATAGTGCTGTGATGAACAACTTTGTATTCGAGTTTAAGACTGGTGCAAGTGTACCGACGTTTAGTCCTATTAGTGGTGTTACTTGGTCTGGTTCTAATCCTACTTTAGCTATAAACAAAACGTACCATTTCTCGATAGTTAACGGAATTGGGGTGTGGTGTTATGCTTAATGCTTTTAGAAGAAGCTTAATGTCTAAACCAAAATATGATACCACTTACGATGTACTATTTACTAACTTAAATGGTTCAAATGCGTCTACTGTATTCGTTGACGAAACTGGAAAAACTATTACAAGAGGTGGAGAAGCTTTTCTCGATAAGGATATATATAAATATGGTGGAGCGTCTTTGAAATTAAACGGATCTACCGATTATATATCTCTAGCTGATACAGACGACTTCAACTTTGGTAATGGGGATTTTACTATCGAATATTGGGTGTATTTTAACGTATTTCATGCAACTAACGCTAACGGAATGATATCTCAAAGAACTACAAGTGGTACTAATGTGGCTTTTTATAACTACATAGCACAAGCAGACAAGAAGATGTATTTCTACTACTCTGTCACTGGTACAGCTACAATAGGCGGAGCATTTAATACTGTATTTCAAACTGGTCAATGGTATCACGTTGCTATAGTTAGAAATGGAACTGAAATTGCTATGTATTTAGACGGAGTTAAAGAATCTAACACAATAAATGTATCGACCGATACTTTTTTTGATAGTACAACAACAATGACTATAGGTTGTATGAAAACCGCTGCTAGTACATATTCTCATTATACTAATGGATATTTTGATCAGATAAGGATAAGCAAAGGAATAGCAAGGTATACGAGTAATTTTACACCAACAGAAATAACGTATTAGAAATATCCCTAGTGGTAGAAATATTGCTAGGGAATTTTACTATATAGAAAGGAGAAAATATGTTACCTACAACTTATACATCTGCATCTAACTTAGTTAGTAACATAAAAGTTGGATGGAATTTAGGAAATACTTTCGAAAGCGGAAGTACTACAGTTCCTTATGAAGTAGATATATACAAAAAATCATCATATAAAACTTGGTTATATTTAGTAGATAGTTATAGTGGGTTTCAAATAATAGGAAGTTCTTCTCAGTCAGTATCATCTGCTGGATTGGCGAATATTTCAACTACAATAACATCGATAGACGTAAATGAAAGAACGAGAACTCCATTAAGGTTTAGTATAAGACTTGCAAATTACGCAATCGGTAGCTGTGGAACTAATGAAATAAAGTTTACAATTTCTAACTTTGTTATAACCAGAGCTGATTCGGTGGTTATTCCAATAAATGAAATGAACGCTAGTTTTACTGGCACAATTTCAACTGGAGGAGTAGTTTCCGTAGAAGTTCCAGTGTTGAATTTTAGTGCTTATGGACTTGGAACTTTGGCTAATTTTGTTAACGCTACAGTTACATATACATTGCAAATCACGCAATGGTTAGTGCCTACAAACCCGATAAGTAAAGAAGATTGGACTGAAAGATATTATGGAAATCCAGTAACTACAAAAGCTATGCTACAAAAAGTAAAAGATAAAGGTTTTAATGCAATCAGAGTTCCTATAACATGGATATCACATTGGAATAATGCCAATAATACATTCGATACAGAATGGCTAAGAAGAATTAAACAAATTGTTGATTGGGCGTTTGAAATAGATCTGATAGTTCTTATAAATATTCATCATGATGGTCAGTCTTCTTGGTGGATTAAAGCTTATTTAGACACATACAATAAAGATATAGTAAAGGCTAGATTATCAATGTATTGGAATAGAATAGCTTATATGTTTAAGGATTATGATCACAGACTTGTGTTTGAGGGAATGAATGAAATTTTAGATAGTAGTGGATCTTGGTCTGCGCCTACGCTTGATGAACAAACGTCTTTAAATGAGTTATATCAAGTATTCTTAAACTCGGTGAGAGCAACTGGTTATAAAAATGCAGATAGAATATTATCTATAAATACATATGGAGCTGCTACGAACTATAATTATATACAAATGCCTACTGATTCGGTTGCTAATAGACTTCTGGTTCAAGTTCATTATTACAGTCCACAAGATTTTTGTTGGTATACTGGAAGTGGTAGTGGAAATACTGCTATGGTTAATTATGACGCAGTTACGCATGGAGCTTTATTAGACGGCTTATTTAATGACTTAAAAGTTAAATTTATAGATAATGGAATCCCAGTAATAATCGGAGAGTTTGCTTCGTATTCTAAAAATAACACAGCAGAACGAGTTGAACATGCTACTGCATATATATCAAAGACTAAAGCTATTGGAATTAAATGTTTTTGGTGGGATGTTGGTGGCGATGGAACTAGAACTGAATCTCAAATAACAAGTGGAGCTTTGCTTAACAGACACAATCTTACTTGGTGGTTCGAGTCTATTCCTAATGCTTTGGTCGCTGCTGCGAATAGTTAAAGGAGTTTTATGCCTAAAAGAGAAAGTAAATTTAATATAAGTAAAGACAAATCTAAAAGAACATACAATGGAATAGTTTTTGATAGTGTAATAGAAATGCTATTTTATATAGACTACATAGTTCCAAGATTAGAAAGTGGAGAAATTTTAAGTGTGAATAGGCAAGCAGAGTATGAGTTGCAACCTAGGTTTGTGCATAACAATAAAAATTGTAGCGCCATAAAATACATCTCGGATTTCGATGTAACATATAGCGACGGAAAGATTGTAGTTATTGATATAAAAGGTATGGTTAAGCCTATGGATTCTATAAAAAGAAAGATGTTTAATTACAGATATCCAGATATAGATTTAAGATGGATTAATTTTTCTAAACTAGATGGAGGATGGGTTAGTCTTGACGTTATAAAAGAAGGAAGAAGTAAGCGCAAGAAAATAAGAGAAGATAAAATAGCTAAAAAGTAGATTAACTACCGTTGAGGCTAGCAACGTAAAAACTTAAAATATAGACTGTGATTAAGCACATAAACTAGCCAATTTATAAGGAGTTGATTATATGGTATATAGATTTAATTGTGAAAAATGCAATGATAAGAAATTATTAAAAATTCCAATGAGTGAATATGATGGAAGTAAAGAATATTTATGCGAAGATTGTGGAGAAGTTATTAAAAGAGACATTAATGATTTTTGCAGCAATAATACATGGAAGTGTGATGGTGCTTATGGAAAATCTAGTTAATAGTTAAGGAGGTTTATATGTATTCGTATGAAATCAAGCAGTTGTTAGATTGTAAAAATAATGAAATAAGCGTGAGTGAGTATATTAATATTCTAGGAAACTCGCCACAGATAAATTTTATAAAATTTGATCCATATAGCAATACGTTTAAAATTACAACGAGCGATAATTATAATTTTGAGTTAAGAGTGATACTAGATGCAAAATAAAATAAGTGGAGGGTTTAAAATGAAAATTACATTTAATGAGAAAGAGATTAATGTTAAAGATAGACTTACATTTACCGAGTCAGTAGAATTTGTAAGTAGAGTGGCTAATAATGTTTCAAGTATAGAAGATATGTCATATATCCCAACAGTAAAAGATTTGTATATTGTTTTTGGATTTTACAATATGTATGTCGAAGGTGGTGATATTTCTGAAGAGTTGGACATAGAGAAATTATATCATGATCTTGATTTACATTTGGAAAATATTGACAAGTTTAAACTAGAAAATTTACAATTCAGAAGATTGCTTAACGACATAGATTTATTAATTGAACATAATAATAATGTAATAGTTAGTAATAGCAAAAAAGATTCATTGTCTGAATTTATTGATAATGCAAGCGAACTGCTAGACATGGCTAAAGATAAACTCGATGGTATTGACAAGAATTCTATAGAGACTTTATGTGGAGTTATGGGAAAATTGAATCTAATGGATGAAAAAGAGATACTTAATACTATAGTAGAAACTTTTAGAAAAGATGACAAAGAAAAAGAATCTAAACCTCAAAACTTTGTGTCAAAAGAAGATGAGCCAAAAATAGAAGATATATTACAAGATATGTTTAAGGAAGTGTAATATGAAAACTTTCGCCACTACATTTGAACTAGAAAGATATATAAGACCAAGAGTAAGAATAGCATTGGAAAAAGCTTCGATAGAGATAACGCTTAAACTTAGGGATTTTATACAGTCAGAGTTTTATGACAAATATGAGCCAGAAGTATATGATAGAACTTATAAGTTTTTAGATTCTGCGTTATATAATATGATATCTTATAATAAGTCTGAGGTCTTTATAAATAAAGATTATGACAATGATTACAAAACGATAGACAGTTCACAGCAGGCAGGATATGCATACAAAGGGCTTCATGGTGGATTTATATTTAGAGAAGGATATTTTTGGGAATCATTTATGGAGTGGGTTGATATTAATTGGAAGACCATAATTAAATTAAAACTAGTAGAACAAGGTCTGAAAATAGTTAAATAAAGTTTTGCTATGAAAAGAGGTGATATTTATATGGATGAACAATTAAAGATTTTGCTTGGGGTTGCTTTTGATACTGCTCAAGCTAAAATACAAGTAAATGCTTTGACTGAAAGATTAAAAAAAGATGCAAAACTAAAGCTTGGAATAGATTTATCAGATAAAGATGCTAATAAAATTGTAGATAAATATCTTAAAGATACGCAACGTAAGCAAGAGTCTATGATTAGTTATGTTACCAACAAAAAATTGTCAGACATTAGAAAAGTGGAACAAGCAGAAAAACAATCTATAGAGAGTAGAAAAAGAAGTAATATATCTGCTATAGATTTGGAAATAAAAAAGCGTGAAGAAGCAAGTAAAAGATTTTCGTCTCAATTAAAAGAGCAAATAGTTCAGTCTCAAAAGGATTCGGAATCCGCTCTTAGTATGACTAGCAAAAAGGATAAAGCCTTTTCTTCTATAGATTCGTATATGAATAGCAACACTAAACTTACAAGAGCGTCGAGGAATGAGTTTGAAGGGTTGAGAAGGCAAATTGCTTTAACTGGAGACGGTAAAGAATTGTCTAGGCTTACAAGCAAGATATCAATACTGAAAGATAAGACTAAGTCACTCGGTCAAGTTGGTAAGAGTTCTTTTGACGAAATGAAGAATAATCTTGGGAAAATGGCAACATGGTTAGTAGCTGGAACTGTTATATTCGGAAGTCAGCAAGCGATACAAAGTATGGTTGATAATGTATTCGAACTTGACAAAGCTATGATTGAGCTTAAGAAGGTAACAGATGAAACAAGCAAAAGCTATAATAGTTTTACAGATAATGCATTTGATACCGCAAAGAGACTTGGAACTGGAGTTGCTACATTTGTAAATCAAACTGCTGAATGGGCAAAAGCTGGATATAACCTCAAAGAAGCTGCTAAGTTGGCTGAATCAAGTACTGTATTCCAAAACGTAGCAAATATAGACAGCTCTGAATCTGTAGGAGTTATGATTTCAGCTATGAAGGCTTTTAATATAGAGTCTGAAAAATCTATAGATATTGTGGACAAATTAAATGAGGTAAACGCAAACTGCCTCCTCGTATAGTAATATATGTAGAAAAAGCTAGCTCAAATAAGGGGAACTCCAGAGATGGACAATCCTTAGGGTAAGAACTGTAATGATAATGTCGATGTACTTTGGGGGTACAAAAAATAAAAATGGAGATATGTAATATTGAATGATAATTTAGATATAAAATATTCATACTGTATTAAGTGTGATAAGACAATGGATATAAATGTGTTTTATACTAACAAACAAAATATAAAAAACAGTTATACTAAATGTAGAATATGTACTTGGAAAAATAATAATAAGGGATATAACATAAAAGGGTGGAATAGTGTAGATATAGATGATTTTATATATTTTATATTTAAAAATGATATGTGCATTTTAAATAACTTTATAAAAACGCATACCCATATATCTCTTCGTGACGCAGTAAATGGGTTCTCTGAATTAGCCATTGGTAACAGAAAGACAAGAGTATTTTGTAAATGCGATAGTTGCGGGTGTAATATATTAAAAAAGCCATATTTATATAATGACTTATTTAATTATTGTTCTAATAAATGCTATCATGACAATAAAATAAAAACGTCCAAAAGAGGCTCTGAGTGTTATAATTATAATAGTATTAATTCTAAGTGTTGCAATTGTAATAAAGATATAGTAGTTAAAAAATATAATTATGACAAACTTAATTCTTTTGGAGATAGAAATAATTTCTGTTCACACAAGTGTTATTATAAATATAGGTCTAAATATTATATAGGTATTAAAAACCATAATTATGGACGAAAACTAAGCGAAGAAGCTAAAAACAAACTTAGAATCAACATGATCAATGGCGGAAGACTTGCAAGTAGACTTAATAGTAAAATACAATTAAAAGTAAACAGTATACTTGATGATAATAACATAAGATATATAAGAGAGTATGTTATTAAGTATTATGCAGTAGATAATTACTTAGTAGATAGTAGACTTATAATAGAGGTTATGGGAGATTATTGGCACTCAAATATTAATATTTACAATAACGATGGATATAATATAAATAAAATGCAACAAAAGGGTATCATAAAAGATAAGGCTAAAAATACTTATATAAATAATTATATAGGGACAAATATACTTTATCTATGGGAACGAGATGTAAATAAAAATATAGAGTTATGTAAACTTTTAATACTTGAGTATATAAAAAATAATGGAGTATTAGATGATTACAACTCATTTAATTATAGTATATACAACAAAGAATTATGTATAAATAAAAACATAATAAAACCATATCATGAATATCGACAAAACGAACAAACCCAAATGTTCGAATCATTACTAAATCCCTCAACGACCACAGCTATATAGGCGACTATGTAGCGTATGCTAGCCTCATAATAATGATGAAGGTATGGTCTGGACTGCAAATATAATCTAAAAATAAAATTGCAGAGATAAGCAGAAATGACTTATCCCCTTGAAAAAGGAGTAACAAAACGTGATAATTTGTTCTCGGTAAATGCATCTGGAATTGGACAAGGTTTACAAGTATCGGCTTCTGCTATGGCTATGGCTGGAAACGATATAAATAAAACGATAGCGCTCTTAACTGGTGGTTCTGAACTAACTCAAGCGCCAGTGGAAATGGGCAACGCAATAAAAATTTTATCTTTAAGGCTTCGAGGTAAACACTACATGCCTCCATATCACGAAAGCGATATGCTATGTGCCTAACATAGATAACAACTATATAAGTTAAAGCTCTGGGAAGAGTAAGACTTAGGAAAGACTTATAATATTATAATTCCATATAATAAATAAATTAATAAAATATGATAAGAGAAGATTACAATAAAGTACTTGAAGAATTTGGACTAATTCCTATAACAAATTGTACTAGCACGTCATGCAAAACTGCGTGCATAAATAAAAATGGACTTACCGTAATTGCATGTATTGACAAAGTTAGAAATTCAAACAAAACTCCAAAAGAAATACATGTATGCAATCCATATACTATTGATAACATAAATAAGCTTATATTGCGAAACATATCTGATGAATATAAATGCGTATCAGATACGTACACAGACAATAAAACACTTTTAGATATATTACATATTAAATGTGGGACTTTATTTAAAATATCTTGGACTAATATTCAAAAAAGAGTAAGCAGAAATGGTTGTGGAGAATTGATATCATGTAATAAGTGTAACACAAAAAGAACAGAGTCAATGCACGCATTGGTTTTAAAACAAGTAATGTTAAAGGAATTATGTGGTACTGTGGTAGAAGATACATCTTGTATTAACCCTTTGACTGGGAAATGCCTTCCTACGGATATAGTTAATCATAATTTAAAAATATCAATAGAAATACAAAGCTGGTTTCATGAAAGACCAGAGCAAAAGATAAAAGATGTTATAAAGAAAGATTATTGGATAAATAACGGATACGAGTTTATAGAGATAGACCATAGAGATGTATCGATAATTGATATGATTAATATATTCATTCCTCATGTAGATAGTATACCACATTATATAGACACTAACTATTCCAATAAAGTAGATCTGAATGCTGTAAAAAAACTTCTAGACAAAGGCACTAAAATAAAAGATATAGCTAACAGATTAGGTGTTAAAATACATAGAATTTACGACTGTATATATATTAATAGTTTAAGTTATCCAGACGATTATGTTAAAATGGGAGAAATCGGTGTCGTGCAACTAAACTTAAATGGAGAGTATATTAATAGATTTGATTCTATTAAAGATGCCAGTAGGTATAATAATATTAAGTACCACAATATATCTCATGCTATGAATAAAAAAAGAGTGTATTCATCTGGATACTTATGGGTAAAAGAATGTGAATACGATAAAAATTTTAGTGATTATTATGTTAAGAATATAAACTATGATGTAAATGTGCATAAATACAGTTTAAAAAATGAATATATATGTTCGTACGATAGTATATTGGAAGCAGAAGTTGACACTGGAATAAAAAAGAATATGATATATGCAGTAGCGTTTAAGAATAAAAGAAAAACTACAGGAGGATTTATATGGAAGAATACTCTTGTATAATATTATAAGAATCCTCAGAGACTGCGGGATGTATATGGTAACATATATATTGAAGTTGTTTTCCCTGTCGCAAGACGAGAATAATATACAGTCCGAACCTCATGCAATAATCCGATATAAAAAAGAAACATGAGAATAAGCCAGAAATGACTTATCGCCATACTTAGTATGGTCAGTAGCCAGTCATGGCGAAAGTAACAGAATGATGAAAGGCGAACTAGATAAATTAGGCGAAGAATCTGCTGGAGTAGAGTCGATTAGTAAAATGCAGACTCAAATACTAAACCTTACCAAAGGACAAGTAAATATTTTTAAAGATAACGGAGATTTTAAAGACACTTACACTATAATGGAGGGTATATCAAAGGTATTCTCAGATTTAAGCCAAACAAACCAAGCAGAGTTATTAGAAACTGTATCTGGAAAACAAAGAGCAAATCAGATAGCAGCCATAATACAATCTTTTCAATCTGGTCAAGCACAAAAGGCGTATCAAGCATCGTTAAATTCGACTGGTTCGGCTATGAAAGAAAACGAAGAGAGAGCCAAAGGTTTAGAATATAAAATGGCTCAATTAAAAGCTACCATAGAAAAACTGTCTTCTGTTGTGATAGATTCTGATTTCTTAAAAACTCTTATGGATTCTGGAATAGGAGCTTTAGATGTAATTACTAAATTAATTGATAAATTTGGACTTATGAATATCGCTCTAGTGACATTAACATCAGTACTTAGCGCTAAAGGAATTGGGGTTGCTCAATTATTTAGTGGATTAAGTGGTGGAACTAAAATCGGCTCTGGTATGTTCGAAGATATTAACAAATCTATCAAAGAATATAATAATAGCTTATCAAAATCAATAGATATACAGAATAAAAGCATAGACTCGATATCGATAGAAAACGAATCTCTTGGAAACTACCTAAGAACTAAGAATGGTGCAACTGCTAGTACTGGTGAATATGTAAAAGGTATGGCAAAAGCTAGAATAGCTACAATAAAAATGGCGGCGGCTACAATGGCTATGAATGTTGCGATGACTGTGGCTGTGTCTGCGATAATTGGATTGGCAGTGTCTGAATTTCAAAAACTTACAACAGCGACTACAGAATCTCTTGACAAGTTCACCGAAATGACTGATAAGCGTAAAGAAGAATCTGCTAGTTTAGACAAACAGATATCAAAATATAAAGAACTTAGATCTATAATCGAGAGCAATGCATCTACAACTGAACAAGTCAATACTGCCAAAAGTCAATTGTTGGAAATACAAGACAACTTATTAAGCAGTTATTATGACGAAGCAGATGGTATTGATTTAGTTAATGGCAAAATGGACGATCAAATAGCTAAGATGAAAAAGATATCGGTAGAAGCTTCAAGAAAATATACTATATCTAATTTTGATAGTTATGAAAAGTCAAGAAAGTATTTGGAAGAAAACAAATGGTATAGTGCAATTCCTGCATTTTCAAAAACTGGAATAAAGAAAGATGCTGCCGACATAGGCGAAGACTTCTTTAAAAAGCAAGGATTTACAACTGAAAAATATACTGCTTGGGATAAGAGTAACCAAAGTTTAAAAAATCCTATGGGAACAGCAGAGATGTTGAAAGTGTACCTTCCAGCTTCGACTAGAGAAGAGGCTATAAAGAAGTTTAACAACTTGTTCGACGCATTAAACAAAGAGTTCGGAAGTAATAATCCTAAGATAGCATCGCTTAAAAGTGCCATATCTAAACAGTTGGAAGATTATGGTCTTGACGAAGAGGCTATAGGAAAACAAAGAGCTAATATTGAAGAATATCTTAAGAATGTAGTAATATCTGATGATAGGCTCAGACCTATATACCAAAAGGCTCTTGACGCAAAAGATGCTTACGATACTGCTGTTAAAGCTGGTGACGCAGAAGCTATAAAATCAGCTCAGAATAATATAAAGGCTGTTAAAGAAGACGCTAAGATAGCAGAAGGTATTATAGAAGGATCTGGAAAAATATTTTCTAATTTATTTAGTGGCTTAGACTTATCAACTAAAGTTTTAGAAGAATTTAATGTAGTAGCAAAAGATACGTCGTTTAATATGTCAGAAGACGATGTTAAGCTATTAGAGACTTATAATACCAAGCTTAAAGATATTTATGACAAAATGCAATCAATGGACAAACTTAGTCAGTCTGATGCATTAGCTATAATAACACAATATAGTGACTTTGATTGGAACTCTGTAGGAGCTATTAACAAAGACGGATCTATAAACGTCGAAAATATGGCTACTGGAATGAGTAAATTATACAATTCCACTCTTAAGTTGGCACAAGAAGCATTTCCTAATTTATCAAGTGCTATGAACATATTTAAAAGCGAGGCTTCAAATCAAGACTCTATAATAAAATCTTCACTTGACGACATAAAAGAACTTGAAGACGTAAGTAAGAAATTGGCATCAAAGCAATCATTATCTGGTGAAGAAATGGCTGCACTCATAAGCAAATATCCGACACTTAATAGTCTTATAAAGAAAACATCAAAAGGTTATTCATTGGAAGAAGATGCTTTAAACGAACTTATACGTGCTAGAGGTTCTGAGGGCAATACTGCTATCGCTTCAAGAGTTAAGGCTTCTAAGGCTATAATACTTACTGCCAAAGCCAATATAGATGCTATAAATAAAGAATTGAAAGCTATTCATAATGCTACTGTGGGATTATGGAAATATGCCGAAACTGCTTACTCTGTATTTGCAATGTTAAATAATGGTAAATTCGTAGATTGGGATACTCTAGTTGATAGAATTGGTAAGAGAATGATAGATACTAACCAAAAAGAAATATCTAAACAAAACAAAGAGTTAGATAAATTATATGGCGAAATGTCTGATATTGCTACATCTACCGATAAAACTAAAAAAGACAAGACTAAGAACACAGCTACGCTATTTGATTGGATTGCTAAAAAGCTTGATATAATGGCTAAGGCTACAGAAAATGCTAAGAATAAAATCGAAGATTTCTATAGTTTAGTTAATAAGAATAAAGCTACAAAAGATGCCATATCTAGTATACGAAAAGAGATTGACGCAAATAAAAGAGCTATAACAGAATATGGTAAATTGGCTGGAAAGGTCAGTCTTAGCAAAGGATGGAAAGATAAAGTAAAAAATGGCGGATATTCTATTTCTAGTGTAAGTGACGAAAATACTATAAAGAAAATTCAAGAATATCAAGAATATTATGACAAGATAAATCAATCAAAAGAAAAGATATCGCAATTAAAGAAAGAAGAGTTAGAACTTTATAGACAAAGACTTGAAAATATAAAGACATTCTACAATCTTCAAAAGTCATATCGTTCGGCTAGCACAGATACTATTCAGTCGAGAATAGATTCAAGGTCTAATTTGGGAGCGTCTACTACTTCGGCTAGCTACAAGAAAGACTTAGAGAATCTAAGAAATTCACAACAAAAAGAGTTAAAGATTATAAAAGAAGAGCGTACTAAGTATAAAAAGGATTTGGACGTACTATATAAATCTGGAAATATTAGCGGAACTGCTTATGTAGAAGGATTGACATATGTAAAAGAATTAGATTCTGCTATAATAAACATGAACTCTTCGATTGCTGATACGCAAAACTCAATAGATAACATTAATTATAATAAGCTAATAATTGCTAACGATTCTCTTGACAATAGTATAAACAAGCTTAATAATAGTTTAGACGTGAAACTTAAAAAGGGAATGAAACTTAGTACATCTGATTATACTAGCATAATATCTCAATATGAAAAAGTAGGAAGCAATATAAAGTCTCAGATTTCCGAAGCTAAAAGGTTGCAATCTAAAGAAAATGTAAATTCAGATATATGGTTAAAGTATGCAAGTGATATATCTTCGCTAGAGAATGAACTTACCGATGTTCAGATATCCATAATTGATACAAAGACAGCGATGTTTGAATCATTAATATGGCAACCGATAGAACGTGCTAATCAAAGTGCTGAAACGTTAAGAGGTAATCTGTCCTCTTTGGCTAATCTTATAGACGATTCTGATATGTTTGATAAGAGTGGCAATATAACAGCTTTGGGTGTAGCTAAACAATCATTGTTACAACAAGAATTTGATAACTCTAAGAAGTCTGTTAATGAATATGTTAAAGAAATAGATAAGTTAAATACTGCATATAAAGGTGGCAAGACTGGACTTACTAAAGATCAATATACTGAAAAGTTGCAATCTTTAAGAAGTGGATTATTGTCTACTGCATCTGAAACCAAGTCTTTATATGAACAACTTAATAAACTTGAAAAAGATAGAAGTACAAAAGAGATAGAAAGCTTAAAAGAGTCTATTGCTTTACGTGAAAAGGCTTTGCAGAAAAAGAAAGATTATTATGACTACGACAAACAGATTTCAGAAAAGACAAAAGATATAAGGTCGTTGCAATCACAAATAATTTCTCTTGAAGGCGTTACTACGGCAGAAGGTAAAGCTAGAAGGGCTAGACTTAGATCTGAATCAGAAAGGTTAGGATCTGAACTTAAGGATATAGTAAAAGATCATCAAATACAAGTTATAACTGATGGATTTAATAATCTTAGCGAAACATTAGATACTCAACTAGAAGAACTTAATAATTCATCGTCTATATCAGCAGAAATGCTTATGCAAATAAAAGATTCTATACTTGGCGGAACTGGCAATTCTTTAGATATTAGTAGGAATAGCTTTCAACAAGTGGGCGATATAATAAATGACAGTTCTATGTCAAAACGAGATAAGACTTCTCAATTAAAAGGTATAAAGGGGACTTTTAGAAATTCACTTCCGTCTTCTTTAAGCAATTCAATAGACTCGTCTAAATTATCAAGTTCTGGAGCTTTGCAGAATATAAATATAGATAATAGTATTACTGTTCAAGGAAGTATGGATAGTGCAACAATGTCACAACTCAAAGGTCTTAAAGGACAAATAGTGAATGATACAATTAAAGAAATTAAGAGAAATTTAGAAAGAGCTGGTTATTAATTATTTTGGTACGTGTAGTAATATTATTATGCGTACCAATTTATTAGAAAGGGGGATTTATTTTGGTAACTTTTACTTATAATAGCGTAAGTTTATCTTCTATGTTAACTGATAGTATGACAGTCTGTAGGCTCGATGCGTCACAAGATTATCCAAGTTTTCTAGGAAGAGAAATTATCAAAGGAGAGGTTAGAGCAAGCAGACCAGTTGCTAACTTTTACGGAACAAAAAATGCAAATGTAATCGAATTTTCTTTTACAATTGTAAAGTCTAATAAGACAGCGTTTAGCGCAACAGATATAAGAACTTTAAACAGACAATTAACATCTACGAAATATCCAAGATTTATGGTGTGGACTGACACTCCAAATACAATAACGTATCGTGGATTAATAGATACAGAATCATACTTGGTGCTTGGAAAGAATGTGTATGGAATAACTTACAAGTTTACATCAAATTCTCCATATGTATGGTCTGATATAACTACGTCAACTACAATAGTAACGACTACTAGTAACGTGTCTATAAGCTATCCTACTGACGAAATGTATAATTATGGATATCCGTCAATAACATTAAATAATTCTAGCGTAACTGCTAAAACATATACGATAACAAATACAACAGACAATAACAGAAGTATGACAATAACCGTTCCTCCTAGCACTACATATTATATAGATACCGAATATAATCGAGTTTTAGATGATTATGGTTCTATATCGTTCGAGGATTTAGGATGGGAAAATTTGACAAATCTACAATGGATAAGATTGGTATATGGGGCTAACGCATTTGTATTGACTGGAGCTGGAACTATAACATTTTCTTTTAGATATCCAATGAAAGATATAGGGGTGATTATTTAATGGCTATTTATAACTTTTTGGAAGGATTATTAATAAAGAAAAATGGAGCGTTCGGAAGGCTTAGACTTAGTCAAGAAGAAATACTATTATCCAAGAATACATATCTATTAACTCCTAGTAAAATATATCTGTGTAAACCCAATAGAAAGCCTATATGCGTCTTAAATGGAGTTGATATAAATAGTGTACAAACAAGCGTTAGACTACAAGATATATGCAAACTATCGTTTTCTGTTGATAAATATATAACAATAGGTGATTCTGAAATTGTAAGTGATGGATATGATATACTTCATGCTTATATGGAAGTTTATGTTGAGAATATTGGATATTTTAAAATACAAGAGCCGTCAATAATGATAGAAGATGGAAGAGAATATAAAACTGTAAGCGGAGAGTCTGTAGATAAAGAGCTTATAGACAAAGATTTGATTGGGCTATCTATAAATATGGGAACAGAAGATTCGCTAGAAATGTTAGTTGATGGCAACGTTAGTAATGCTGGATTTAGAATAGAGCCTATTACATTTTATAATGAATTCAGACCAGAGTTGTCGCTTCTTGATATAGTAATGGAAAAGATTTCTGGATGGAGTATAGCGTTCGTAGACGAAAGTTTAAAGAATAGAGTATTTAATTTTGAAATAGATTCTAAAAATATATATGCATTTTTAACACAAGATGTTTCTGGTTCTGCTGAATGTATATTCTTCTTTAACACAATAGACAAAACTATAAGTGTTTATGCCAAAGAAAATATAGGCGAAGATACTGGAATATTTATATCACAAGAAAACCTAATGAATACTGTTGACATAAATTGCGACTCTGATAGCATATATACGAGACTTAATGTTAGAGGAGAAGGCGAATTAAATTTATCAGCTGTTAACTTTGGTGACTTAAGGATATTTAATAGAGATTATTTTATGACTACAGACTATGTGTCTCAAGATATAATAGATAAGCATACTTATTGGAAAAATTACAGAGAACTACAAAGATCATTGTATATACAAAAATTCAAAGATTATACTACACAATCTGAAATAGTGGACGAAATAACATATCGTGTACCCAATGATGGATGTAATACTTACCAGTGGAATCAGTTAACTCAACTTGAACTAAATGCTAATCTAGTATATTACCAAGCCGAACTTACTACAATGCAAATATCAGTAGACACTACGCCACAATATACCACAGATGGTAATTATATAGCATGGACTCTTAATGGAAGCATAAATCATCAAGCATATATGAATTTATTGTTATCTCAAAACAAAGGATATTACACATATTACGAAATACTTAATTATATAATGCCAAATATAGAATTAGCGATTGGTAATTATGGTTTATCAGAAGAAAACAAAACGCCTTATGTGGAAGATTGGGATACTAACTTTGACTTATATGGAACTGTGGAATTATCGACAAAAAGGGAAGCTTACAAAGAACAACTAATGATACTTTCAAATGTGGTAATCTTAGATGTGAATAGATCTCCCATATATTTCGCATCATTAACGGCTTCACAGAAATCACAAAATGGTATTAACGAGTCTACGTATGACAACTATTGCAACACTTACGCTAGTACAAAATTGAATCTTGACAATTGTGAGATATCGCTAGAAGAAAGACAAATAGAACTTAATGATGCTACGGATTTGATGAATACATATATATCTGATTTAGAGAATATGCGAAATGACGTTGATATTTCTAATGTACAATTTGGATTTACTACTGACGAATTAAACACAATTAATATTTTAAATATAGATACAGATTACGCAAATGATAATATATTGGTAACAGAAACTAATACGAGTATTGAAGCTATAGATGTCGCAAATGATTTATATCTTGACGCTACTGAAAAGTTAATATCACTATCTCAGCCACAATATAATTTTTCTACCACAATAGATAATTTATACAACATGATAGAATTTTATGATTGGAAAATAGATTTCAAAGTTGGTAATTTTATAAGAGTAGCTATAAGAGATGGTTATGTAGTAAAGTTTAGGCTTTCAGACATTACATTTAATCCTTGTGATGCAGAAAGCGAATTATCGGTAACATATACAAATATGGTAAGATCTAAAAATGGGCTTAATGATTTTACGACTTTATTTGATTCTACAATATCAGCACAGAAAAACAGTATATCTTATGCGTCAACTAAAGCTACTGGACAAATAGAATTGACTGCTGAATTGCTACAGAAAATATCAAATTCAAGTCAGATATCAAGCAAGATTTCTAATAGTCAAAGCGCCACATCTACAGATACAGAGCTCAAAACTAGCACAGTTGTAGGCGACGTTATTGGAGCTAGAAAAGTGGACGCTGAAATAATGACTGTTACAAAAGCCAATGTTAATGAATTATTTTCTGGAGACATAACATTTACTGGAACTATAACTGGTGGATCTTATGATGGCGGAGTTGACAATGGAGTTATAAAAAGTTTGAATTATGTTCCTAATACAAGCGGAACTAGATTGGACTTGGTTAATGGAAGTTTCGAAACTAGTAGTGCATTACTTCGTGGAGATATTTATGCTGACAATGGATACATTGGTGGAGTAGATGGATTTACAATAGATACTAACGCAATCAGAAATGGGAAAACGACGTTCGCTGACTACGTAAATCAAGGTGTGTATATTTCTACTTCTGGAATTAGTATAGGTGATGCATTGGGTGGATGGATAGGAATAGATATAGACGGAACTATGGAGTTAAGAAGATATAATGAACTAGGTGTGTTACTTTCTTCTAATCGAGTAGAACCAGATTTAATAAATATCTATACAGATGATACATATTTTACAACCATATCAGATGGGTTAGTTTTATGTAGCGGAGATATTTTGGCTAATTACAATCCTACTACTACAAATGGTATATCATTAGCTACGATAGGTTACGATTCTGGGTGGATTGCTCCTACGATATTAGCATCATTTCAGAATTCCGATGTGGCAATATCTTACAGAAAACTAGGCAAACATATTGAATTAAGAGGATCATTTTCGTTAATCAGTGGGACATTATCTGGTTCGAGAACAATATTTACACTTCCAGATGGATATAGACCGACTACAACTAGAAGATATGTAGCAAGAACAAGTACGCCAACGACAATGTTAGCAATAACAGTCAACACAACTGGCGTGGTAACTATACAAGCACAATCAGTTACAACAACTCCTACGTACATTAATTTTACGACAGGTGTAGTGTATTATTTAGATCAAGTATCGTTTTTGATTTAATTAATTATAGATATAATAAATAGAGAAAGTACGAAGGAGGAAATGAGTTGAATCACGAGTGTATAAAACTAGATAAGATAGAAGCTATTGATGACAAGGTAAATAAATTATCAGACAATTTAAAGAATTCAGAATACAGACTTGATAGATTGTTTGAAATTACTGGATGTATGCAAAAAATGGAATCATATGTTATTATGCTTATCGACGCAGCTGACGTGCAGAACAAGTTTAATGATGGATTTGTAGATTCTGTCAACCAGATATCACACACATTAAGAGCTATATCTGACACTAGCAATATCGCAATAATTGGGATGAACAAGTTAACAGAGAAGATTTTAAAAGTAGAGGAAGATTCTAAGATAACAATAGAAGCTACCAATATAATACCTTTTATCAAGAAACATGGTGGTAAAATTATTACTGGAATAATAGTAGGAATAACAGCTATAATTGCAAAGCTACAAGGTATTTTTTAAGGAGGAGTTTAGGATGAGGAGTAAAGTTATTAAGTTGCTAACAGTTAAATCTATTACTACATTAATGATGATGGCTGTATTTTGTTACTTATCAATAACGCAAGCAGTAAATACGCAGCAATTCTTAACAGTGTTTACAATGGTTATATCATTTTATTTTGGTACTCAGGCAAACAAAACAGATGGAAAAATAGTTAGAGAGGATGAATAGTTATGAATCAAAAAGGATTTGAATTATTAAAAGTTTTAGAAGGGTGTAGTCTTAAGGCTTATAAACTTGAAGGCGAGAAATACTTTACAATTGGATACGGTTATAGCTTTGACGAGTCAATAACAGAAGACACAGTTTGGACACAAAAACATGCAGAAGAGATGTTAATGAAATCTGTTGGCAAATATGAAGATTATGTTCACATACACGCTGGAAGATATGGATTTAATTTCAACGAGAATCAAATATCAGCATTAACTTCATATTGTTACAATCGTGGCGAAGGTGGAATCATAGAACTTTTGGGCGTAAGCAAAACAATCGAAGATGTATCAGAGAATATCGTTGAGTACTGGGGGCGTTCTTACAGATATAAAAATGCGCTAATCGAAAGACGTAAAAAGGAAAAGATTTTATTTGACACAAAAGTAAATAGTGATACCAAAGTAAATATAGTAAAACATACAACAAAAGTATCAAAAGGTGATATCGTTAAGTCTATGCAAAATGCTCTGAATTTAAGCTATGACAGTAAATTAGCGGTTGATGGTAAGATTGGAATGAAGACATTGAAAGTATTAAAATCTACATTTGTAAAAAATAGAACTGAAAACGAATATGCAAAATGGGTTCAATCAAGACTTAAAGAACGTGGGTATTGCATTAAAGTTGACGGAATTTTTGGCGATGAAAGCGAGAAGGTACTTAGGTCATTCCAAAGAAATAATAAAATTAAAGTAGATGGTATCTGCGGATATTATACAGTTACTAGATTAGTATAAATAAAAGTGCCATATCTTAATTGGTGTGGCACTATACTTATGATAAAAACAAACATTAAAAGGGAGGACATAATATGTACGCAGAAATCAATGATTTAGAAAATATATCTGGAAGTGTACAAACTACAGATTTAATAGTAATAGACAGAAATGATGGGCAAGACGCAAAAAATGCAAACATGTCACAAGTAAAAGAATATATGTGGAGAGATTTAGTACAAAGCGGAGGTGCTCCTACAAATCTTGCACTTGTATACGACACAGTTGACGACATGAAAGATTCCACAGCTACAGTTGGAACTAAGGTTAAGACTTACGGTTATTATGTATTAGGCGACGGAGGTGGTGCTGATTATGTAATTTATGCATCTACATCAGAAGGGACTAGTTTCTATATAACACTTAATAATGGCAATAAGGCTGTTTTGGCTGATAGAGAAGTACATCCATTACAGGTAGGATTTAGAACTAACTTAACAGATTTAGATACTATTGTAAAAGTTGATGCTAACTGGTTAATATTGAAAAATTTAATAGCAGACTTGAAAACAAACAAGACTAGAGATATGGTAAAATTTGACAGATTACTTAGCCTTAACAGAGTTTATACCGAGTGGATCAGTAACAGAAATTGTCCGATTGGCTTTTATAGTGACAGTACAACAGATGGAGCTACTACTACTGGTCATGTAAAAAACACTTATAGCGATGCTACATTTAAAGTTACAATAAACGATTCTCCGAACGCATATCCTACAAAATTGGTAGACTATATAAAAATGGCAAGCAATAAGCCTTCGATTCCAGTATCATGTTACAATGGTGGATTTGATGGTATGTCATTTGTTAGCGGATTCGGTCTTAGATATTGGTATAATACTTGGTTTAGAGGATTGTTAGGAAGTAACGTAGATTATTCAGATGTAAGAATGATTGTGATAGGATTCGGAACTAATGATATTAAAAATGCTGGAAATACTGCCCCAGTTGTAGATTCGTTTTCAAGAGACTTAGAGTGTGCTATAATTGACAGTTTTCTGCGTGGAGTTCAGCCAGTAATTCAGTCTCCAGTTATTAATAGTAGACGTGTTGGATCTACGGTAAATTCTATCAACGGCGACGAAACAATTACTATAATAGAAAGTGTAGAAAAGGAGTTATGCTTGAAATATAATCTTGAGTATATAAGTATGAGAGATCCTCTTGATAATATACTAGATATGTATACAGTTCTTAATTTTGGAGATTTCATGTCTGCTACAGATATGCTACATCCGACAGATATGGGACATAGACTTCATGCTGGATATCTTTGCACTTTGTTAAATCCTAATATTGCCAAGATAGACGAGAATAAATCACTTAAAACTTTATGGGCTGGACATCCCAACTTTGTAATGAATCCAACAGAAATAATTGCACCTGTAGTATGGGATGGAACTGTACTTAAAGAGATTCCAGATCCATATAATGCACCAGAAACCTATTATTATGATTGGGCTGCGTCTGAAGGCAATACTAAAGTTTATGGCGATTTATTAATGCAATTTCCATGTTGGTGCGATAGACCTACTGCTTTATATTATAACAAGATAGACAATGATGATACCACTGGCAGAAATATAGATGTATATTCAACAATAGTAAATACCACTGAGACGCTCACAGTCGTTCAAGAAAGCTATGTTCAGCCAGAGACTACTTACTATTCAGATAAGACATTTGTGTGCCTTCTACCAGCTGGATTAAGCCATATAAAGGTATATGCTAACCATAAAGCTTCTAATCAGAGAGTTGGATCGTTTTATTTAGCCGAAGTTAACGAACAGTTCTTATTCGAACTTGGACGTGGAAGTTCTACTTCTAACTACTATACAAAGCTTATAAACTTTCATCCAGTATTCAGCACATATACTAGCAAGATGACGAGACGTAAAAATTCTTTAATTGAATATTATAATGGAGCAGACGGAACTGCCGTTAACATAAGTTTTAAGTTGATAACTCCGCTAGACACTGTTACTAGTTATGTAGTTTATAGTCATTTTAACGATGTTCAAGCATATAAGGATTGTTATAATAGTATTGTAATTCTTAATAATACAGTAACTCTTAGAACTAGGACATTGGCTGCGACAAATATTATAAACACACAAACAATAGCTGGATTAAATGCATTGTTAGTTTCTGGAGCGGAAGTTCTTATAACTTATATATCAAACTTTTCTGGAGGCGGAGGAGTTTCTGTGAGAATGTATGTAGACGGAACTCTTAAGTATACGTACACATCAACAGTATTGGGACAGATATGGACAGAAGGATATGATTTGGCTATACCTTCAATACTAGCTAAAGATTTATGCATAGCTACCAAAGTTCCAGTTGATGGATTTGATTTGATTTATTTAATATAACAAAATAGGATAGTTGAGATTGGTTTTCTCTTCTATCCTATTTTTTACATTTTATCCAATTATATAACTTTTGTTAAACATTGCTCTTCTTGGGCATTTTATTTCGATATATTTCCCGTCTACGTATTGCCACCACTCTCTGTCTGATATCTTAGAGTACAATCCCTCTTCTATTTTTTCAACTACAACATACTTATATGCTTCGTCGTGAAGGTCGCTTACTATGTCATGTGCACATTCCGCTATGTCGTCAAAGAATCCAAAACATTTTCTTGTAGAATCATTTACGTCGTCAATATCTTTAAGCCCAATAACTAAATATATATATGGTATCGGTGGAGATTCTGGTTCTTCTGGTGGACAATACTCTTTAAAATCTCTGTCTATAGATCCTTTTATTACTATTGATGTGTTACAATTAGTGCATTTATACACTCTACTTCCATTTCTAGTTACGCTTGATTTAGTTAACGGAGAATCACACATATAGCATTTTCCGCCATTATACTTTAAATCTACCAACTTATTTATTCTAGTTCCAAATAAATATATTATTACACAAAATATAGTTAAATACATAATAGCTTCATATTGCATATCAAATCCTCCTAATTAAATCTTTCTCAGTCTTTATTTAAAAAATTTTCATGTATCTTTCTTGTACTTTCAATGCCACACTTGATAAAATCGGTAAATCTATTTATCTTATCTAGTGCAATGTCTACTTGTTCAATATTCCTACTTAAATTCCATTTTTCAATTTCGATTAAATCCTTAAATCCGTCACTTAAATTTTCGACACTTTGTTCCATTGTTATCTGTAGTTCTTTGCTTGCCTTCTTTAAGTCTGACAAAGTATTCAATGCAACATCTAAATCCTCGTCAATCATTTTTTGTATTCTCTTCCCAGTATCTACTATATCGTCTAACGTACGCATTATAGCCTTTCTCCTTTTGTTTTTTTATTTTCACAAGCAGCCATATATAATCAACCACTTGTGAATTTAGTACTACTTATAAAACTTCTGTCCACTCGAATTTACATATGTACAGTTCAAACTATTCCACCATCTCATGTCTCCGACTAGACTTGGCTCACAAAAATATACTGCTCCATTCGTGAAGTCTTTTGAATATAAAGCTTTATTAACAGCATTCTTAGTAGATTCTGTAACTTTTACGCTATAATATCTACCATCTGAAATTGGAGAAAACTGACTTCGTTGAAACACAACACCTTTTATAGTGTCTGGAAATTGATTGCTTTTAATCCTATTCAATACAACAAAACATATTGACATTTTTGCATTAATATTGCCACCAGTTTCTTCGGCTTCAACTATCCTATATAGAATATTCAGATCGTTTTGTGAAAATTTCCAACCATTACTGTTACTCTCCTTTTTAACAACCCTCTTAGACTTTTTAATTACTTTTTTCTTAACTGGTTTAGCGGTAGCATGTACTTTATGACTTCTTACAATCTTTGGCTTTTTAACAACCTTGCTCTTTCTTACTACTGGAGTATGGGTTTTAGTTACCACATTTTTAACTATTTTCTTTACCACTAAACTTTTTGTGGGGGCTGGCAATGAATCAGAATCTTCGCTACCCTCCTTGTTGTCTTTTTTTTCGATACCTAAGCTTTTATGTTCTGCTGACATTAATACTTTATCAGTTTTTACGAACTTTGTATTAGAACGAGTACTTGATTCAGAATAACAAATCATTGGTGTAGATAATACTCCAACTAAAACAGTTAACGCAAAGGTACGACTTAGTCTCCTCTTTTTCATATACTATCTCCTTTTGTTTTTATAGCATTTACACAAACACTATATTATTCTTCCAATATAAGGTCTAGCGTACATAGATAGCATATCTGGGAGTCTTCTAACAACACATATATATCTTTACCATTTAAACTAATTATACTTCTTACTTTCCCTTTACGCTTTGTTATAGTCTCTACGTAATCGCCAATTTCGACCATTGGATTATTCCTCCTCGGTTACAATACTTATTTTGTTAGATATAATGTTGTCCATTATTTCCTTTCCGATTTCTTGTATTGTGAACCTTGTATTAATAATAACATAGATATTGCATAATGTCAATAGTATTTTTGAAATTTTTACAATATCTTCTATAAAAAATATAACATCGGTGTCATTAGCGTTGGAATTAAATGTTGCAATTTTAGTATCTGACGATATAATATCTTTAGACAAGTCTAATTCGTCTACATAAAATCCGTCTCTTAGGCTTAAAAATATAATATACTCTTTATTGGTTAGATAAATACTTTTGGCAAACATCACTTAATCCCTTTGATGGTAGTATATAAATCATCGTACGATTCACATCTTATCCCATCCCAATCGCTATTAAATGCATATTTCTTACCAAAACAAATATCAACATCTGCGTTAGAAGTCTTAAGATTAGAACCAAGATCGTCTATAAAAATACCATTCATCATATTTATAGAAGATTTATCCTTGTATTTGTTCTCGTCAAGTAAAATTAGATTTGCATATGGAAAAATTCTTCCTAGTAATTCCGACTTACCTTTTAGATTTTTGTCAGTACCAATAGTTACAAAATTAATTTCATATCCATCGTCGTACAACTTGTTAATTACCTCTTCTGAATTTTCAAAGAAATGCATATTTTCTTTATTAAAAAACCTGTCATCGTTGAAATATCCTTTTATGGTTTCCATTTTACAATTTACTTCTTCAAAATCCCAACTCACAACAATATTAGGATCAATATCTGTATCAAAGTCTTTGTTGTACATTCCAACTACAGTTTTAAATGTATCGTTTAATGTTCCGTCAAAGTCAAAGAATAGTCTTTTTAGATATCTTTTATCTGTAGACCACTTATCGATTATCTCGTCTAGCGTAACTGGAGCGTAATCATAAAACATGCATCCAACATTATAAGCATTACACTCATATCCGTTATTATTTAAATCCCTAATCATCTTAAGAGCTACATCGTGCTCTGGGGTTTTGTGAAAATGTCCATATAGATGAATTCCACCATGATAATGACCGTCATAAAATGGCATTAAGTAATGTGAAAGCACAACTTTCTTTGTTTCTCCATTGTTTAACGTAACAGATATTTTGGAATAGTCTGAAATCCCATTGAAAGCTTTTTTGTTAGTTCCATTGCTTAGGAATTTATCATGATTTCCAGTTACTATATTAATCTGTCCGTTAAGTTTCTTTAAAAGACTAGGGACATCGTCGTGTCTCCAAATCATATCGCCAAGAACATATACAACTCCATCTTTTGGCACTTTTTCATTCCATCGTCTTATAAGCTCGTTTTCCATTTCTTCTGTGTCTCTGAATGGTCTGTCATCGAATCCTATACAGTTATAATGTCCTATGTGTAAATCTGATGTAAAAAAAACTTTGCTCATCTACTAATCATCCTCCTCTTCTGGAAATGTTGCTATGTCATCCCAATTGCTTGTATCAAATGGTATATCGTCACATATGAAATTAGACATCCGTTCGCTAAGCGTTGTCGGTGTTATAGCACGATGAATAGCATCAATAGCACTATCGAGTCCAACGACGTGAGTCGGACTATTATATGTCGCACCTGCCAACGAATCTACTACATTGCCATTATTAAACATAATTGTACGAACATCATTAGTTGTAATATTAGAATCAACATAACCACTGCCATAATTACTGCTGAAATAACTATTAAAACTACTAGGCATATTATATAGTATATACTCTTCAAACTTAGACATATTAGTGTATTCTTTTGGAGACCTAGGTAATGTAGGTATACAGTTATATATCTTATTACTTAAATTTGAAAGTCTTCCATTCATATATTCTGCACAGTCAACAACGTTATTAATAACAGTATCTATTAAAATATCTACATGGCATGAATTGATGTTATAAAAATCATAATTATCAGCTGTCATCCTTCTTTCAATTTCTTCTTGAGAATCTCCTCTTGACAACAATCTAATTTTGGTCTCTTGGTCGGTACATTTAACTAATACAGACGCAAAATTTATACTAGTATTATTAGATACCGCACGAAGACCGTCTGGGTTAAGAATCAAAACATTATTCATTCCAGAAAGCATCTTGGTCAAAGGAGTTCCATAAAAGCATTTTCCAAACGAAGCATCATAACTTGTAGTTTCTAAAAACACACCTTTGTGATTCATATTATCAAATTCTTCTTCCGATACAAAATGATAATCAACTCCGTCAACCTCACCTTCTCGCATAGGTCTTGTCGTACAAGTAACCACTTTGTTCCATCCAAACTTGACCAACTCATTGACGATGGTCGTCTTACCGCTTCCACTTCTGCCGATTATTACACAGTTAAAGTTATTATTTTCACTTAAATTTCTAGGCATTAAAACCCTCCTTTCTATTTTTTATTTTTTCTTATCATACTTATAAATACAAGCAATATTCCAGTTGCAATAATTACTTGCGAAAATACAAGTGTAGAGTTAAAAAATCCTGCAAAATCCATACTATCTTCTCCTATTCTTTTTATTTTCCTTAATACACTCTTGAATCGTTTCTATTATTACAACTACAGCTCCTAGCGAAACTGCTACAGATAAAGCTACTACTATGCTTAAGAATAATTCTGTAAAAGTAGCTTTGTTTATCATTGTAGCGTAATTAAATATATTTGTCAAATTTAGTTCCCTTGCCTTTCTCTGTGTCTTTATATTTCTTTTCTTTTTCTTTCATTCCTCTTAAAGCCATCGTTAGTATAGTAGCTGGAATAATCATTGCGAATATTACAACTACCAATCTTGACGACATTTCTAATAAATATTCTTGCATAAACCCTCCTTTTAATTATCTTTCTAGTTCTACGATATTTGAAACTACTATCGTTATGTCGTCTTCGCAATTTTCAAAACAGCTTTTCTTTATTTCTTTAGGCAGCATCTTTACATATTCAATATTTATTGGAACATACATATTTCTTAGGAATATATTTCCGTCGCCGTTAATCATTTTTGTATTATTTTTAAATGTGTAGTGTACAAGAAAATTTCTTCCTTTGTCCTGTTTACTCGTATCGTTCATTTTTTCTATCTCCTTTTTGTTTATTTATAATACTATTATACATACTCTTCTTAGTATTGTCAATACCTAATTTTATAAAAATACACTTTTATCTGGTAGCGCCAAAGGGTTGTATTTGTTTAGTTTATTTATTGATGTAACTTCGTAAAAAGTGCTGCCATCAATCGAAAACGTAATATTGATTATATCATCTGCACCATTTTCAAAAACGCTATATATTGATATTTTACCACTTTTCATTTTACCTATTGTCGCACTATCCACTTTCTTAACTATCCATTCTTGGGATTTTCTATATTCATAACATAAGCATATATACTCTACGTTATTGGCATTTCTACATATAAACAATATAGGATGGTTGTCGTATTCCATAAGTGTTTCTGCGATATACAAATCTCCTATGTTATGAATACTTTCGAAATATTTCTTCATTTACTATTAATCCCTTTCGTCTTTATTTTTGTATTCAAATCTTATACTCGAAATTTCGTTATCGTCCATAATAATAGCACATAATCTACCACCAAATACACATCCGTTATCAATACATATACAATTGTACTTAATATTAACTAAATTGTCTTCTACTGTAGTATGCCCATGCATGGTAAGACATTTGCGCTTAGAATCTACATTTCTACTCCATAAAATATCATCTTTTGTATTTTCTTCTATATCTGGTTTTGATAGTGACGAGTGACACCAAACAATATCGCCATCTTTGAAATATAAAGGTAGACTTTTAATCGTGTGATACATCGCTTTATAACTCTGTCCGTTTTTATAAAAACTTCTCTTCGTTTTGTTACCGCCATTTGAAATCCAAGACTTATCCACTTCGTTTACATAATCCAAAAACATCTGTTCGTGATTTCCTAACAGCCATATAAATTTGTCACTTTTGGCAATAATTCTAGTATTTATGATAAAATTAAAAAGTTCATAACTATTACGTCCTCTGTCTATTACATCTCCAGTAATTATAAGTCTATCTTGTTGTGGATCATAATTTATTTTATCTAACAATGTCATAAGTGTATAATAACATCCATGTATATCTCCGACTGTTATAGTTCTCATATTCTCTCCTTTTATTTTAATGCGAATTTACATCAGCGTCGTGTAATGTCATAAGTTGTCTATATAAATCATAGCCTAACATATCTTGATACTTTTTATACGTTTTTTTATACTTCCAAGAATAAGGCATCATGTGTAAATTTACCAATGTAGATATATTAATTATTTCGCTATCAGAATATCCATCACGCAATTGCAAAATATCATAAGCTCCTACATTTTCATGGTTGTAATAGTGAGCATCACTGTCAACTTCTCCTAAATGATTCAAAAATGTCTTAGTAAATGGTTTTCCGATATCATGCAACTTCGCAGCAACCACGACTAAATCTGAATCTTTTAGTAAATCACGATTAGCGTACTTATTAATTACTTGCCATGACGTGTTGTACATATGCTTTCCAAGCGTGTCTTTGTGGTGTGAGTTTTCTTGGTCAAATCTGCATATCTCTTCTGTAAGAAAGTCTTTAATAGTTTTAGGCTTAAACGATATAGGCGTATGTATTTTAATATCATTCCACCCTTCATACATAGATGGAGTATTCCAATTAGTATACATCTTTTTTATTACATATTCTGGTACAATTCTATCTCTATTATTGTTATTTTTGATGCATTCTTCATAAGTATTATAGGCGATATGACATTCTTTGAATACCTCTAAATTATTTTTTCTAGCAAAAGAATCTAACTCTAACAAGAAAGCCATTCTCTTTTTTCTACAAATATTAGTTGCGTCATATACCACGTCTTTGCCATCTAATAATGTATTAAAAGTTCTTTCTTTCATAATCCTGAACACTTCTGTAGCATCTTTCTGCACCCTTTCGTCGCCATATAATTCTTCTCTTATACTATCTGACGAATGAACGATTCCAGTAGCAGATTTAGCCAATGTAGACTTTCCACTAGCTGGCAATCCTACTAACATAGCAAATTTCATAATCAATCCTCCTTTAAACATCTTTTTATTTCAATAGCTATCCCTTTTATTACAGGTACGCATACAGAGTTTCCTGCTTGTTTATACAATCTAGCATCACTCATATCATCTGGTAAAACATAATATTCAGGAAATCCTTGTGCATTAAAACATTCTCTTGGTGTCATTTTTCTAATACCATGCTTAGTCTTTATTAAGCAAACGTTATGTCCGCCTTCCCCTTGATTTGCCGTAAGAGTTGGCACAACTCCTGATCGATTTTTTCTTACATACTTCCTTCTCCACTGATATATTGCTGGATTTTCTGGTTCATCATTTTTCATCCCATCCACTAAAGCATCGTATATTTCGCCTTTATACTTACCTAATGTATAATAATACTTTTCGTCAACCTTGTTATTAAAATCGATAATATCTTTTACTGTAGTTGTCAAATGGGTAGCAAGCGGCCAATGAAATTTTTCATAATCTTCTTCATCTCTAAATGCCACAATGTAAATTCTTTCTCTGTTCTGTGCTATGTTTCCATAATTCATCGCATTTAATACTTGATAAGTGTATTTATATCCAAGTATATCTAGTTGTTCACAAATCACTCTGAATGTATTTCCGTTATCATGTCCAACAAGATTTTTTACATTTTCAAAAAAAGCAAATCTTGGTTTCTTATCCTCTAGTATGCGTGTTAATTCAAAAAACAGCTCTCCACGCCCTTTTTCATCTTCAAATCCTTTTCTGTATCCCGCAATAGAAAAAGACTGACATGGAAATCCAGCTAGCATAATATCAAAATCAGGTATTTCTTCACTTTTTACATCGCATATATCTCTCATGTCTACTTTTATATCAAAATTAAGTTCAAATGTCTTTGTTGGGTATAGATCGATTTCATTTGCATAAATAGTTTTAAAAATTTCTGCGCTTTCAAATCCACAGTCGATACCTCCTACGCCAGCAAAAAAAGATGCACACCTTAACATAATCAATCCTCCTTTAAATACTTTTTTATTTCAGACATCTTTATGTATTTTGGTGACTTGGTGTTTTCGTTTTGCTTTATATAATTAACGCTCTTCCCAAGATGTCTTCTTATTACATATTTTGCAATGCTTTTATCTACATTATTTCTTACATAAATCATAAAATCTTTAGTGTTGTCAGTGCTGCGAATTGCATCGGTGATACTTCTATCCACATCTTCGTTTATTGTATAAAGATATCTAAACACAATGTCTGATATATATCCAACTCTATGCTTATACGCCGCTGGTACTTTACTTATAAAATCGTCAAAATTGCCATCTCCTATACATTTAATTATAAGATTTACCGAAGATGACTTGTCTAGTATCTTGTGGATATTAACATAATCGTCATACTTTATCTTAACCTTAAATCCATCAATGTCTAGCACGAATCCTTCTGCTTCATTTGATCTTACATCTTTTAATGAATTAAAGACTTTATCTAATGTAGTATCAAAGAGTCTAGTAGACTTAACACTATATTGAGTTGCGAAACCTATTACGTCTTCATAAGAAAATTCTATTCCATTATTATTGTCTCTTATTCCGATTAAATACATTCCTTCGTATTCTTTCTTATAAACAACTACATGTTGATCTTTTAATGATATATATTCAAATATAAACGTAAGACCAATGTTGCTTTTAATCATCTTCAAATAATTGTTGTCATTTTCAATCATACTGTAAGCGTCTTCAAGTCGCCAAGAAGTCTTCCTATTTATGCTCATACTGCTTGCCATAACTAAATTATCATTATACCAAGTTGCAGTCATCATAGATCCGTCAAGCTTATCCGAGAATTCTACACTGTTAGCGTTTTCTATCATAGCTGAAATATTCTCATAACTAGTTTCGTCGCTCTCGTTGAGATTCCTAAATTTTCTAAATGGACAAAGTACAATTTCGTCAGATATTAAGTTTATAACTACTCCTCTACACTCTTTGTAAAATCCTCCATAAGAATCCCAGAATTTATCATACTTATTTACTTCTTCTGAATTATTGAATACACTTGAATAATTTCCGTATCTTATAATCGCCAAATTATGATGATATGAAATTTGCAAATCTCTAAACAAGCAACGATATTCTTCTAAACCAAGTCTCTCTATCCAGTTCTCTATTATGGTATTACCTTCTAATGCTTTAAAATCAAAAGCATAGCCAAACCTTTTTACATATTCATCTTTTATTTCTACTACTTTATTTAAAACTGCGTTCCAAGACTTCATAATTAACCTCCTTAATTATCATAAACATATTGTATCACATCACCGATGGTATGTCAACACTTTATTCAAAAAAAAGATAAGAAAGCCAATTAAAACTTCCTCATCTTCTATTTATACACTTATTAGTAGCGATTAACATAATCTAATCTTGTAACTTCAAATACTTTCTTATCGTGAAATTCTCCATCGAGTAAGATATCTTCGTTTTTATAAACTCCAACAACTCTACCTCCAAAATTATTAACAATTCTTTCATATTTTTCTATAGCTGGATTTCTAGTGTAACATCCAAAATTAAGCTTATTAAACTTGAACTTCATAAATATATCATCAAATAATTTTAGTAGATCTAGTCCAAACATAGGGTTGTCTGAAAAGTTTATAATAGACAATCCACTTGCATTATTTGTAGTTCTATCAATTTCATACGAAAAATATCCTATTACATTACTATCTTTATCTATGCTTACAAATTCATGAGAACTCCATGTGTTTTCGCTGCATGTATATGACTTTCTGTAATTGCCACAAAACGCAAACATATATTTCAAATCTAGTCCAATATTTGTAAATAAATCTTTTAATTCTGATTCATATTTAGCAGCTATGTCAATCATTATTGTCTCCCAATTCTATTTTATTTCTTTGTGCGATATTATAATCGTTAGCATGTTGAGAAAACACTTCTTTCCCACAACTATTACACAAGCAGATTTTACCATGATAATTATACTTTTCGCCATCGACCACTGTATACATAAGTTTCCATATAGTAACATGCGTAACATCTTTTTTGCAATTACCACAAAATACTTTTCTCATAAAAGTCTCCTTGCTATTTTATTTCATTGAGTAATTTTAGTTTAATATGGCGCAACGCAAGGTCATATATTCCAAGATTCTTACATTCTTCAATTGGTATAGTTTTATATCTATCTCGCATTATGTTAACTCCAAGCCTAGTATTCCAGTTTTTATGACCGCCAGAAACTTTATCTTCTACATATATTTCGTATGCAACATCATATTCAACTCCATCGTGAAGTATTTTAATTTTCATATACATCCTCCTATAAATGCAACTTTCTTTCTTTTATCTCTTTTGTCTTGCCTAGATTCCAGAAATTAGTTCCGAGATATCCACAAGTTCTTCTAGTTATAGTCAGCTTAGATTCGTCACGATTATTACAATTAGGGCAATACCATTTTATATTTTCATCTATCAACATTTCGCCTTCAAATCCACATACTTGACAGTAATCACATTTTGTATTAAATTCTGCATACTGAATTGTATCGTATATAAATTTTATTCCAGATTCTACAGCCTCGATATTATGCATCATATATGGGATTTCTGCGTAACTTATACATCCTCCGTTAGATATTGGCTGAAACTGCGACTCAAACATGAACTTACTAAACATGTCTATTTTCTCTCTTACGTCAACATGATAAGAATTGGTGTAATAACCTTTATCAGTTACGTTTTCTATAATTCCAAATTGCTCTGTGTCTATTTTGGCAAATCTGTAACATAAAGACTCAGCTGGAGATCCATACAATCCAAATCCTATAGTGGTATCGTTCTTCCATCTTTCAGTAGTTTCCCTTAGTTTATTCATAACTCTTAAAGAGAACTTAAGTCCGTCTGTTTCTGTGTGGCTTTTACCAGTCATAAGTATTGATAGTTCGTATAAACCAATATACCCAAGCGAAATTGTGGAATATCCATTATATAAATACTTATCTATAACCTCTCCTTTGTCTAGCCTTGCTATAGCGCCGTCTTGCCAATGTATAGGACTTGCGTCTGAAATAGTTCCTTTTAATAGTTTATGCTTACACATCAACACTTCGTAACACATTTCTAGTCTTTCTTCCAATATTTTCCAAAACGTATCTTCGTCGCCATTACTTACAATTCCTATTTGTGGTAGATTAATACTGACAACTCCTTGATTAAACCTTCCTTCCCACTTATAATTACCATCTTCATCTTTGAAATTAGACAAGAAACTTCTACATCCCATACTCGAAAATACTTCTCCGTCATAAGCCTCTCGCATCTTTTTGGCAGAAATATAGTCTGGGTACATTCTTTTAGCACTGCATTTAGCACACAACTTTGTTATGTAATCGAACTTACCACCGCTAAGATTGTTATTCTCATCAAGTACATATATCAACTTTGGGAAAGCTGGAGTTATATTAGCATCTTGCTTATTCGTGATTCCTTCATATCTTTGTTTGATGATTTCGTATACAATCATTTGAATCTCGTCTATATATTCGTCTGACTCATCGAGGTGTAAAAATATTGTAACAAAAGGGGATTGTCCATTAGTCGTCATAAGTGTATTAATCTGGTACTGAATCGTCTGTACACCAGACTTTAAATCATCCATCATCCTATCTATCGCCAAAGTGTTTGATAAACTCTCGCCAAATCCTAAATCGTTATGATAGTGGCAAAATGCTTTAATGCGTGTCTTTCTAAGATATTTTCCAAGATGTTTTATGTTTACAGATTGTCCACCAAACTGACTACTTGCTACTGCTGCCATAATTTGCGTCATTACTGTACATGCCACTTGAAAACTTTTTGGACTTTCAATTTTAATCCCATTTATAGATGTCCCATTGTCTAACATATCTTTTATGTCGATTAAACAACAATTAAACATTCCTTTTTGCATAGAATAGTCTAAGTCGTGAACATGGTAAATTCCTTTGTCATGAGCATCAATCACATGTTGTGGAAATAAAATTCTTCTTGCTATATCTTTAGACGTTTCGCCAGCAATCAAATCTCTTTGTGTAGAATTTAGAATAGAGTTTTTATTTGAGTTATCATAAGACACTTCATTTTTTTCTCTGTTGATTAGTTGCATAATGCTATCGTCGGTAGTATTTGATTCTCGTATCATACTTCTTTTATATCTATATAGCATATAATTCTTAGCTAAATCTTTATTTGGCAAATTCATCAATGCATTTTCTATTTCGTTTTGGATATCCTCTACGGTTATTAATCCATCTTCTAAGCATATATAGTTGGCAACTTGACTTGTAATGTCTTCTGCCAATTCTAAGTCTTCGTCGTCTAAATCTGTCTTATATAATCCCTTCATGGAACTGCATATTGCGTTAAAAATCTTGCGACTATCAAACTTTACCTCTTCGCCATTTCTTTTAATTATAATCATTTACTCTCCTTGTCGATATTATTTATTTTCATTACTATTTCCGAACTCTTTCAGATTATCAAACATAAGACCATCTTCAATGTAAAAAATATCATATCCATATGAACATATTGATACAATTTGTCCTAGCCTTAAATCTGGGTTGTCTTTCCAAATATCTCTAAGCTTATCAACTATAACATCTATTCTTGATTCGTCTCTCATGCACAGTCTCCCATAACTTTAATAGATTCTATTTTACTAGCCATAATAATTATAGAACTATTATTGTCTTCCCAATCTCTAAATTCTATCAACTTATCAGATCTAAGTATAAATGTTTTAATCTCTTGCGTAGTAGATACTGCCGATAAATACATGCAGTTTAATACGTCACCAGAACTCATTACGATTCTTAGCTTGTACTTATAAAATACTCTGTCGTCTGTGACACTTTCTGTTTTTGTCATATTTAATCCTTTCGTATACCTAAAACTCCACACAAGATATACTCATATGGAGTTTATTAAGGTATGTTATTTTATTCTTTCTATCTTTAAAATCTCGGAACTTCTAATAGCTATTGACGTGCTGTTTAGATTCACCACTCCGTCACTAATCTTAGATATTACTCCAATAAACGGATTGTGTTTAATCGTTGTGTATAATGCCACTTTGTCATCTTTTATAAATATTGTTTTCGCTTCGTTATATAATACATGCTGATTTGTACCAAGTTTCAAAGTTGAAATCATATTTATGTCTCCTTATATTCTGCACATTTTATATCTTCGTGCATGTTATTTTGTATTTTTGACGCAGAGTGCTCGTCCTTTTGATATTTACACTTACAATCATTATTCTTGAAATCGATATCATGATTTTTACAATTCCTGCAATTACTCATTAATGTTACCATACGAAAGATATCGAAACGCTGTGTGTTTTAGGAGTTTCTCTTTCCCATAATAAATCTCTTGTATCTGCGTTAAATTTTAATTGATCAATTCCTACTTCTTTTGACAATCCATAAACTTTCATGATGTCGTATTTTTCATTTTTAGTATTGGTAAAATCTGACTTATATCTTCCAGCTCTAATAATTTCATTACCTTTTTGGTCTACTAGATTGTTATACTCGCTGCATGAAGAAACCATTAAAATTCTTCCATCTCTGATTTCTACCATCATAAATGGCTTTAAAGCTACTGGAGTATCTTGTCTGTAAGAGCCATTGAATAATTCACTATAATTAATATATCTTTCATTCGTACTATCAACCACATAATCATTATGAACTCCAAATGGAGCATCTAACACTACAACGTCGCCAATTCTTAATCCTTTAATCATAATATTCTCCTTTATTTTGTCTTATTTTATTTTTTTAACACACTTATTAACTACTATCTTAGATCATTAATGTAACATTCCTTGTTATTTAGCTTGTCACATAATTCTTCCATGTCATTTTCTTTCTTAGATCTGATTCCAGTATAAGACTTAAGTCCATGCTCGCTTTCTGCTTCGAAAATGCAAAAATTACCATCTACTAACTTTGTACTATAGAATTTGTTCATTAATTTTCTCCTTTCTAGTTATTTTATTTATACTCCCCGTATACTAACCGAATTTCTTCATTAATTTTTCTGCTTCACTTATTGAAAGAGCTGGTATGCCTTTTTTTGGACAGTCATCATATAAAACGCATGATTTTTTTTCACATACTACTCTTTTACAGTAATTTTGTAAGCTAAGGATATTCTTTTGGTGCTTTGTCATTTTTCCTTCCTCCTTTCTTTATCATATACTTATTATATCATATATCTTTTTGGTTGTCAATACTTTTTTTTACATTATTTAAATTATTTTTCTTTATTACTTTAGCTATAAATAAATCTATAAAGTATCTTGGAATGTAGTTTATAGAAAAACATGTAAATAAGCATATTGCAAATCTATCAAGGGCTGAATCTACACATATTTCAAGCTTTATAGTTATTAAGAAAATCAATACTATAGACGACATAGATAGTATCATTGTTGATATAAATTCTGATAGGAACTTATCTAATTTATTCATAAGTTATCTGTTTTAATCATATATATAACTGCGTCAACACGATTGTCTTCGAGTTCTTTACGTATAATATCTATAAGGAAATTATATTTATCCTTATCTTCTAAGTAAAACGCAATAGAACATATGTTTCTGCGTGCCCAATCCTTAATATTACTTATATTTTTGCGAATAAATTCAATATTTCCGTCATAATCATCATGTCCAATATATGTCAAGGCAGAACTTACAAAAACTCTGTCTGAAAATGTCCAATCATTACGCATTGATAAGAAATTTATACTAGATAGAAATCTTGCATAATCAGACTTGGCTGTCTTGTTAATACTAAAACACTCTTCTACTATTTTGTTATTCATTCCTTCTCCATCACGTCCGCTTATAAAAAAATCCACACGTCTTTCTTCTTTCTTGTATTCTTCAATATCTAATACTTCTATCATACTTTCACTCCTTTGTTATTTTTTATATTTCCAACTACAATTCTTTCGTTTACCGACATTGTAAAATCTCTTATTTTCTTATAGTCGGGCTTATCTGACAACTCTGTGTTTTTCTTTGCGTATTCTAACTTTTGTTCGTAATCTGCTATTATGTCGAAGAATTCTGTCACAACTTGCTTATTATCGTCTAAATATTTACCATTTCTTATATCCATTAATAGATCATGCTCAGCGTCTCTATAAGTTACTATCTTTTGTTTCTCAAGTATATCTAAGCACATAATATATAATCTTAATAGGTGGCACATATGCTTTCCAAGTTTATCATGTTTCGCAGCGTTTTCGTTACGCTTACCTAAAACTCCATATTCTTTTACAATCGACTGCATTTCTGACATCATCGACTTATAATCTCTTAATGGATAATTCTTAAAGTTTACATCCATAAAAATTTCAGTATCATATTCTTCTTGTGCTGACTCGCCAATATACAAATTGATATTATCATCATCGTTGCTAAAATACCTATCTTTAAAATAATATTTGGCATTATTCAGTGTATTTAATATATGCTGCTCTCTTTCAGAATGAGATACGTCACGTTTAGATTTGTTAGTAAGTCGTCTAAGCTGTTGATTGGCATATCCTCCAAATGAATGAATTGCTAGTTTTGATAAGAATAAATCGCTATTATCTAAAAGTTCTTGTCCAATATCGCTAACATGTAAATAATGTTCTTTGTTACATCCTAGAATTTCAATAGTGTTTGGATTGCAATTGGTTAAAAGTGTGATTATTTTGTTAAATGAATAAATTGTAGTGTCAGTTTCGTTGTTAATAAATTGGTTAAAGTTACTATTTGTCAAGATATCTTCTTTTGAGTTTAAAGCAATTCCTCTTACATCTAGGTCACTGTCTTCGTTGTTAGTGCCATAAGCATAACTTCCACCAAGTGTTAGTAATATTATATTATCTTTTAATCTTGGTTCATCTCTAAGAAAGCTATATTTATCCGAATTTACTAACTGTTTGATTTCTTCTAAATTCATGACTCGCTCCTTTCTAAAACACATATTAACCATTATTCCAAACTTCTATTTTAGTGTCTATACACGCAATGTGATTATTAATTCTTTTATTTGATATGTTGTAATAATTCCTATCTAGTTCGAATCCTATGTATTGTCTATTAGTATTTATACATGCTATAGCGGTACTCCCGCCCCCTATGCAATTATCCATCACAACTTCGCCGTCGTTTGTATACGTTTTAATTAGGTATTCTAATAGAGCTACTGGTTTTTGTGTTGGATGTACCGTATTTTTATCACGCTTAAATTCTATAACCGACAAAGGATATCTTTCACCTTCACTTTTTGAAATATGTCCACCGCAGCTTTTATCGTAATTATAACTCTCGCTTCCGCTTCCTTGTTTGCAAATATACGGTTTAAATCCCAATCTCATTTGTGGGTTATATGTAGGAGTTTTCTTGTAAAATACTAATATATTCTCATGATTTTTTAGTGGCATCTTTTTAGCGTTAAGAAATCCAGTTCCATTCTCTTTTTGCCATATCCATTCATACTTTAGGTTTTTTATGTTGCTACATCCCAATACTTTGTCAAATGGAGATTGTGCAAATAGTACGATAGCTCCATCGTCTTTTATTACTCTATTATAAGCGTTCCACAACTCTTGTAAATCGATAACAGTATCCCACTTGTTTCTAGTAGTTCCATATGGCAAATCACATAAAATCATATCAATTGATTTGTCATTTAATTTTTTCATTCCTTCTATGCAATCTTCATTATATATTTCATTCATACAATAGCATTCTCCTTTTAATATATTGTATCACATATTTTGTCAAAAGTAAATAAAGATTAATAATGTAATTGCTTTATAAGGTTGCAAAATATGGTATATCTCTATTCTTCCACGAAAATATATGACTTTTACACTTATTGTAGTAATTGATATACGAATTTTCTACATCTAACAACTTTACTTCTTCTGGCATACATTTTGGAGGAGTTGTAAATCCTATGTCTGCTATATTCGGCTCTGTCATATCTTCCATTATCTGTTGGCATTTATGAACTTTGCCATATCTGTAAGTATATTCTTTTGATATCGCAATTCCCAACTCTCTAAGATATTTCCAATTAGATAACGATTCTCTTGCCCATATACAACTAGGATGATTTTTATGAGTAAGTTTATAATTAGCTAATTCTGATTGTTCACATACGTGATAAGTGGAACATAATATTTGAGCTGTTTCTGTTGGCATTTTAACTACATGTTTGTCTACATACATTTTTACATTGTTTTCTATATCATAGTCTAGTATAAAAATATTCATAAAAATCATCCTCCTATTTGTATTATTTACTATTATACACCTTTTTAAACATTGTGTCAATACTATCTTCTAAATTATATCTAATTTCTGACGTGGAGTTATTTGCATACTTGCCGTCTACTAGATCGATATAAAATGTAAAGTTTCCATCATCTCCCATATAGAAAGACTTCCAATCTTTTTCGTCCATCTTGTTTTTTAAGTCTAATTGCTTCAATGCTAAATTGTCAAAACTTACAACTTTAAAGTGCGTAAATATATCTATTATATTGTCACTCATAAACTTCTTTCTTGCTTCAATCAATTCTTCGTTATTTTTAAAATTATCAACACCACGTCTAAATTGCTTATATCCCAATACTAAAATCTTTAAATCATTATTAGCTAAAGCTTCTATATCTCTTTGACTTACGATTCCATTAATTATATGTATAACCGCATTGTCGAACTTCTTGATATCGGCTATAAACTTACTAGTCGGATTGCTTAATGACACTCCTAGCCCATTAATAAGTTTTTGTTCGTATAAGTATCTTATCTTGTCAAAATATCTATCGAAATGAACTTGGTTTACTGTCATGCTTACGATTATACTTTTACTCTTCATAAGCTCTAAAAATTCTACGATGTCTGGATGCGAAATTGGATTGCCTCCACCAATAGCAAGTTCTGTATATGGATGCAGCGAATTATAAAAAGTTGGATTCAATATATCTCCGTGCAACCCTTCGATACTGCTATTTTCATGACACATAGGACAGCTTAGATCGCAGTAGTTGGTAATTTTGACATCGCAACATTCACTAAACTCTGGAATAAACTCGTCATCTTTTGTTTGTCTTATTTTTGTTCCATTATCTAAATCTAATAGCACATTAAAGTTTCCATTTTTATAAGTAACAAATTTCATATTATTAGTCATCCCTTCCATATACTCCGAATATATGAATTACTTCTCCAGATTTTGTAGTATAGGTATCTTCGTAGCCTTCTACACTGTAATTATCTTCGCTTTCAAGGAAATCTTCGAGTGTGTATATGCACAACTCTTTTAACGCTTCGTCTAAACTCATTTCGTGTACTTTATACTTTTTAATAAGATCTGCAACTTCTTGTTTTTCGTATATATTACCACCACTATCGACAAACGCCTCTTTGTTTAATAATCTTTGATACACGTCGTCCTCGCATACTGTAAGAGAGTGTGTGCTGCTTGAGTTTGTTTCGAATACATTTCTTCTAATTTGAATTTTCATAATTAATCTCCTTTTTTTATTTAATATAATAATACCACAACATTTTATATACGTCAACAACTATTTTAAAATAGATTCGTCTAAGCAATTTTTGCATATTTCGAATATCAATCTTCCAATATTTGCCTTTTTTATAAAGTACACATACATACCATTCCTTTTCTGCCATGTAAGTATAGTTCTAAGAAACGCAATTTCGTTAAGTTTAGACTTGTATTTATGTGCGAATATATCGTCTAGCGAATCCTCTTCTATTAACAAGTAAACATTTGGTATATTTATAAATCTGTTAAACTCCATAAATATTCTTCCGCTATCATCTACGATATTGCCAGAAATCTCACTTAGACTATTTTTGCGTTCTATACATAGTTCGTCGGTAAAATATGTATCTATTGGAAACCCTAGTTCTGGACAAGCGTTTATCCTGAACGAGTAATCACCAGTTTTCATAAGTCTATTTTCATATACTATTCCGCAGCTATCAAAATAATTAGTTATATGACCATTTACATTTTCACGAGTGTCTAAAAGTATAACCATATTGCTTAGTAACTTTTCATAATTCTTTTTGGTGTAATAATATTTGATCTAAATCGCCACCTTTCTATATTTTGTAATCCACATTTCTTTAGTGCCTACGACCGAAACATAACTATTGGTAGCTTCATCAAACGTACTCTGTGGCTTAGTTTCATATCCGTCAACATATATAACATCGCCTATTTCTAGTTTGCTTCTGCTAAAGCTTCTCTTATTTATTTTAACCATCATAGATTTTCCGTTGGATAAAGAATATATGCTTAGTTTTGGTGAATATTTTGTGTCTACACCAGTTATTAATATCATTTTAGCATACTTCAAGTCTTTAATATCCACATATCCCATAAACTCCATCTGATAGTCTATTAGCTCTCTTAAAGTAATAGATTTTATAGCTGGTATCTTGGATATAATTTTTTTTATCAACTTACCCACATCTACATTACTATAAGTCTTTTCAGAAACTTTGTTGCACAATTTAGCCATCTCTGATTCCGAAATTCCTAATTTATCAAGTTCGCTTTTCTTAAATTGAGATCTGTCACATACGCTATTAAATATGTCAACTATTTTTAACAATCTATTAACATCTCCAAACTCGTCGAAGAAGTTTATCTTTATAAGTATCGATAATTGTTTGCTGTTTAGCGACGTGCTATTTTTTATACTCCATAACAAATCCACAAAATCATCAAATTTGCAATCTCTTAAATTATAAAGTTCGGTACAAGATAGTTCATTCATATACTTTACCGATCCAATTCCCCTATATACAACCTTATTGCTTATCATATATTTGTAGTTGGAATGTCTGAACTTTATTCCATTTATAGAAATTTCTTTCTGTTTAGCCAATAATTCTCCACTCACAATATCTTCTTCTGTATCGGAATTGTTAAGATATGCCATTACAAATAATTCTGGATGGTAAAATCTTAGCATAGCACATAAATATCCAATCATGGAATATCCTACTGTATGGTTATATCCGAACTGATAAGCACTAGAACTTTCTATTATGTCTAAAAATTCCTTAGCTTCCTTTTCAGCAATATGTCTTGGTTGAGTAGATTTTGAACAATATCCTTCTAGTATAGACGGCAGTGCATCGTTAAGTCTATCTACTTGTTTTCTTCCTATCGCACGTCTTATATTGTCAGCTTCACTTCCAGATAGTCCACATATCTCTATTAGAAATCTACTCGTATCTTCTTGGAAAGCTAAATATCCTCTACTTCCTTTAAGCAATTCGTCTATTAATGGCGATGGATTTTTGTTTATTATTCCACTAGCAAGCCGATCTCTGTATATTTTCCCAGACGGTCTTATCGCAGCGTTAGTAAGTGAAATATGAGATATCTCTGTAGGTTTTATTCTTTGAAGCATATCAAAAGCAAATTTACTTTCGAACTGAAAAATTCCAACAGCATATTTTATCATATCATCCCATACTTTCATATCGCTCCAGTCTATCTCATAAGATTTAGGATATTTCTTGCCAAGACATCTATATACATCTTTTATTATCTCGATATTTTTAAGCCCAAGAATATCATACTTTACCAAACTAATCTCGTGTATTTCGTCCATATTTATAGACATACATCTTTTATTATCTTCCCAAAAAGTGCCATAGTTGTCATTCAACGTCGTCGGAGAAACAACTATTCCAGCTGGATGTATTCCTTTAGAAACAACTACGTTTACCATTCCTTTATAGTAGTAAAATATGTCGCTATATTTTTCAATACATTTATCCTTGTCGGTAGAAAACTCTTCTTTCACCTTTTTGGCAAAATCTAAACTTAAATTGTATGGAATTTTAACATTTTTGTCTTTAAGGCTATATCCATTATCTAACATCCACTTATTTCTAAATCCTCTTACAATCCCATCTATAGCAGCTTTATCTCCCATTGTGCCAGTAACAAGTATGTATGACGTATATTCAATTCCGAATCTATCTATTATATATTCATAAACTTTACATCTATCTGATGGAGCAAAATCTAAATCAATATCTCCGATCTCTTTTCTGTCTTTATTGGCAAATCTTGAGAAAACAGTATTCCATCTTATAGGATCTACGTCTGTGATATCTGTAATAAATGCTATAATAGAACCTCCTACAGAACCTCTGCAAAATCCAATTGGTATATCGTTTTCCCAACACCAACAACATAACTCAGACATAAATAATATAAATCCAATCATTCCAATTTCTTTAAATACTGCCAACTCTTCTTTAATGCCATTTATATAATCTTCATATTTTTCACTAACCAAATGTCCGTTATTATACTTGGTTTTTAGCATATCATTTATTCTAGTTTCCAATATACAATATTCATCTTCGTACAACTTGGGATATTTAAAGCTTAAATCTAACTCGAAACCATCAACGCTATCAGCCATAACATTTGTATTTTCTACAGCCAATTCATAAACTTCTTTATCTAATGAACCTTGAAGCCTAAACATATCTAAGACTTCTTCGTAGGATTTACATGTCAGATCAAAATCGTCTTCGTTGGAAAATAACATCCCTTTAGAATATTGAAGCATAGTTCTACACTCTGCTTTATAACCATCTAATGAATGAGTGTCAGTTCCAGCTATCAACGGTTTATTTGTTATCTTGGATAGTTCGTACAGATGACTATTATATTCAATCTGTTCCTTGCAATTAGTGTGAGGTTGAATTTCGTAGTAATCATATGCATAAATAAGTCTGCTATAATAATTATTAATTCTGTTAACTCTCGACGCTGCTTCTTCGTTTAAATTTTCATTTTTTGCAAGTTCTTCTTTTAATTTTATAAGTTTATTAAGAGGAGATGCCAAGCAGGCTGAAATTTTTATTACGTTGTCAGATATATTCAAGAACTCGTCAAATGTGAGTCTAGGTTTGTAGTGTACATGATCCTTTTGTGTAGACAGATCTATTAGCGAATTAACCTCTTTAAAGCCTTCTGGATATGTCTTAGCTATCAATATACTATGATAATTATCTCTTATATTTTCATCTAAAGTTTCAGTAAGATATATTTCAACTCCATGAATATATTTTATTGGTTTGAGCTCCAAAACTGAAACATCGCTAATTCCAGAAAGTATTTTATCCAGTCCATTCTTCTCTACATATATTGGACTTTTTAAACTTCCGCCATAAACTTTATATTGTGTCGATTCGCAGTACATTTTTTTATCAACCCAATCGTAGGTATTACCATGTTCGGTGAAGCATATTGACGTATGTCCTAGCTCTTTGGCTCTATGAATATAATCTTTGTAATTAGTAGTACTATCAAGTAAACTTAATTCGGTATGCACATGAAACCATGTAATATTTTTGTCCATACGTCAACCTCCATTATTCTTCTATATTATATTCGCATGTATATCTGAAATCGCATAATCTTTGGCATTGTATAAAATCTTTATTTGCAACAAAAGTCTTGTCTTTATATATTTTCTTTATAGTATCTTCTGCCCATAAAATACTGTTATTATATTCCTCTTGGTTGAATGGTATTGTGTAAAACTTACTATCCCTAAAATGCAACCATGTTATTTCGCTAGGATATGATCCATATTTGGTATATATATCTTTGCAGTATAAATACATTTGCTTTTTATACGATTCAAAGTTGTTCATGCAACTCTTTAATATTCCACCTTTTACCTTTTCTGGGAATTGAGAACTTTTAAAGTCTAACACAGTAATCTTGTCTTCGTTTTTATCCTTAATTACTAAGTCGATAAATCCTCTAAATTTATACTTATCAACCATAAAATCGCACTTATCTTCAATTCCTATAATTTCGTAGTTGTCAAACCAATCAAAATCGAACTCGGAAAGGAATTTGCAGCAATCGTAATAACCTTTGTCCATAGTCGAAGATTTCGTTACGTATTCTATACTTTTGTAATTTTTAATGTAGTATTCAGTAATTTCTTCTATAGTTAGTTCTTTTTTGAAATACATCTCCAACGTCTTATGGATTAACTTACCATTTTCAGCCCACCAATTTCCAGAACCGCATCTCTCTTCTATATATTTTAAATAAAATGAGTATGGGCATTGCTCGTAAGAATGTATTCTACTATAAGAAAACGTCATCTTATCTAATTCTTTTTTATAAGACATATGCTCCAACTTCCTATTCTTATTTTTTGTAAAACATAAACGATATTACCATCCTTAATTTTTGATACCATTTAATTTTAATTCCATGATGTAGCTCCATCTTATTTATCATTTTTAGCATATTAATCATCTTGCTATACATCCTCCTTATTTTAACTTTTTCTCTGCTCTTCTTTTTCTCTGCATCTCCATCTGTCTTTCTTTATTTTCAGCATACCAGTTAGATGCTTTGGTTATATTTTTATTTCTAAACTCTTCGTCATTATGATATCTTTCTCTTTGATAGTTAGCATAGTACTCTTTATTCTCTTCTCTATGCTTTGCACTTCTTTCTAGTTGCTTCTTGTCAGTCTTAAGTCCAGAAAACTCCTTGTCTCTTGCATTAGCCTTTATCTTTTCTTCTGTAGATATAGAATCGTTGATACAGTCTGAAAACTTACACGCAAAACATTTCATATCACATATAGCCATTTCAAAATCCTCCTAGTTATATAATTTTTGTTTTATTTTTATATAGTGAATTCCAAATATCTATCCCTTTGTCTATTGGAGAACATTTAGAATCTTTACCACCTAATAATTTATTACGGTCTTCTATTATATATACATCTAAAAATCTCTTTAATGTATCGATATCTTTTCTTACTCTTCTTTCGTTGTAATCAACATCAGAATCATAACAGAATACAACTTTGCATCCTAGTTTTATCAATATTACAATCTGCTCATGAGTAAGCGTATGTTTCTCTGCTGCTACCGAATCTTTTACATCATTCCCATAAAGTTTCATTACGCTCTTTATACTTTCAAATATTTTAATCTCTCCACTTTCTTTTATAAATGGAAGAGTATGATTTATTCCTTGAAAGTAGTCTAATGTTCCTATCGGATAGTAATTGGTATATTTTGACAATCCTATCTGTTTATAATTAGGAATTCTAGTTCTAGCCTTTATGTTTATAAAGTTCCCATTATTATCATAAACTGGATAAACTATCTGATTAGATCTTTTGTCTACTCTTATCTCGAATAAATCTATTTCTTCTTGTCTTATTCCTTCTGATAGCCATTCATCTATCCTATCAATAGTATAGCAATTATATATCGACTTGTCAAGTATTTTTCTTTCATTTACACAATCAATTTTTCTGCTATCCATTATCTTTTTTATATCACGATTCACCTTTACTGTTTCTGATTGGCACATTGTACTCAAATCAATCTCTGCAAGCAACGAAGCTTTTTTTACCGATTCATCATATGGAAGCTTCTCTACATTATTCAGCCACGAGATTATACCTCCTCCGATACCACAAGAAAAACAATAAAACCTATTCTTAATTGGAGTAACCGATAGCGAAGGAGTTAAATCTGTATGTAAAGGGCAAGTAATGAAATAGTCATTATTTTTCTGCTTCATTTCGTTGCTTCTGGATATATATTCTAGCAAATCTACAGATTCGTTTATTGACTGCAAAAATTCATAATCGTATTTCATTTTGCCTCCTACTTATATAAATGGATTTTCTTCTAAAATATGTTTCTTGGCTTCTACGATTCTTATGCTAGTTCCAAGAAATTTCATGTCAATATAATCATTTTGGTTTCTATGATTTTTACCAAGTCTGTTAAGTTTTACCGTAAATTTATGAGTGCCACACTCAGCTCCGTCACGTATGATTTCTTCTGGTGTTTTTTCTTCAAACTTACATGCAACAGTACAATATCTCTCTATTCCGTCAGACTCGGCTACAACTCCAGTTCTTGATAACTGACAAAATGCTAACACTGGAATTTTTAACTCGCCAGCAACTCTGTTTTTTAAAAAGTTGGTTAACGATCCCATTTCTAATGATCGGCTTGCACTATCAATTATCGAATCAGCACCTTTAATATAGTCATATATAACCATTTTTAGCCCAACTTCTATCTTTTTTTGCGCCACAATCGAGAACATTTGTTCTTTTGTCATGCTCGGAGCGTAATGATGGTATATTGGCAACTTTGAAATATTTTCTATAGCTCTTTCTATCTTTATATTTTCTTCATTTGTAAGACTTTCATGCTTTATTTTTTCTCCAGACAATCCACTAAAATAAGATATTAATCGCAAAGAGAATTGATCTGATGGCATTTCTGTATCAAATATCAATACTGGAATTCCTTGAAGTGCCAAATTTACCGCAGTAGCTAACGATAACAAAGATTTGCCCACCTTCATTCTTGCCTCGATAATGTATAATTCTCCGTCCTCGAAATGAAAAAAGTTATTAATGCTTTCGTACGGAGTTGGAAATCCATAAGTTCCGCATCTTTCTTTTATAGACTTTATACTATTCCATGTTGACATAACATTACCTCCTATGGTTGAAATTTCGCCATCGGTCACAAATTTTGTAGTGAGTGAATTAAAGTCATTATATATGTTACCACTCATCTCCTCAAGAGTTACATCTTTTTTTGTACACATTTGCTGCCAATTCATTGACTGCTTTAGAAATTCTCTTTTGAAGGCAAGAGTCATAACTATTTTTACCAACATCAAATATTCTTCCACCGTATCTCGCTTGCTGTTAAAACAAAGGTCTATATATTCTTGTATCTTGGGAAGATTATACTCTTCCGTCTTTCTCTTTACGGCTGGATGCGAAGATATTATTTGCTCAATATTCAATGCAGTAATATTTGTTATTTTACTATTAAGAAGTTCTTTTACAGCCCAATAAATACATGCATTGTCTGTATGATAGAAAAACTTTTCATGAAAGTATACCGAGTGCGTAATAAATTCTGGATGATAAATTAAAGTAGAAACAATTCCAGCTTCGGCTTTACTATCAACCATCTCTGATAATTGTTCGGTTAATCCCAATAAGCATACCTCCTCTTTGAGTTACATTTTATTAATTAAATTATTCATTGTCAAAAATACATTCTAGCACTTTAGCCATTCTTGTAATCATCGGAACTACTAATGCATTCCCCATGCAAAAATATCTCATTCTCTCCGTCATTCCAGTATTTGTCCAGTTATCGTCAAATCCATTTAGACGTTCAGATTCTAACGGCGTAATTACTCTTAGTTTATTAGTGCTATTACACATTACTACGTGCGAACTTCTGTTGCAAGTACTTTCGCTAGTTAGCATAGTCCTACTAGGTCTGTCTAAGAAATCTGGAAATGGCACTGCTCCTTCGGAATATATGTATTCATGACCAGTCTTCGAAATTCTATTTATCTTTTTAGAATTTTTAAGATATTCCCACTTAGATATATTCTGTCCTAAGTAATACTTTTCGTCAACAACTTTTTCTAATACATCGCAAAGATTTATAGTGGTTTCTCTTTTTTCTAATACTTTAACTGTGTATATTTCCCCGTCGCTCATATATCCCGCATTCTCAAATTCAAACATATAGTTGTCAGATACATTTTGTATATAATTATATTCTACAGTTGAATATTTTAATACCTCGCATTCACTTATTGGAAATGCTTTGCAAAAAAAACCATCCTTTGTAATTATATCTAACTTATCATCAATGTTCATCCTTTGTTTAAATTTAGTACTTGTTTTGTATGCAAATATAAATACTCTTCTCCTTCTTTGCGCTGCCCCATACGACGCTGCGTTTACAACTCGCCATTCTACGTCATATCCGAGTTTGGCAAAGCACGATAGTATTATTCCAAAATCCCTACCTCTTTGCGTTGAAGGTGATTTTAAAAGCCTATCTACATTTTCAAGCAATACAAACGGAGGACTTTTAGCTAATAATACATCCATTATAGACCACCATAGTACTCCTTTTTTACCTTTAATTCCTTCTTGACCATTCAAGCATCTGGCAACTGAATAATCTTGACATGGAAATCCTCCTACTAATAAATTATGATTTGGAATATTTTCTTTATTTACTTCGTTTATATCTATATTTGTAAATTGATCAATATACCCATAATGTTTTAGATAACAGTCGTGCGCCCACTGATTTTTTTTATTAGGTTCGTATTGATTAAACCACACAGTATCCCAGTCTTTATTTTGTCTTTCTAGTCCCAATCGAAATCCACCCACACCAGCAAACAACTCGCAAACGGTCTTTTCCATTGCCCACCTCTTTTCGTTGTATTTTGTTAATTGCTAGAATATATCACCAAATAGACTAGTAGGTTTCTGACGCTTTACTTCGCTTTGAACAGGAATAAACTCGTTGTCACATTCGTCTTCAATATTATCTATAATTTTGCTAGATTTAAATATATTCCAAGCCTTCAAAACATCGTCTCGGTCTATTAAATAATATATGCTCTGTGGGTATGAAACTTTTATATTGTTAGACACCGAATATTTTAACGCAAAAAGAAGATAGTCGGAATCAATTCTTTTTGCAAATATTATATTGTTTATAACTTTCATTAGATTGCTAAAGACAACAGTCTTACTTATATTTTCTGCGAAGTAATCTCTTATCTTTATTACGTTTTCTTTGTTTTTGGCACAGTCTTTGTGATATTTACGCCTATTAACTATAACAACATCCTCCCCTAAAATATCTGGGGAGTCATGCTGACATTTAATATATGTACACTTATATATATTATCTTCTGCCATAATCTACCTCCTAATTAAAAGGAAGTTCTTCGTCTAAATCTGTAGGGATATTCATAAATCCATCAGATTGTGGTTTTGTTGGCAAAGGATTTGTGCTATCTAGCATTTCGAAGTCGAATACTAAAAAGTTAGTGTAGTATTTTTCATCTTGTTTTGAAGTAGTAACGTCGCAAGATTCGATCTTTACTCTTCCGTTAAATCCTACAGTTGAATTAATCTTTGTGTGTGCGTCTCCAATAAATCTTACAAACTTGGAAGAAAAGTCTGTCTCGTATTTATCGGTACTCTTATCCTTTCTACTTGTGCTAAGTTCCACAATTGAATACTTACCTTTGTTGTCTACGTTCCAAATCTTTGCATATGCTCCAGTTCTAAATCCCATAATCTATACCTCCGTTTTTTATTTTCTTACTTTACATAATTCGTCGTATAATCCTTTTAGTATATCTACATCTTTAATATTTCTAGGATCTCCATCTTCAATAGCAGCTTTACATAAATCGCCTACTTTTTCTTTTGCTTTATCTGACAACTTACATTTAGCTACCATCGTATCGAAACACATCTGTCTGTATTTGGTTAAATCAATGGCAAGTTCAGTATCTTCCATTTTTTCGTAAATATAAATACCTAATCCCATTAATGCCAAACATTTAACTAAACATCTTTGATTTGACTTGTTAGCATCCATTGACGTAATCATATCTGCTGGGATTGACTTATTTTTAAAGTCCATAATTGGCAAATAAGAAGTTTGTTTTGCGTCTTGGCTAGGAATTGTAACTGTAACATTAACCCATCCAGTCCTTCCGTCGTCAAACCACGGTCTTCCATCGGCATTAGTTCCAGTTTCAAACGTAGTGTCTGGATATTTACCTTTGATTGTAGCCCAAGCTGATGCCCAATCTAAATAAGTCAGTCCATTTTTGGTGCTTGTCCTGTCGTTTACAGAAATTTCTGATAAGTTTTTAAAATAATCCATGTAAATCCTCCTTTATTTTTATTAAGACTCGTTAAGTCCATAAAACCCGAAAACAACAATACTTTCTCCTTTTGGAGTTGTGAAATAATCTTCAAAATATTCAATTCCTTGCTCTACACATGCATCAATATATTGCTCTTGTGTAAGAAACCCTGCATCTTTGATGCACCATTCTTTATCCTCTTCTGACATTTCATTAAAACCTTTATATATAGGCTTTCCATAAGGATCTTTCATATTTCTAACAGCTTTTTCTACTTGTGTAATTATAACAAGCTCTTCACTTACTACGTCAAATAGTCTGTGTTTTCTTTGCCAAAATATAAATGCTTCGTTAGTGCATATATTTCTGTCGCACCTAACTATTTCTTCGCCATCTTCATTATTAAAAATCACTCTACCACTCCAATCTCTTCGATTTTTTCAACCTTTTCAGTTTCTTCAAACTCTTTTACTCCGTCTATTATAAAAAATTCTGTATGCGAACCAACATCTACAAATATTCTTCCATTTTCTTCCCAACTTCTTGAGTAATAACTCTTGTAATTCTTTGATTCAAGGAACATATTTATAGTAATATAAGCCTCTTCCATCGATTCTACATTATTACATATCGTCACTTCTTCTCCGTTAGCTCGCATAAATATAACTTTCATGTTACACCTCCATTTATTTGTCTTTAATTATTGCACTTACGCCTTGAACAGTAACTTTGCTACCGTTCCATTTTTCTATTTCTTTATATTTAACAAGATTATCATTAATTGATGCTGAAATCTTCTTGTTGGCAGTAGCTTCTGCACTAGATTTAATAATTACTGCATCTGCATCGGCTTTTGCTTTTGATAAAATCTGTTTATTCTTGTTTTGCTGCGTAATAATATTCTGTTCGGATGAAAACTTTTGGTTAATTGACTTCTGAATAGACGCATCTTGATAAGTTAATCCATTTTTCATACCTAAAACTGTAATGGTAATTCCACGTCCACTAAAATAATCCACTACATCTTTTCTTACACTGTCCATAATAACACTTTTGTTTGCTAGCACATTATTTAACGTGTATTTTGCACACTCTTCGACAAATTTAGACTCTACTCTTGCCCTAATTTCAGTATCCATAATATTTGCTAACGTCTTATTATTGTATCTATATAAGAATTTTGTAGCATTAAACTCGTCAATTTGAGCAGAACAGTTCATTCCGACACTGAAACCGATTGATTCTTTTGATTCAGCCATAATTACTTGATTTTTTGGGGTAGTTCCAGTCTTGCTATCGGATGTCCACTCTCTTGTTTCTGGCTTTCTTTCCACGATAACTAATTTTACTGTTGCACGATAATACCCAGAGTCTTCAAATCTTCCAGTTTGAACCCATCTTTTAGAAATCGTGATCTCTTTTGATGCGACTTTTGCACTATTTAACGCTTCTTCTGACTTAAAAACTTCTTGATCAACTACATCTCCAGTCAATGGAATCAAAAATGCCGTCTGCGAAGCCTCTATTGTTTTAATTTCTGGCTTATTATATGGTCTGCATCCCATAAACGAGCATGATACTAATACAAATAATACAACTAAAATACTTCTTCTAATTCTTACGCTTGGTTTAATTTTCATCTTTCTCTCCTTTTACTAAATAAATAAGTTTACGAGTTGCATATTTTATATCATTTCCAAAAACTATTGCTGCCAAAACTAAATAGCTTGCAAAACTAACATTTTTAATATTATTATATAGCCTAAACGCACCAGATTCGATTTCTCCGCCATTCAACTGCTTAAGGCACATACTTGTAGATACTGATGGCTCAAACGCTTCTATAAGGCAAATAGATGTAATAACCACTAATGCATATATTATAATTTTAATAACCATATTCTTCATATCTTATCGCCCTTTCTTTCTTATCAATAGTTTCGTCTACATCAGTCAAGGCTGCTCTTGCTTTTATGTAATCTTGATTATCTGTAGTATCAAATCTTCCTACTTGTGTGTATTTGTCAAGCAAAACTAATATGTCTGATCTTTGCCTTCTCAATTCAACTACTTCTTTCCTAGTTCTTGTAATATCTTCTTTCGTCATAATTCCTCCTATTTAATTAATTTGTTGGCATAAAATTAAGACCATCCAAAATATATCAATATATAACTCTTTGGTCTTATTGTGCCTAAACACAGAGTTTTCATCATATGGGTTTTGTTTGCTGTTAGAATCCTATACAAGATTCGTAATATATTACATAATCTCTTTTAAAATATCTTCTAATGGCTGATATCTTTCAGAGTTAAGTACGTCTAACAATACTTCATATGGATCCATTTTGTCAGATAACACCATCTTGAAAGTGTTTACTGAAAATCCACTTACTAAGGCAACTCCAAGTTCATTTTGAATTACTGGAATAGTACTGCTTCTTGAACATACATTCCAAAATACCAACCTTGGCATATTATATCCATGATCTTTGAAATCTTGTGTTAGCTTGTCAAAGATTCTTACTTCTGCATTTTCTTTGCATTCGTCAAATTCCATATCGGATATAACCAAAATATTACTTGGCAAATCCTCTTGTTTCATATTGCCATTAATCGCAGTGTCGAGAATAAGCTTAAACACAGCCTCGATGTCGGTGTTACTTACTTCCCATTCATCATTAGCTCTGTGAAGTTTTGCCAATAATGAATCGCGTCCGCTTAAATCGACAAGCTGAGGTTTACTTGAAAACGTAATAAACTTATCCTTAAACTCTCCACTACACCTTTCTGAAAAATATATAGAAAGTGAAGTAGCTACATCGTGTGCAGTTACAGTGGTATTTCCTACACTTGTACCCATACTACCCGAACCATCTCTTACGACAATTGTATTCGAATTTCCATCAACAATATCTTTCTGATTAGCCCACAACATTTCAAGATTACTGTCTAAGTCTGTGCGATACTCACTTTTATACCTAGAAACTATCTCGTATGGCATAAGAACTCCAGCGTTAACAGTCTCTTCTCCACTTTTAACCTTCTCTATAAACTCTGAACGCCTTGCTTCGTCATGCTTATAGAACGCTGCGTTGTAAAGAAGATTATTCTTTGATGTAATTGTCTTGTAGTTAATTTCATCCCATCTTCCACTACACATTTTAACTTCTACCACGTCGATATATCTTCTAAGACTTGATAATGCTTTTCTATATTCCTTTTCAGTAAGTCCAAGATATCCGCTTACAATTTTTCCAAGTCTCTTAGTATTCTTAGAGCTTGCATTAATAGATGGTAGCCACTTACCAAGCAATGAAACTTCTTGATCATTGTCTAAAGCATTAAGATCTTGATCAAGAGTACGTTTGATCATTGATAATACTAATTCTGACAACTTTGTGTCTAGTAAGCATAAAATGTCGTCGAATCTTCCATAGAAAGGAATAAACTTAATTAAATCCTTTACCACTTCTTTGTTGTTTTCAGCCAAATAGCAAATAATAATCTTGAACAAATTTCTTTCTCCTAGTCCTTCTCTTATATCTCTGGCGTAAAATAACCACTTGATTGAATTCTTTGCATCTTCGTCATAAGCCTTAACAAAAGATTTGATAATTTCTTCACTCGTAGAATTTCTAAATGAAGAAACTTTAAAATTTAAATCCAATAAATATTTTCCAGTAGTCTTATATCCTAAACCACCATTCTCTGTGATACTAAAATTGTTATCTAAATCTAACTGTTTTTCTAATTTTGTAATAAACATAATCTTCCTCTTTTCTTTTCATTTTTTTATTTAATCACTAGATACCATATTCATCGCATATGATTTTTTTAATTTGCTGCGTGTACCTATGATTATGTTTTATTTTTTACTTACAAGATGCCATATTTCATCGCATATGATTTTTAATTTGCTGTTAACATCTTAATCGACACAGTAGGGCTCGAACCTACGACATATAGTTTTCTTTTTTATTGCTGTATAAATATTTTACAATATTTTAAATTTTGCTATCGCTCTCCCAGCTGAGCTATGTGTCGAATCTACTAGATGCGCTTTAACTTTAAAATAGTTTTTTTAATTTGCTGCTTACATCTATTTTTTTACAAGATACGTTATTTTCATCGCATATGATTTTTTTAATTTGCTGCGTGTACCTTACTTTAATCATTATATCATACTTATTTTTGCTTGTCAACACTTTTTTTATTTATTTTTTTATTTAATTTGCATCAACTACTATAAAAATATTATATCATGTATATTTCAAGATGTCAATACTTTTTTTAAATTATTACTAAGTTATTTATATAATCTCTATTCTTTGTGAATATTGGTATTTCGTTATCGATCACCCATTCGCCAAGTCCGTTTCTTATGGCGCAAGATCCTCTTTTGAAACTAGTCTCGACATTATTCCAATTAATATCCTTCTCCATCAACATATCTTGTACCTCCGACGTATTCTTAAATTGTAAAGACTTGTGAGAAAATACCGACTGAGCCAATCCATTTATACTATTCCTTGTGGCATCTTGCTGTCGCTAAACTAAGCAGTTAGCAGCGTCTCCTTTTGGTATGTTGAAAACTCTTGAGTCAAATGTAGCACTCTTAAGTTTTTCATATTTATCTATATTGCAACCGTCTATTCTACTACATATACTCTTATTAAATTCCAAAGTAGCAATAGAAGCTGAAACGCTTACCATCTTTTGGATATTATTACTAAACCAAGGCTGAGTTTCAAGTCTAAAATAATCCACTATCAATAGCGTTATTTCGTCAGACTGTGTATACCCAAGCACGCAACCTTGTATTTTCTTGCACAATTGTAGCATCGTATCTTGCATCGCACCAGATAAAACTGTGTCGTATGGACGATCTATTCCTTTGGCTAAAGTGTGAAACGCACAGCCGTCAAGTCTTATAATGACTGGAGTTCGTCTCATTAATTCTCCATTACTAACTCTTTCATAAGCCTTCATTCTATCTCCTAGCGAATCTACCATAAACTCACCTCCTATAATATTATTGCGTCAAGTCCTATATTTACACTGTCGAACGCATTTCTCTTCTCTTCTTTAGTTATTCCAATATATTCAAGCGTAATAGAGCTAGAACTGTGCCCTAAAATACTCTGCAATACAGATAACATTTTTCCTTTATCTTCTGACGTATCATATCTAAATCTGCAAAAACTACGTCTTAGGCTATGTGTGCCAACATCGTACCTTACACATGCGAAGTCTGATGCATCCTTTATGCTCTTGTAAAAAGCAGGATAATTCATATGTCCGCCTCTAGCACCTTCAAATACATAATCTTCATGATTTACATATTTTATATTCTTGCCAACAGACTTAAGATAATTACTTATTGCCATTCTAAATCCTTCATTAAAAGACAAAAAAACATGCTTGTCATATCTACTTGTTTTTTCTGGCTTAATCGTTTTGCCATCTTTGAAATTATTATTATCGTCTAGTATATCGCCAAACTTAATAGACAATAAGTCATTTATTCTAAGCCCGAGATTTATATTGCATAAGAATATTGCCTTTTGGCATCTATAAGAATCTCTATATCTATACTGCGATTCAGTTATCATTTTGTCATAATATGCTACAAACTTATTTACATCTTCTAGCCTAATATATTCGCCTTTATCTTCACGATTACTTTTGGCGTTAGACTTCGTTTGTTTTGGAAGTCCATCTTTTCTTAATTTTGCTACTTTACCGCCGTCTATAACTTCTAACGGCTTACTTGTTTCAAAAGAATAAATTCTTGCAGTATTCATATCGATTCCTCCTATCCAATATAATAATTTACTTTCTCTTTAACTAATATAATCCCTACTACTACTAAACATATTAAAAACATATTATTCCTCCTATGGTAGCTAATATTAACTTGCTTGCTTACCTTGAATATAGTATACCAAAGATAAACAAGAAAGTCAATAGTAAAATTTAATTTATTTCAGTTATCCACAGAAAATCTTCGCCGTCTTCATTTCGTCCGATTACTTCAAAGTCTATCTGTACTGTCTGCTCTGTAACAGAACTCGTAAAAACTATGCATCCTTCTTCTGGTTTAAAATCAATGTCGCACATTCCGTAAAATCCTAAATCCATCATGTCTGTGTTAATATCGTCAAATGTAAGCGTACGTCCTAAAATATTATCTTCTACAGAACTCTTTTCGTTGGCAGTTTGAGCTTCTTCTATCTCTTCTAATACACCAGACGGTTTGTATTTATTTCCGCTATAATAATATCCATTATAGTAATATTCGTCAGTATCATACTCGTCGTCTTCGTCAATTTCTTCGGCATTGTAATAACTGTGCTTTGGAATATAATTATAGTTGTATTTAAATACATACTTTTCATATGCGAACGCTTTAGGATTCTCGGCTGCGTCATCTAGCATATTTTCTACTTTCTTAGCAGTATTCATCATTGCGTTTATAGAAATATATTCAGACGTGCTATGTTCGTTAAGATACCCAATACTAAGATTTACACTTGCTACATCCCATGCGTCAGATAATTTACAGATGTCAGAAAAACTTCCAGTCTGCTTAGTAAATCCAAAATTGGTAACGTATTCTTGGAATTCTTTATTTTCACAGCTATAAAATACTGCGTCATTAACCCCACGTCTATCCAATTCGATCATATAGTTTATCTTAGGACAATTCATTAGTCTAACTGCTTGCGACGCTCCTATAGCACCAATCTCTTCGTCATGTGTAAATAGAATATGCGGTCTATATCCATCATTTAAAATTTCTTTGATGGCATAAACTCCACATCTATCATCGCCGCCAATTCCTTGAGGAGACCACATAAATTTTTCCCAAGGATCATGAACGATATTTGTTGGCAAGTTTTTATGAACAGTATCTAAATGAGCGACTAATAAAACTGGAATACTTCCTTCTGCGTAAATGAATTTATCACTTTCAAATACGTAGTCGTAGCAACCATTCAAGAATCCCATAACGCTGTCGTGCAATTCATCTTGTGTCATTCTTAATATTTTCTTAAACTTCTTTGCTTTAAATTCCATATTAATCCCTCTTCTCTGATTTTTCATTTTGTGAATCGAAACACTCTTGACATATCACTCTCTCCGTATATGAGCCTACATCATTCATTGTTTTTCCGCAATAAACACATTTTGCATCAACTCCTATATCAAATACTGCGTCTTTATCTATGTCGACAGATTCTGAATGAGCTATTGACACATGCTCATCTCTTACGGCATCCCTATAAATTGTTGTCGCATAGTTAATTTTACCACCATAACTATTTCTGGTAATCCTCCACTTGTTTATAATGCCTAATTTGTCGGACATTATCTTTTCTAGCATTTGTCTGACACATTTAGAAATTGATTCATTCTTGCTTGTGAATTGCTTTGAGAATATAGTGCAGCAAGTATTCTTATCTAGGTGTATAAATTGTACCCAAGACTTAAATGCTCCGTCAACTGCAAATCCATATTTCTTCTGAGTAGTAATCTCGTTGCCACATGCAAATCCCACCAAAGTACATTCATCTAACATTCTTCCGATTCCACTAGACACATATCCGTCTATGCCGTGAATAAATCCGTCTAAATCTCCATCACGACACATAATATAATCGTATGGATCAATAGAAATTGTAACATTTGATTTTACCACTTTTGACTTCATGATATCGTCGAAATCTTTAATGAAGTCTTTATTTTTTACAATATGCCTAATAATATCTGAAACCTTGTTAGATTTAACGTATAAGTTTGAAGCTATAAGCCTAATCACATGTCTATCCGTATATCTTATCGAATCTCGTAAAACTTCATCTGTCTGAAAATTCATCATAAGCGTAGCATATCTAGGATGTTTCATACATAAAGAACTAATCATATTTGCCATTAACGGCTCGTTGATATCGACTTCAACTTCCTCTGTGACAGATAAATTATTCCCCATCATTACATAAAAATCATATTTAGCCACAGCCCAATCTTTAAGATATTCGTTAACCACATCTTTATTTGGCATCTTTTTATTATAACTATTGCTGCCAGCGATTGCAAGTAATTTTTTAAATCTTTTCAAATCAACTTTACTAATCATTTCCTTTATTATCTCTTCATTTTTTTCGTTTACAATGCTATATTTAGTTGTCGCCAATTTATCACCTTCCTCTTCTTTATTTAAACTATCTTTATACTCGTTAAGAAATTTTAACATTATAATACGAGTTGACTCGGTTACAGAATACTCATCTATATTATTTATTGCAAAATCTATCTCTTCTTCTGTAGGAAAATATCTCTCAAAGCTATTAATTCGAACTATACTCCACCATTCTAAACCTACTTCATTATTCCTAGAGCTTATAGTTACCATTCCTCCTATATCGGTACATAATCCTATGAATTTATTAAATAATGATGTTTCAGTATAACTATTGTCTATAGCTCTCCAGAACTTTCCTATGTATCTATCCCACTTATCCATTATCTCCTCCTAATAATCATCATCGTCATCGTCATCGTCTCCGTTACAAGAACGACATGACACTCTACTGCTGCTATTCTTCATTATTTTGCCACAATACACACAAGGAGCATCTTTGCCTACATTTACACATCCAAGCGATTCGGAATTTTCAGGATGCGAAGATATATGGTCATATCCATGCAATACGTCATGATATCCTAGGTTGCTTATATCATTGTATTCAAATGGCAACTCACTATTATAGCTTTGGTAGTATGCGTCAACTCCAAAATAATCATTTATACTTTTAAACATCAACTTCCTTACTTCTGACGACAATTCTTCTGACTTATTCGGGTATTGTCTGCTAAAAATAACAGAACATGATTTTTTATCCATATACACACATTGTCTCCAATATTTTGAATTTCCAATAAACTCAAACCCTAAAATATTATATCTGTAATTTTCGCCATTTTCTCGATAGGCTATCAATGTACTTTCGTCGGTCATATAACTCACCATTCCAGTTGAATAACATCCATCAATAATATTATGGCATGAATCCCAATTATGTTTGTTGGTAGACATTGTAAGATAATCGTATGGATCAATAGAAATTACAATTTTACCTTTTACTTTCTTGTTTTGCATTGATACAGATAAATCGCTATTAAACTTACCATCTTCGTGCAGTCTTGCCATAAATGACGATACTCTTCCGCCAATCTTAAATAGCTTTGGCATATATCTTGAAAATAAATCGTGAAATTCCATTTTATTGTTTATTAATTCTTTGCTTTTGAACGCATCTAAGTTACATGCCATTTCTGGATATCTCATCTGCAACTTTTCAATCTCTTTTTTCATTTCACTTTCGTCCATGGAGATATCTACTTCTGCTTCAATAGATAATTTATTTCCAAACAAAACATAGAACTCAGCTTTATTTTCAGCCCAAACATCCAAATACTTACGAACAATATCAGCACTAGCTGCTTTCGATGTGCTTTTAGTACTCCCAGCAATTGACATCATATTGAAAAATCTTTCGTCGTCAATTTTGCCAATCATTTCTTTTTTTATAGCCGCTTTGTCTTCTAGCGTTATATTATAGCTAAACTTTTCAACTTCTTTTATATCTTCCGCTTTAAAGTTTTCTTCATTATTTAGATAGTCTTTCAACATATTAATAACGACTGGATATCTTTCAAAATTATTATTCCCTTTGACGAAATCAACATAACTATTCACCTCGTCTTTTGTCGGATTATAAATATCAAAGCAATTTGAATCTTTATTTCTTACGTCATAACCAACTACATAAGGACTAATATCTAAGCAACTACATACAAAAATCTTTAAGTCGTAATATATACCTATAAACTTATTCTTCTTATTAGTAACTATAAACTCGCCATTAGAATTTTCATTTGCGATAACTATATTGCCATTTGTAAACACCTTTCTTTTTAGCGCATCTAACTTTTTAAAAGTTTCTACCATTTCGCTCCTCCTTAAACTATTTTATATTATCTTCCTTCGTAAATTCTTTTTATTCTATTCCAATCTACGCACTTATGTTTCTTTATTATTTCTTCGATTCCATATCTATATCCAGCCTCTAGCGTAAATATAGAGTCTGTGTGCGTCTTTATGAATTTAACTGGCAACTTATGAATACGAGACCAAGTTCTTATAATTTCTGTGCGGTTCATATTTTTTCTTACAGTCTCTTTTTCTCCAACCAAAATCCCAAACCCTTGCATTACTACTTTCTTTTTGAATGACATATTAGATTCCTACCTTAACTAATTTATAGTTGGTAATAGCTGGAAGATAAAAATACTTAAATCTTGCCTTAATATTTTCTGCGACAACCACTAAATCCATCTGCCCAGTAATTCTTTTACTTGTAGTAATTTCTGTGCTTGCAGTGTGCTCAACTCTTTTAGTCACGCCAGTTTCATATGTATAAAAAATGATATATTTATAAGTAGCCATTAGATTTCCTCCTTTTCTAGTAATTCCCAAGTTATGTGTATTGCGAATTCGCCATCTTTACACACTGCCTCGGTGATGTAAATAAACGCTTGTAATTTATTTACTATTGGTACATTTGTTTCTACTTCGGTACTTCTTGGCGAATCAGAAGCTCTCTTATACACGTCTGACGTTTTTACAAGACAATTTATCCTATATTTGTATCTATATTTTTTCATACTTCTATTTCCTTTACTTTTTTTTGCTTTATTTATAATTACTTGTGACATTTACAAGCTAAACATTATAACCAAACTAAATATATAGCTATAACGCCTAGCCTATACAATTTACTTCTTTAACATTCTATCCATATACATCTTAGCATTTCCGACTCTAATTTCACGAGCAGAATCTTTTTGTTTGCTATCCATATACGTTACACATGTACGATTTGGACATTCTATAGACTTCCATCTACACTTTTTACAACATGCTGCTTGCTCCATTCTATCTCTCCTTTGCTATTCTATTTTTTATTTATTATCATCTATATTTTCAATTTCTTTCATCATTCTCTTGATTTTTATTCTGCTAATCTGAAAGCATGATACAAAAGAAACAAAAATTAATATTGCCATAATTTCTAACATACTCATATTACTTACCATTCTTTCCGTTTATCATATTATAATATCTCTTAAATTTTTCGTCGTCCATTCTGTAAATATCTTTCATTGCTATTCTGGTCTTAATACTATCAACTAGAACGCATAATGCAAAAATTACCACTAATATAATTTCAAATATTCCCATAATTATCTCTTTCCTTTCCCATTTTTTATATTGTCACAGATAGAAACTATCCACAACATGATTAATGTAACCGACATCACTAATAATACATCCATTAATTCCCACTCCTTCTTTCCATTACTTTCTTAATTATCTCTTCCTTATTCTTTGGGTAATAAACTCCATTATAATACTTCTTATGATTTTCATTCGCAGCAATAGCACTGCATTTTTCGCTACAATTCTTAGCATCACTTCTGTTAGAAATAAACTTGTCGCCACATATTTGACAAACTTTATCATACTTTTGACCTCTCATTACAATTCTCCTATTCTTTTCTCGTATTTTTTTAATTCACTCATTATGAAACCCTTTCGATTGACTCGATGCACTTTTTTGTACATAGATAAACTGAATACACTTCGTTTATACTAACAAGTGAAACGTATGTCGAAAACAGGCATTTAATTGGCGTAGCAACTCCGTCAGTAGCTACTTTTTCTATGTTGCAATCTCCCCAATCTACTAATTTTCTCACATTTGACATTACGACACTTTCCCCATCTATAGAATCTAGCGTTCCAAAAAATACTCCAGCTCTATCTGATCTAACAATAACTCTTTTCCCGATAAATTGTTTCATACTATCTCCTTCGCTATTTAGGTAGCTGCCTATTTATTTTTTTATTCTTAAAATAGTCCTTCTACATAGTTAGTACTTCTACCAAATATGAAATAATTTTCTGCGTCATACCATTCTTTTCTTGGCATAAACAGCCCCTTCATATGTTCTAATTCCATCTTTGCTTTGTTAGACTCTCTTTCAGCCCAGTCGTTCGCTGCGTTATGATCGTCGGCGGCTATAGTAAACATGTCTTCGCCTCGATATAAATCTGATATCTGATTGCTTTTATAAGTGTCATAAAGCTTTCTTTCAATTGCTTCATGCAACTCTTTCATTACAGAATATCTTTCTCTACTAGAAAGTTCATCCCATTTTCCCAACTTTAATTCTATATATTTTATTATTCTCATTTCGTCACCTCTAATTTTATTTTTTTGTAGCTGATTCCAATTGCAGTATTTGTTATTTTTCTAGGAAGTCTTCGGCTTCTTTCAAAGTTTTACTCTGAAACTCGACTTCTCTAAGCTTTGTACATATGTTAAATTCTGACACATGCATAATCACATACTTGTTATAAATTCCAAGTTTTTTCATATCGTTTCTATTTAATTCCACAATACAATTTCCCTTAACTGTTTTCAGCTTTCTCATGTTAATCCTCCTTAATAATTTTGTATTCAATTGGATGATCATCTGTTACATATTTTGTGCCATTTGTTTTAAACTTGACACTAATTAAACTTCCGTTTTTGATATTGTAATCCACCAAGAATTTACTACCATCTTGAGTAATTACACATCCATTCTGGTAAACACACTCTCTCGTAACCACATATTTTGGTACTTGCTTTTGTTCTAAAACTTTAACACCCCCGTCGATAAGTATGGTGGCTAACATGACTAAAATTCCTATTCCTAAAATCCTAAGCGAATCCATTCTATTTCCTTTCACTAAAACCCTCCTTTTATACACTTATTTATTTCTGTTCGAACATCCACGCTCCACAAAAACTGCATAGCTTGTTCTACAGTTATTTTTCCACTTAATAACGCGATCTGCTTCTCTACAAATAACTCCGATAGCCAATGTGGGTTGAAAGTTTTAAGTCTATTCTTTCCACGTTTTCTACTGACGCTCAATTGCTCATTATATTCCATGCTATTAAGCCTTGTATTCCATTTAAACAATACTCTGTTAATCTTTGATGGTAAATTTTTCTGTTCCATAACTACCTCCTATGTATGTTCTATTATTAATATACCATATATGATTTTACTTGTCAACTATTATTTTTATTCTGTATCTTTTAAATCTTTAATGTCTTGTACGTAATCAGATATTTTTCTACGTATCACTCTTATCAGACACTTAAATTCCAATACTGCGCTACATACTATTGCAGCTTTTCTACTTATAAAAGTATATTTTAGATATTTATTCCATGTTGGTATGTCCAGTTCTGTTATTCGTTCCGTATTCATGTTGTAGACATTGTTCTCGTCTGATCCATGAAACTTATTCTTGCAAATAACAAAGCTAAAAGGATTAACCATGTAATAATAATCACCAGATTTTAAATTGTCAGCTTTTTTCTTAGTCATAATACACCTACTTTCATACTAAATTCATTGATATCCATCTTTTAGCGCTTGTCAAGGTCTTGCATACTACCAATACCGATAACTCCTCGCTACACTCCTCTACGTTATAGACATCATTCTCTTTTGATATCCATACGTATTTTCCATATTTCTTGTGGTTAATTTCTCTAGCCCAACATGTAGGACTCCCGTCATCATCGTCACTTTCGTGTATTACACTATATGTAGTCTTCATCTGTTCTCCTCTGCTTTACGAAGCATAACTTTTTTTGTTATAACTAACTATACAATAAATAATTATATCTGTCAACACTTTTTTTAAAAATGTTATAAAGAATTTAATATGTTATTTTATTCCATATCTTTCCAATTCTTCTTTTAACTCTTCTCTTAGTATTGAATCATTCCTTAATTCATTTCCGTAGTATCTTAGAACTGCCATAGCCTCTAAATATCCATTACTTAATTCGCCATACAATTCTTCTAGTGTTTTACGATTTATAAAATCCTCATCTGTCCTCATGATAGTTTCATAAATCTGTGGGTATTTTTCATGTACACCACTAATGTGAATAAGTTGATAATATCCTCCACCTAAATATTTTATCCAATGGGAATCGTTAGCATCTCTAATATTAACGTAAGATCCATTCACCATATAACTGCTTTTATATTCAAGAAATGCTTTTCTATCAGCGTCGTTCTTAAATGTAATACCATCATTATGTTCTATGTATGTTCTCATGGTTGAATGTTCTCCTTTACTTGTAATTGCCAAAGCTTCGTTGTAATAGATATCTACTTCGAAACTATAATATCCATCTTGTTCTGAATAACAAGGAATAAAATACATCTTCCCTTCGTTTCCGAACCTAAATCCAAAATCTAATCCATTTTCAAATGTGAGTTCTTCGTCAAAATCCTCGTCATACGCAGCGCACTCCAACTCTTCAAACGCAGCGTAATTAATCTCGTTACAATCTGGTAAGAATACATATGTGATACTATTCCCGTTATCGAAAAATATTCCATCTTCGTTTACTTCTCTTATTTTCATATCGTTCTCCTTTTTATTTTAATACTTATTACAACACCTCAGATTAAGGTGCTGAGTAAATACTAAAATATGTTTATTCTGTATATTCAGAGTATAGTAAATGTAATATTTCGTCACTAGACATACCGTCGTCAATCAAATCCATTCCAAGACTCGCGAACTTCTGTTCTAAATATTCTTTGTTTCGTTCTCTAAGTTCCTCTTCTGACATTTTAGCCAAATTATTTTTTAATCTTTCTTCGGCTCTGTTATATGACTCTTGCGATATTTCTTGCTCGTACACGCATTCCCTTCTTATAGTAAGTGCAGTTTGTCCGCACATATCACACTTATAATATATGAAACGTCTACTAGCACTTCGGAACTGTTCTATATAGTCATGAAAACATGTATTTCTTTTGGTAAATATATTAAACATTCCCATTATATCTCCTCACTTTTTTTATTTTTGTTCTATTAAATACTGTATTTAGCTTTAATACTTTTATATGCTTCAAGCGCTGCAATGCAGTCATATAATGGATTGTGACAATTTCCAACTACCACTATATTATTGTTTTTGTTATACGTATCCACCGAAGTTCCAATTTCTGGAAATGCGCTAATATCGATCAATGGGTATGGTGCGTCAAAGTCGCCGATAAACCCAAACTCTCTCGCATCTATAAACAGTTTAGCTTCCACTGGAACTCCCATATGAACTATAATTTCAGCGTCATTTTTGTTCTCCATATAGAAGTCTATGAAGTCGTTTAGCATCCATTTATAGCTTCCATGAGTCATAGGAATATCTTCCATTACTGGCAATACATTATCCCTAACAAACTCATTCGTAACTCCTTCAATTGGGCATCGAAAAGTTACACTTGTTATAATTCCATTTTCTTCTAATACCGCAGAGATACTAAATGCCTTGCCATATAATCCATTTGTTTCTGCGTCTATACTGATTATTTTTTTCATTATACTTCCTTTCTTTAGATTATTTTATTTTTATTAATCGTTCCATGATTTTATAAGACAAATTACAACAAATATCAACGCTAGTACTGTAATAATTAATACCGCTGCGTTAGCATCTCCGTGCATCATAGTATAATATTTTATTTTGTCACCTCCTTCTGTTCTATTTGTTCTATACTGTCAACCAACTCTACTTCGAAGTAATTTTCTTCCGCCTCCTCGAACTTGTCGAATGTTTCTTTAAATCTGATATCGTAAATACGCTCTTCCTCATATGTCGCTTGTCTATTAATTGCATAGTAAGCACCAGTTGGATGATATTTGTATACATGAATTCCCATCTTTATTTCCTCCTATTTTTTGTTATACGTTTATTGTAAAAATTCAAAATCATACCCATTTACTTTTATATTGATATATAGCCCTTCTTGTTCTATTCCTTGGTCATCACCATTAACGAAATAATCATAGTCAAAATGTCCTATTTCGTCACGTAATTTTCGAATACCTTCTACGACTTTATTATATCTATCTTCTGCAATCTTTTTTGACACATTGAAATGTTCTGTAGCCTCCTCTTTTGTAGCGAAGCAATTTGTCCAATATCGGTTTACTTCCTTTAGTATAAAATCGTTTACACCGTCTTGCTGATTCTGGTATGTATAATATATTCTCTTTTCCATTTTTGTTTCCTCCATTCCTCCTATTTATATTTTTCTTTAGCTTCTTTCACAGTCCCACAAAATCCGACTGTTATAATAGACGTTCTGCCATTTATTACAATCTTTTCTTTCACCTCTACAGTCTTAAAATGACCATTCTCATGTTCTACAAATTCATACTTATTTACCATCAATTTTCCTCTTTTCATTTATTTTATTAGTCAATTATAATTCCATCTTTTTTCAAATATTTTCTTAGGGCGTTATAGCTTAATGTTACGCTATATTCTTGCTGAGTTCCATAATACCTTATGATATTACAAGCGAGTCTAAAATTCGCCCCAGTTTCTCCATATGTAGGAATTTCTTCTATATCAATCCATCTGTCTGTTATATTAACAATGTCTTCTGTTATAACAAACTGCCCATGATTATTGTTCCTTACATTTACAACTTTGTATATATCTTCTCTTTCCTCGTAACAGTCTACCCACGTTTTGCCGTGAATGAATCCATTTAAAGCTCCGAACTCTATCCACCCATTACACGCTCTATTATCCAAGTGTGCTATTGTATATTCTTCTGCATGTTCTGTGCTTTTAAACGACATTGAGAAAGATAAATTTTCTATCTCCTCTTGTACATTTGTGCCATTTGCTACCAGAAAATAATCTAAGTTACTTAAGTCTACAGATATAATTCCGTCGCTAAGTACTTCGCATCCTATTATTTTAACCATGTTATACCTTCTTTCAATTTTTGTCATATTACCTTTATAGCTCCATTGCTCGTAAAGCTATATCCAGCGTCTCGCCCATATGCTTCATAGTCGAAATATTTTGTAATACAATTGTCTATTCTTAGCATTTCGCCATCTTCTAATAACTTCATTCCTAAATCTTTATAGTTTGTTATATCATGAAGATAATAATAATTTTTCTGTCCTACCATTTGTAAATAATGTCCTATACATTGAGTATATTCGTCATATTCTGCTAATGCTTGCAGTTCTTCCATTTCTATTTCGCATAAGCTTTCATACGATTTGTAAACCTTGTTAATGTCGGAATAATTAGTATATGTATATCTTTCAATCTTTATATCTATATCGCAATCAATATCAAAAGTGGAAAACATTCTATCTCTGTCGCTTATTACATTATTCTTATAGAGTAATGTCTCAAATGCTTGCTCTGTTATAGGAAACTCAACCCATATCCCTATAACCTCAAAATTATTAATATACTTATTTGTATTTACTACATATACGCTAAACATCTTATTTTCCTCTTTTCATTTTATTTTACATCTTGTGAGTATAGTCTGCTTTATTCCATTATACTCATTGAATTCTTTAATAGTTCCTAGCACTGTTATACATCTATCTAGTATTTCATTTTGTGTCTTCCATATAAAGATTATTCCATCATTTGACGTTAATCTATACATGTAAGTCAATATAGTTTTGTAATAACTATAACTCGTCGGATAACTAGTGACAAGTTCTACTTTTAAATTCTCAATAGTGTATCTCTTACCTATTTCGCCATTAAAATGTTTTGTTTCATTATTCTTATTGTTTTGTTCTACGCTTTTCTTATACTGTACATAAGCATAGGCTATAAAACCATTAGGCTGTTCTATATAATCCCTTGATAAGCTTGATACAATGTTATCAGAGAAATTATTATATGTCAAGCCCAGATTTTTGAAGTAACTTATTACCTTTTGTGCTACCTCAACGGCTTTCTGTTCTACGTTATTTATACACACGACATCATTGAACGATTTATTTTTTGTCTCGTCCTTTTGATATCCATATTTATCTATGTTTTCAATACACCTACACAAATAGCTAAATGTTTTGAACATAGGCTTAAATGCACTGCTTTCTATGTCTTCTAGTTTGCTTTCTTCGTAACAGAATACATCTAAATCAACATATCCTTTTACGATATCTAAGCAACTGATTCCAGTAAATTCATTGAGACATGTACTTCCGACTTGAACAAAATTACCACTAGAATCCACTAGTATGATAGTTTTATTCCTATTTCTTATAGTATTACAGTGGTCACAATTGCCCTTACTTGTTATATATTTGTAAGGTACTGTATAGCTATAATCAACCATGTTAACCACGTTTATATTATTTGATTGACTCTGGTTTTTATGGTCTATTACGGCGACGATTTTATAATCACCGATTTTTAACTCTCCCATACTAAACTCATAATTGCATATAGTCGTATATGATTTACTATATGTTCTATCAGTTTCGTTGTAGTATGCTACCTCCTCTATGGTATTTTCAAGTCGTTCAAACGTGTAATTGATACCTAGTTTGTCCAACTTTTTTATAACATGTTCTATCTTTTTTTTGACTTGATAAAACCGACTTTCCAAGCACTTGTATTCCATGACGTACCTCCTTTTGATTAATACGCAAGCACGCAATAGACTTGTATGCTTGCATGTAACCAAAATTATTTTATAAATTGTGAAATAAAACAACAATTCTCTGTTTTGCAATATTCAAATGCGCCGTTCAAGACGTTATAAAACCATCTTTCGTCAGAGTTAGCCATTTCTATCTGTTTTTCTGGTAGCTTTTCAGCTAACCTTTCGCAAACGTCCATAACTAAATTTTCTGGCAACATTAAGTTAACTTTTGCCATATCCCAAATATTCGCTGGCTCTTCTGTGAAGGTAGTATTATTTACAATGCTATCTACCACCTTTTTATAGTTTTCGTAACCTCTTACTAGTTCTAAATATTCGCTTGACTCCATACTTACTTTTGCCATAATTATTATACCTCTTTCGATTTTTTATTTTTGTTATATATTAATGTTTCACGTGAAACGTTCCTATTCATTGATGTTAATCGGTAATACTAAACCTATCATATTTTCACTTAAGTCATATATAAATATCGGACTTAATTTTTTACTATTCTTAAATACAATATCTTTTCCGAACATATCTATGTATCTTTTGTCGGCGTAAACTTTGTACTCTTTATCATTTTCTTTTTCGAACTCTATAGCAGTATACTTATTAAAAACTTTACAATTTGCAGTAGGTTTTACAGTTTCTGTTGTGTCGCAATTTATAACCTTGTCAAGCGATTCTAATACTCTGATTTTTTTTAATTTTAGCTTATCAATGTCTAAAATCCACTCTTGTTTTTCTACAAGAATGATATAATGTCCATTGCTAACTCCAAAATATTTTTCATTCGTAAAGATTGTAAAATCAACTCCACTATTTTTCTTTATAGCCTTTAATATGTCCATTTGAATTTTTATTGTATCTGTCATTATTTTTTACCTCTTTCAATTTTTATTTTTTGTTATATTAATATATTACCAATACCGACATATTTAATACGCAAGTACATTGCATGTTTAGCGTATACGCCTTGCCTCTTTTGTATATGAAGGTGTTTAGCGATACTTTTTTGTATAGCTCGCATACCTTTATTTTATCATTCAATCTGTTATCGGCTATTTCGTCAGCACCAATAAACATAAAATTTTCTAGATGCGCAACATTCTTTAATTCTGTCGCACACATTCTTAAACTTTGAGACTTTATTATTTTCTTTTGCAATCTTTTATTCATTTTCCTCCTTATGTTTCACGTGAAACAATTTAATACAAATATATGCACCCACTAGACACGAAATTATAACCAGCGTGTATGATGCTTGCGCCATAACTTTTGTAGAAAAAGAAGTTATCAAAATTCAATTCATTTAGCATATCTATGCAGTTGTTTTGTTCTAACATATTTTTAACAACTGCTCTACCCAGTTCCTCCTCATTGTTTACATTCCAATAGTACTCATATCTTTTACTAAGTACTATTTCAAGTGCGTCCTGTAGACAACACCCTTTTACTTCTATTATAGCGTTAATTATATCAATGTCCACGTTTTCATTATTGGCACGTTCCACCAATAAATTTAATGCATAGATATCATCATAACTATTAATCATACCATTAATTACATTTGTTTCCATGTCATCAATGATACATTCCTTCTCTTGCGTTATATTTTTAAGTTCTGTTGCGTCCATAGGCAACGTTATCCAATCGCCATTAATTAAAACTTTTATCTCTAACATTTTTTGTTCCTCCTTGTTATATTTTTTTTAAAACATTAATCTTAATCTATCCTTTTCATCAACCATATGAGGGATATAGTCAATAAAATTTTCAATATACCTCATTTCGCAAGTTTTTGGGTTTGTTATATAAACCCCCTTTTCGTCCATTTCTAGTTTTGACGTATACTCTAAGCCTAACATATACGTTTTACCTATTATGTAATACTGATTAATGAAACTTTTTAACTCCTCTCGTATTTTTTCAGGAGAGTAATTGTCTCTCTTTGACAGTCTAGCGTATTCATGTATAGGGATTATTTTAAACTCCCTTACACTTTTGTAGCTTCCATCTCCCCAACTATAGCAAGAAAATTTAGTGGGAATATACCCAGCGGGAGTATATGAGTACACAAGTCTGTCATTGAACATAGGAATTGAGTCAACTATTCTTTGATAGTAGTCAACCTCTACGAATTTCGAGTTTTGTTCTAATGGTTTTGCTGAAAATCCACCACTAGGATTTCTTTTGTATTTTGAAACTGTTACCATTATCACACAATTATTTAGTTCTGATGTATTCACATATATACTTTTTTTCATTTTTTGTTCCTCTTTTCATTTTTAATATAGATATCCAAATATACAAAATAGTTAATGTTGCATACTTGGTAAAAATATTAAAGCATATAGACGTTAGTGATACGTACCTCTATATCTTCAAGTGCTGGGCGAGGTCTTGGAGTTTGACACACGCCGAACCCGTCCGCATTACCGCAATCGAAACAACATGGCTGTTGGTCTTTTGTTATGCCTAGGTGACAAATTGTATACGTGTTCTCAAATTCATAATTTATCCATAGACTCTCGCCTATTTTGTAACTATATGAGTCTTTATTTTTTAGATATAAAGGACGCTCTCCCTCTCCGTCCCAAATTTCTAATAACTTTACCACGTCGCCAATTTGGACATTTGGTAAATTAAATCTTTTGATACACTCCTGCGTTTCCGCAGATATTACTTTTAAACTTTCCATTTTTGCCTCTTTCTAATATTTTTTATGTTTCACGTGAAACGTTTTTTAATATAAACACTTAAGTGCACAAAACAATTGGTGTTATGCACTTAATGAATATATTTTATTGAAAAGCTGGTGTACCTACTGGAATACCTCCCTCTCTTTTCATTAAGGTAGAGTTTGGACTCAGTAAATCTGTCCTATTCGGTAATGCTGAACGAACCACGCCAGAAACTATATAATAAACATCTTCTGCCCACTCTGGTAATCCGTCGACGTCTCCATATACAACATCATAACGAGGAAATGTGTCTCCGTCCTCGTCTGTTACGTAAAAGGCAATCTCTTGACTTGTTGACACTCTGCATAATCCAACGCTTGGATATGCTTTTTTTATTTCTCCGTTTTCGTCCAACATTACAACTGGATGAGGACATAAATTTTTAATAATTGACATGATAATCTCCTTAACTTTTAAGGCAAAGCGTAGCCATATATTTTTAATACTTAACGCAGTATATTATATATATCTATGTCGTTCGGTCTCATGAATTGCTTTTATTACAATATTAAGGTTGGATACAAGCCTCGCCGTTCTTGCTTTTTATTATGCATATCGTACACCGCATATAATATTTGTTATAATATACTGCTTTAAATACTAAATACATTTTGTTACATTTATATTAAGCCTTTTCAAATATGCTCTAATTCCGATTTATTTTACATGAATACAACAAAAAAATTGTTATACCATGCCATTTAAACACCGACGGACTAAGGGACTGCCTTGACTGGTCTTGGTGTATGGATAAGTTACGGACTTTTTATAGTTGTTCCCTGCTACAGTTTCAACTTGCCACAATACCATCTTGAAAATACTAATAACCATTACTGAATAATTCATGGTGTTCGTGGGTATTTAGGACTACGGACAAACCAATATTTAATTGTAGATACCTATTCGGTACTATTACATATTATCACTATATAACTTGTTTGTCAACACTTTTTTTTAAAATGTTTCAAAACTTTGATACTATGTAGTTGCTACCTTCTTGGTACTATTACATTCTAATACTATATAACTTGTTTGTCAACACTTTTTTTCATTATTTTTTAACTTTTTTTATACTACAATATATAGTATTTTTATTATACAGTAACCACTATATATAGTATATTAATCATAATTTTCCAATTATTTCCAACTTATATTATTGTTTCGCCACAAATAAACTTTTTTTATTATTATATATAGTAGAAACTTTTACATTTTTTATACCAATAATAGCCATAAACCTTTTATTTTCCTTGCTTTTTAGCCAATTTTAAAAGTGTTTTTCTTGCAGTTTATACATATAAAATAAATGTTTAGTGTCTGCTACCAGTAGTTTGTTTGTAGTCTTGTATGATATCCACCATAATCCACCATATACCTTTAAAACGCACCAGAACGCCCAAATTGGCGAATACACACTACGCCTATATATTAATACCAATTTAAAATAAACGTGGCTATATGGCTAAATTCACCTTTTAGTCGCAAACAAATGTCGTTTTCTGTCTTTCTACCACGTACACAAACGAAACTTGTATATATTTATTTTTTACCAATAGATAACATAGTTTTCATATAGATTTAGTATAATATAATGATGGTATTTCATAGTAGTTTACTAGGAATTAAAAGATATAGATAATTGCAGTAGTATTATTCATTACCATATAACATAGTTTTCATTACTATATGTAAAAATTTGATAATTGCAGTATAAGTTTTAATTACTATATTATGTAGCTTTCATTACTACTTGTATAATTTTCAGCGACTCTTGGTATAATTTAAGAAATAACAATTATTATTTGTATTGGATAAGAAAAACATATGTTCGATGGTATATGTTCGATTTGTGTATCATTGTATTAGTGAAGTGATACATCGGTCCTTATGGGATCTAAATATAGAACAAACGTTCGACTTAATGGCAATGGAATAACGACATACAGTAGCAGTATAGAACGCATGTTCGAACATAAGTATTTATTGGAATATTACAAGTAATTGCAGTAGGTTATTAATTGGAAAATATTGGAAATACAAATATATTATAGTAATCCCATGGTAATGTATATTTATGCAGTAATTTGGTAAATAGTGAATATTTATGCAAGATTGAATAGTATTGTGGAATTGGAAATAATTGGAAAAAGTAAGAGTACTATGACAGTGGTATTATATTAATTAAGTATTAACAAGTAATTAAATATAATTAATATGCAGGATATAATTATTGATACTAGTAAGTGATACATAGTAGTAAATGGGATTGATAGGAGTTGTGAAAAATGAATGATGGGAATGAATGATGTGAAATGAAATGAAAATAATTGTGAGAAAAAGAATGATTTTTTTATATAAAAAGTTGACAAAAGTTTCATGTTTATTACCCTAAAATACGCCCAAAATATGGATATATGCAATTTTGACGATTCACACAAATATCATAATAGTGTCAAAATATCATAATAATACTAATCATAACTATGTTTCACGTGAAACATTTATAACATTTGGTATTTGATAAAATGGTATTATATGAAATACAAACCTTGGAAAGCCTTATAAACAAAGGGTTTGCGGGGGATAGTTCACATCTAAAATATTTTCCCAACTTAAAATCCCAACACTATCTATCCCTCTCTATCCCCAACTCAATTTTGTCACGATTATTTCATCCTCTCACCCCACCACCCACAACACATATCCTATTTTAACTATATTCCTCGTACTTTAACGTTGTTCCTTGATTCAGCAAAAGCCACGAAGAACTAACCAATCTTTACAATATCATTCTAATTTACAATATTTTCCAAATTAAACATTTATCAATAGATCACCAACTCTAACTTATACATTTCCAATTATTCACAAATTAACAATTCTAAAATTTAACACTACATCCTATTCCAAATATTTCCAAATCTATAATATTGACAGATATGCTGCACAATGATATAATATTACCATCAGATCAATTTCATAACCACCATTATCAATTTACAATTATTTACAATTATAACATTTTATCACAGTCTAATATTGTCACAGAATTTGGATTTTCGACGACATGAGTTTTGTCACGATTGCTGTCATGTAATTAAATATCTTCATATATGGCGACATTTTTTAACCACCATAAATCATCAAAATAATGCCACTAAAATCATTAAACTTTTAACCACCGATTAGCCACTCTTTGAATTTACAGATATTACCAATTGGACAATTTTAATCCATGATCAATATCGATAATCACCAACTATCAGATTCTTGATAGCAAACTGTGGTCATAGCATACCCCTAGAACGCACCAGAATCGATTTTAAGACACTTTATAGCCTAACGTATATATTTATGCCAAAAAGGATAATCATGGTCGATTTAAGGCGTATATGGCGAACATTTATCAATCGCTGCTATTTCGTCCAAATATTCCCAGATTAACGATATATCTTACAGTCTATGCCGATAATACATTCTTGTTGGCAAATATCCCATTATTGGCTATCAAAAACATGGTTGGTAAATTTTACATTCACACATACCATTGTAACGCACTAGAATCGATTTTAAGACATCAAAACATATTTTTTGGATATTTCCTTGCTTAAAAAATAAAACGTCTTATTTTGGATTCTGATGCGTTGTAGGGCATATAGCCAAAACTAGATTATTTTCCAAGAATAGAATATGCCAATAATGGAATAGGGCACATTGGTTGGTAGAATGGCTTGTTTTGGTAGAATGCGTGAACTATTCAAAGGGTTTGACTTTAAAAGATAAATAAAAAAAATAATAAAAATTCAATAAAATTGGTTTTTATTTTAATGGATTTTTGAGGGTATGATTATCACGCAAGTGATAATTGTGCCCTCGTACACTTGTTGACAAACCCTAAAATCCTAGATATAACCACGTTCCTAGGATATAACTATACTCCTAGACAATAACTATAAACCTAAAACACAACAGTAATCCTAGACATAACTTAGCAACTAGATAATAACTATAATCCTAGTATATAACTAGATGACTAGAATATAATATACTCCTAGAATATAACTATAATACTAGATAATAATATATAACTAGATAATAACTATGATACTATAATATAACTAGATTACTAGATAATAATAAACATAATACTAGATAATAACTATAATCCTAGTATATAATAAACATAATAATATAATATAACTATGATAATATATAATAACTATAATACTAGTATATAATATATAATATAATACATAAAACATACTACTAGAATATAACTATATAATATATATATAATAAACACTAATATAATATATAAAACCTAAAGACTAAGTACAAAAGATAAAAGATAAGTTCAAAAGATTAAATACACGACAAAAATACTACGTATTTTCGTCTTTCAAATCTAACATATTCATTACATTCATATGTTAGATTTATTATAATGCTTTTATTATCTAAGATCTTTAAAAGATATTAATAACAATAACTAGTAATTAACTAAATTATATTAATAATATACACAATTTAATAAATTAACAGAATATTTACTACGACCAAGATATATATTGGCAAATAAAATACTCTAAAATAACCCATAAATTATAGTTAAAAAATACCTAAATTTTGCTATAAAATACTAATTCATGATTGTCAAATAATTATGTCATTTCTCTAAAATAATACGTGACATTCTGTCAAAATCTAACATTTAAATATGGTAAAATATGTAAATAAATACCATATAACCAAACGTATGTTATACACTAATTATGATTATGGTGGTAAAAAATGATCGACTAGATGGCGAATATGCAATAATAAATATGTATACTTGAATAATATGTATAAATATGCAGCATAAACACTAAAATTATACATGATGGCAAATAAAATCATATGACAAAACGATAATATTTGTTGGAAACTATAAAATATATCGCTAGAGTACTATTTAAACGCACTACAATCAAATTCTAGCCACTAAATCATATATATTGAGCAATACTATGCCTATTTTATAAAACGCCTTAAAATCGATTCTGATGCGTTACAATGGTATTATACGATTATATTGCTATACAAGATGTCTTATGTTAGTTATTAGGTACCCCTTTATAGATTGGCGATTATGCTGTCTGATATATTCTACATGGTACAAAGTTATTATGACGACAATAAGATGTCTTAAAATCAATCGTGGTGCGTTGCAGCTATATATAAATAATACAGAATATACTGCTTGGTCGAAGCGATTCTTACTAGTAAATATATTTATTGGTAATATCGTATATAATTGGGAAAATATGGAAATTGAGTATGTAATCTAACAACGATCTTCTATATAAATGATGGAAAAATATACTTACAAGAAGATTAAATATTCACTATTGACTTATCATTAATCTGGTGGTATAATCAAATAAAAAACAACAATTATTTTTAAATATTATGTTGACAAGTGGTAAAAGGTATGATATACTATATGTAGATGGAAAATAATTCATCACAAAATAAAATAGGAGGAAAAGAAATGGAAAAAATTGTAAATTGCCCAATCACGAAAGAAAGTTTTTGCAGTTATTTAAATATAGTGAAGGAGAGGGCTGATTTTCAAGATGGAATCGATTTGCTATGTTCTAAGTTTAATAAAACATCTCATGGCGACGCTGAAATATGTATGCCGAGTACTTATGGCATTATCATAGATGTTCTTGAAGAAGTGATGCGTGATAAATACGAAACAATTTCTTGGTGGTGTTGGGAACTTAATTTTGGGATTAAATACAAAGATCAATTAAGAGTAGATGATAAAGTAATCGATTTAAGTACATCAGAGTTGTTGTATAACTACCTATGCGAGAGTTATGAATAGTGTGGCTAATATGGTAATAATGATGGGAGCAATGTTTATGCAAGGAATGTTTGTTGGAATTGCGATTATGATGTTTGTTACAAGAAAAGAAGTGGATAAAGCATATCGTGATATTGAAGATATATTTAGCGATATAGAAGTTTTAAAAATAAAAACAAAAGGAGAATTAGAATGAAAGCTTGGGAATTAAAAGAAGGCGAGATTTATATCTTAGCATCAAAAGACGACCAAAATAATACAGACGATGTGCGTTTTAGGATTGAAGATGGAATTTTACAAACTGACGCAGCCTGCGGCGATGATTGGTTTGATAGCTATCTGTCATATAACGAGTGCGCACGTCTCGAATTTAGACATCGTGCATCTCAAAAATTGATATCACTGCTAAAACTTGTAGATAAAAAATATAAATATATTTCTTCATGTGAAAATAGTTTATTAGTGCTATATGAAGAGTTGTGCGATCAGAATATAACCCCTTATTTATCACTAAAAATGTACGGAATCGAAAATCCATTTACGTACGAAGATGGATATATATTAATACAAGATATTATAGATGAAAAGTGGTGATCAGAATTAAACTGCACGAGTTAAAAGAAGGAAAACTATATATAGTGGATTCGTATATTAGCGTGTTTACAGTTATAAATGGACATCTAGAAATGCTATTATGTGCGTCATTCGGAGGTAGGTGGATTAGATGTGGCGATTTTTTAGGCGATTTTAAGCCATGCGTAAAATGTAGCGAAGAGTTTATAGATTTATTGCGATCGTTACATACAGATTATGAATATATAACAATTAGTAAAGATGGGGTATTAACAGCATACGACAACAGACCGTATATAGTGGATTGCGAATGGGTTTGCGATTGCGAAGATGGTAAATATACTAAAATTTTGATTAGCTACGAAATTCCATTTACCGATGTGGATGAAGTGATGGATATAGGAGATATTTTATTAAGAGAAACAACTATAGAATACGAAAACTGGGAAAGGAGTTAATATGAGGTTTAGTGAATTAAAAGAAACGAATCTATATGAAGCTAGTGGATATGTTAGCATTTTTAGACTCAAAAATGGGCGATTAGAATTAGGTCGGTGTAATAGCTGGAAAGAAGATGGTCTTTATTTATACCCAATTCCCGAGATGGAGTTTAGACTGTATGTAAAACTTGAGGACGAATTGATGGAACTTTTAGAATCTTTACGAGAGAGTTATAATTATATGACAATCAGTGAAGATGGAGTGCTTGAAGTGTTTGAGTGTATGCCACACATTGTTGATGGAATATTGAAGCAAAGTTGTGAAGATTTTAAACATGCTCGCTTTTTACCAAATGTCGAAACTCGATCCGTAGACATATCACATATAGGCGATTTTATAGCAAGAGAAAAATATAGGCAAGGAGCTGATTTGTAGATGAAGTTTTGCGAGTTGGAAGAAGGAAAACTATATAGATCTGACACGAGTATTAGAATTTTTAGACTTAATCATGGTGAACTTGAAATGGCAATAACTGGAAATACTTGGGTAAAATCATACCTATTTCAAACTACCATCGACAGAATTAACTTTAGACCATATATTAAGATTAAAGGCGAATTAATGGAATTATTTGAGTCTTTGAACAATGATTATAATTATATGGCGGTTAGCGAAGATGGAATTGTAGAAGTTTGGAAGGAATATCCATCTGTCATAAACGAAGATGGCGACCGAGAACTAATATTAGAAGATTGCGAATATGCTCGTCTATTGCCTAATTTAGATATTCCATTTATAACTAAGAGTTACGTTATAAAGATAAGTAATTTTATAGAAAGCGAAAGAGAAAAGTTTGTAAAAGGATGTGATTTATAGGTGAATATATACGAATTAGAAGAAGGATATTTGTACAAAACCGACTCATCTGTTGATGTTTTCAGAGTTAAGGATGGACATTTAGAAAAATACGAGTCTAAAACTTGGCAAGAATCTTGGTTTGGCATAGATCGTGCTGTTGATTTAGAATTTGAAGTATATACAAGACTAAAAGATGAATTTGTTGAATTACTAGAATCCTTATACCAAAGTTATAGCTATATAACAGTTAGTGATGACGGTGTGCTTGAAGCTTACGTAAGTAAACCACACGTAATAGATGGCAGATGGGAATGTAGATACCAACATCATAAATGCACTCATATTTTACTTAACGTAGACACTCCATTTACAAGCAAAGATGGTGCTATGTATATATGGAAAATTTTATTAAGAGAAGAAACTAACGAAGGATGTGATTTATAGGTGAGAATTAACGACTTAGAGGAAAACAAGGTGTATGTACGCATCGACGACGAAAGCAGCAAAGCTATATTATACAAGATAAGTAATGGCGATTTGTTATATGGCGATTTGTTATTTAGGTTTAATCAGATATCAGAATGGGATTTAAGCAAAGCAGAATACAACGAAGTGTCTAAATGGAAGTTTAGAGAGTATGACGAAGATTTGTCAAATAAGTTTATTGAGTGGCTAAAGCAAGTAGATGGTAAATTTAAATATATGGCTGTTGATAAATGCGGAATCTTAGTTTTTGCAACAGAAAAAATGAAATATGTGGCTGTATTTGGATGGCGCACTAATTACCATCTTAATCATGGCTACGAGTTAGAAGATACAGCAATTGAGTTAGATATTAGCCTATTTGGTATATCGAATCCTTTTACTTTTGACGATGGATGTATGCTTATAAGCAATATAGTAAGAAAAGTTACATATTAAAATTAATACAAGGAGGAATAGATGGGTAAGATTTTTTATAAGAACATAGATGGAAGTATGATTACTTATCAGTTTGATAGAAAAAATGAATACACTGGAGAATTTATATGTTTCGTAAGTATGGATATGGGGAATACTGTAATGGAAACGAGTATATGCGAAGCTACTTTTAAAACTCTTCATAAAACGCAAGCTGATGCAAACGTAGAATATTACAACAAAATGGTCGAAAGAACATTATATGATATTAAGATTATTGAAGATAATATATCTATGCTGCAATTCGATATAGCTCACAAATATGATAGGTTAAAAGATTATAAAAACTTACTAATCAAAAACGAAATAGATGGTTTGTACGAATTATGATTGCCAATAAAAAAAACAAATAAAAGGAGATTATTTAAATGATTAATACGATTTTTAACGAAGACTGTTTTATCACTATGAAAAAAATGATTGACACAACAAGCAAAGTTGATTTAATTTTAACATCCCCACCATATAATACTGGAAGAGTAACTCAAACACAGAGAAGCATTGATAATTACGAGAATAGATACGATATTCATTTAGACAACATGGGTGAAGAAGAGTATTTAGACTGGAGTGTTAATCTATTTAGTTGTTATGATTCTATACTACAAGATAATGGAGTTGTGTTATACAATATGTCGTACGGAAATGAGAATCCAAACATTATGTGGCTTACTGTCGCTAAGATTATACAAAATACTGATTTTATGATAGCAGACAGCATAGTTTGGAAGAAGAGGTCAGCACTTCCTAATAATGTCAGCCATAACAAACTTACGCGTATTACGGAATATATTTTTGTATTTTGTAGAAAAAGTGAATATAAAACATTTAATGCGAATAAAAAAGTGAAAAGCGTAGCAAATACTAGTCAGAAATTTTATGAAAATATTTACAACTTTATAGAAGCTAAGAATAATGATGGAAGTTGCAAGTTGAATAAAGCTACTTTTTCTACCGATTTAGTGATTAAGTTGCTGAACATTTACGCAACAAATCAAAGTATCGTGTACGACAGTTTTATGGGAACTGGAACTACAGCTAAAGCTTGTGAGGAGTTCGGATGTAAATATATTGGTTCTGAGTTATCAGAGAAACAAGTAGAGTTTGCTAATAATAGAATAAATAAAACAAAAAAGGAGATTATTTAAATGAAAATACATGAATTAGAATTGGGTAAAGTATATAGAATCGAAGGAGAATATGAAAAGTATTCGTATTTTATCGACAGTTCAAATAAATTATGTCAGAAGAATGTAGACGATTGTTGTACTCTGTTTAGTCCGTTACAGTATAATGAGGTTGTTGTAGCTAATTTTATCGAAGTTAAGCATTATTCAGAAGAGTTTAAGCAGTTTTTAAGATTAATAAATACAGAGTTTAAATATGTAACAGTGGACAGTGACGGATCAATGTCTATTTACCACGAAAGACCAATGGTAGGCGTACATGGAGGAGACTATTATTATGGCGAAAGAGGGGATGGTTTACCAATCGGATGTCGTGAAAATTTTAAAGGTGAGTTTCCAAAGTTCGAAGATGGAATTATCGAGATTGAAGATGTTTTAAAAAACGAGAAAGGAGATTAATTTGGATAGAATAACAAGTTTATGTAATAATAATACTAAGGCTGAATTGGCAGAAAAGATTTGTATACTAGAACATAACAACAAAGCACTAGAAGATACGATAGGCCAACAATATAAAAATATAATGAAAGTGTTTAATAAATCAAGGATAATTGGAAACGAATTAGCAGAATTGATTATTAATGAGTATCTTTATATAGTGAAAGATGAAGATAGTGAATTATATGCGTACACGAAAACTCCTGTAAGAATAGGCAATAAGTGGGAAAGAGGATATGTTGGGACACGCAAACATTTATACGAAAATAAATATCTTTACATTAAGGATCAGATGTGTTATAATGAATTATACAAAATAATAGACTTGAAAGAAGATATAAATATTTTTTTGAATAAACAAGAAGGAGACTCAGATGAAGAAGATAGTTATAAAATACCACGATGACGATTTGGGAAATATTGGAAAAATAAAGATTGGAGATTGGGTAGATTCAAGAGCTGAGGAAGATATATGTATTAGTCAAGGATTCTGTAATCTTATACCGCTAGACGTATCAATGAAGTTGCCAAAGGGATATGAAGTTAGTGTAATTCCATTAAATAGCGATTTTAGAGGGTATGGAATTGCTAGACGCGGAATTGCTGGGCAGCTCGCTACAAAATGGTATCTTATGACATTTGCTGCTGAAGATATTAAAATACTTAAAGGCGAAAAAGTTTGTCAGGTTGGTATTGTAAAAAGTAAACCATGTATTGGATTTATTAAAAAAAGATTAATGTCAAACAAACGCTAATTAAAGGTGGCTAAGTCGACAATAAAATGTTATACTAGTCTCTAAAATAAGTTTAGTAAAAACAGAAAAGAGGATATTATATGCCGAAGTTAAAAGAATTTTTTCAAGTAGAAGAAGATGTTGAATTTTTTATTAATGAAGATGACTATACCCGTTATAGAGTGCATGATAACATATTGCAGTTTTATTATAAAGAAGAATGGACACATTCTGGTCATTTGATTAACAATATAAAAAACATAAAAATCATGCCTAATTTTACATCGGAAGAATTAGCTATAATGCGAAGTATAGAAAAATGTTACAAGTACCTGTTTAGGGATGGCAACGGAGATTTATTTATAAGTGTATTCGAGCCGACAAAAAGTCATAGCGAAAAAGAATGGGTTGCTATAGAATGTATGTCGCTTAATATGTTTAGTCACATTTTTAAAAGTTGTAAATATGAAGATGATATGCCAATCGAAATCGATAAATATGTAGATAGAGATGATTGTCAATAAAATAGAAAGGAGGAATATAAAATGAGTGATAAAGAAATTATTCAAAAACTAAAAGATGAAGTAATGGAGAATTATAACAGTTCTCATTGCGAATATACCGACGAAAGATCTTGTGGTAATTATTCTGATTGTTTCGAAGACGGAGTTGATCAAGGAAGTTCATCTGTGTGGTATGTAGTTGGTAAAATTATAGGGATGGAATTAGAAGAACCAGATTTTGACGATGAATACTAAATAAAAAGGAGGAGTGAATTTGGCATTAAATAAACAGATATACATATATTCTGTAGATACTGGATGTTTCTATAATAGTATAGAGTCTGAACATCATAAAAAAATGATTAGATATAGCCGATATAAAAGAATTTTAAAGCAGCTAGACACGTCAAGTTATACAGAAGATAAAAAGCATAAATACAAATCATTGTGTACGTTTGTAAATAATAAAATAAGAGAAAACAAAGATAATTTAAAGGCTTCACTTATCGAGAATGTAGAAATAAGAACATTAAACGACGAGCTGCTAAATAGCAAAATGGTTATATCTGTATTCGAATCTTCGCTTACTAGAATTATAAAAATAGATACTGGAGAGCTGTCAGAGGATATAGTTGTAGTTCATTCATTTTTCTATTCAGTGTTTGAGCAAGTGGTTAAAAATGGTTTTATGTTTCGTGGGGAAAAATATGTATATTTAACATCTAGCGCTGGACAGATAAGGCTTAAAAAAGGGGTGTTTATAAAAGAAAGCATATTAAGTACTATTAGCAAAACTTTAATGTGTGGACTTACGATAGACGTTATAAACTCCTATGGCGGAATGAATGTTAATAAATTTTTGGCTTATCTTGCGTTGTCGAATTCTGCTACAGATATATATAAAGGATTTAACATAGACAGATGTATAGTTGTTGACGATTTCGAAACTTCTATAAATGGACAGGTTGATCATATTGATGATATTACGTATGAGATAAATAGAGTTACTATGGACGTACCAGTAGCTCATACAGATGGATGTGGAATGATTTTGCCAACTCTAAGTAATAAGAATTTTATGATTAGACTTCCTTGGATGAAAGGGTTGTTAGCGTCGTTTGATTACGTTAAGTTTATAAGAGAGAAAAAGTGCAGTCCAATAATAAAGGATATTTATGGCAAAGAATGGGATGTAGTAAAAGATAAGATAAGTATAATATTTACAAAAAGCCAATTCAAAATGCATGGATATTATAAAGATTGGGAAGAGTATAAGAGTTATTTTAAAGAGTTTAATTGCCAAGCTGGAATATGTAATGTCGAAGATGATTATTTTACAAATGCTACAATAAACTATCAGATGATGCAGACACTAACAGATATAACCGATGACGAAATTGACAAGATTACAAGTAAGTCACTAGATAGGCTTAATAAAATCGCAAGCGACAAAGATACTATGCTTAAGGTTTTTGGAGTTAGTAAAAATATTCATAATTGTAGTAATAACTACGAAAATAGCAATCTTCAAAATAGTTTAATGATATATCCAGAGTTGTTAAGGGATGAATACTGTAAGAAGGTGCTCGTACAGATAAAGAAGAGCATGGTTAATAAATATAGGTCGGCAAAAATAGATGTTAATTGCAAATACACATTTATACTTCCAGATTTATATGCATTTTGTGAACATTTGTTCTGTGGAATATCGAACCCAAAAGGATTAATAAATGATGGAAATGTATTTTGTAGATTATTTGATTATGGCAAAAAATTAGATTGTCTTAGGTCGCCTCATCTATATATCGAACATGCAATAAGAAATAATGTTACAGACAAAGAATTATGCAGATGGTTTAAGACTAAAGCTTTATACACAAGTTCGCATGATTTAATTTCCAAAATATTACAATTTGATGTAGATGGCGACATGGCTTTGGTGGTAGACGAAGATGAATTTGTTAAAGTAGCTGAAAGAAATGTAAAAAAATATGATGTAGTACCATTGTATTACAATATGAAAAAAGCTAATCCATGTAGTATTAATGGAAGCAGTTTGTGGAATGGATTAAATAATGCCTTTAGCGGTGGTAATATAGGATTGTATAGCAACGATATATCAAAAGTATTTAATAGCGATGTTTTTATAAATGGAAGTGACGAAGAAAAAAGATTAGCACTAGACGTGGTTAAGATTTTATGCATGGAGTCGAATTACGTAATAGATTATGCCAAAACTTTATATAAACCTACAAGACCAGAAAATATCGACACTATAGTAAAATCGTACACAAAAAGTAAAGTTCCTAGATTCTTTGTATATGCTAAAAATAAAGAGATCCACCAAACAACCTTAATGAATGATAGTGTTGTAAATAAGTTAAGTGCAGTATTTAAAAATACACAAACAAGATTTAAGATGGAAAATTTTGGAACTTTCGACTATAGAAATCTTATGAGCGACAAAAATGTAAGTTTAGATAGCAACGTTACTGAATTATTCACTAAAATAAATAATAGCTATCATTTCGATTTAAATAGTAAAAATAAAGATGATAACAAACATGTGATTAATAGTATTAAGAATAAATTGGAAGAATTTGGATATTCTGAAACAAAAGTATCGGATATGATTGTTAAGTATATGCATCATAAAAGAAAGACTCCGTCAAAAGAGCTGATGTGGCAGTGTTATGGACATATAATACTTGAAAATCTTAAAAGAAATATAGTAGAAGGAAGTAAACAATGTAGAAAATGTGGGGAAAGATTTATTCCTAAGTTTTCGAACGAAAGTTTGTGTGACAGATGTGATATACATGTTGTCGTAGAAACTAAAGTTATAAAGTGTGTTGGTTGCGAAAAAGAATTAATAATAAAAGCATGGGATATGAAAACTTGTAGATGCGAAGAGTGTAAAAAAATACATAGAGTTAATTATCAGAGAGATCTTATGCGAAAAAGAAGTAAAAATTTAGCTTAAGCTTTTCATGTCAAAACCCACAAACCCTTATAAATACTAGCTTTCTTATGTACTCGATCGATTTTTTAGACATAAAAAAGCCTTTAAACCCTTATAAACACTAGCTTTTTTGACGTTTTTAAACTTTTAGCTACATAGGAAACAATAAAACTAATATACAAATAATACGTAAGTATGGGTAGCTGGTCTATCTCATCCCCCAAAATAATATCCGAATAATTCTAATTTAATTATAATATATTATTAATAGTTTGCTTGTCCTATTAAAAAAAGATAAGCCAACGTAGAAAATGCGGACTTCGTAAATATCCGCTAAACTTAAAAATAATTAGATGCAAACAGCAATCATACAAGAGTTAGCCGTTTGAGCCAATTTAAAATAGTATCTAGTATTATATAACACGTTAAGATATCCACAGCAACATTAAAATCATATAGGATGAAAAATATGATATCTTGTAGTGTAAAGTATTTAGGTGTCAGCAGCAATTATAAGATTTTCTAAAGTCTTGACTATACATTTATGCATAGTTTAGCAAATCAACGACACCTAGTAATAATACCTCGTAGCTCAATGGTAGAGCGTCAAGCTGTTAACTTGGATGTTACAGGTTCGAGTCCTGTCGTGGTAGTTTGTTTTGGCTATATTTTATAAGTATTATGCAACGGTCTTATATAAATATACCAACATGCCTAAATAGCTCAATTGGCAGAGTAATGCTCTTGTAAAGCATAGGTTAACAGTTCAATTCTGTTTTTAGGCTTAATCAATTAGTTGTATAATAAAAAATAATTTAAAGGAGATGATATTTTGGCAAAAGTAAGTAAAAGTCTTTCGTTTAAAAATGCTACAATTTCATTAAATGGGGAAACCTTGGTAATAAAAGAATATGACAAGAACGACGATTATGAAGAGTATGACTTATTAAAAGTTTTAAGTGAGTGGATTGATGTTTATGGAGTTTCTATAACTGTAAAGCATAATTCAGATCTAGTATAAAATAGTTTAATGGAGGATTTATGGAGATAAAAAGAGTTGATGGAGAAAGCTATGTAAAGTTTATAAAAAGAATAATTTCTTTGGTGGAACAAAAAACGATAAACTATAACGAAATGGGTGACGCACTTCTTGGAGAAGATAATGTGTATTCGTCAGATAATTTAAGAAAGTCGTTTTACGTATTGAAGAAGTTGTCAGAAAAAATCGAAGATGATTATGTAGTTACAGATTTCGAAATGGATAATATTTTAACACAAAAGAAACATGAAGTTATAAAAGAAACTATAAAAATGCGTGATGAACGTAATGAATTAAATAAGAAGCTGCGAGAACAAAGCAGAAAAGAATCTTTGGTTGAATTGTTTAAAGATATAATTAATGGTTCTGATTGCGAAGGTTTAAGTTATACGCCAAATGTAATAAGCAGTAGCGATAATGATTTAGTTGTGCATCTTACAGATATTCATACTGGCATAGAGATAGATAATTTCGCAAACCAATTTAATGAATTTATTTTGAAAGATAGGCTCGCAAGATATATAGATAAGATATTAGAAATACAAAAAAGACATAATTCTAAGGATTGCTATTTAATAGTTTCAGAAGTCCTTTCTGGGATTATACATGAGAATCTAAGAATAGAAAATAATATGAATGTAATACAACAGTTCAAAGTGGCATCTACTTACATTTGCGACTTCATAAAAGAACTTGGCAGTGTATTTGAAAATGTTCATGTTCATACAGTAATTGGAAATCATTCAAGAATAACCGCAGACAAGAAAAAGTCTGTAATTGGTGAAAACTTGGATTTTTTAATACCTTATTATGGAAGATCTAAACTGCAAAACTTTACAAATATAATCTTTTACGACAATGACATCGAGGAAACTATTTCATGTTTTCATGTAAGAGATAATTTTATAGTTGCGTCACATGGTGATAGAGATTGTGCTAATAGAGTTGTGCAAAATATGTCAATGATGCTAAAACAACAGCCTTCAATAGTGTATCTTGGTCACAGACATACAAATGGATACTCAACGGTATACGATACTAAAGTTGTAGAATCTGGGTGTATGAGTGGAACTGATACTTTTGCTATTGGATATAGAATGAGAAATAAGGCAGAGCAAACCGTATCTGTGGTTAATAACGAAGGATTAGAATGTGTATACGATATAACATTGCAGTAATATATAGGATGTAAAACGTGCATCGTAAGTGGTTGTATAATTGTTTATGGTGTACGAAATCCGACAAGGAGATATTATGGATGAATATAAAACTACAATATGTTTAGGCAATCGTGACGTTGACAATTTATTAAATAATCAATCGGCATCAAATCGCAGACCATATGAAGATATTTTTGGTAAAATGCGTGATCTTACGAACGAAGAGTATGAAGAAAGTCGTAAATCGCTAGATGATATATCAGAATTTATTGGAGTAAATTTCTTCGACTTGTGTTAATGCATGTATTAATTAAAGGAGATGTTATGACTAAAAAAGAAAAGTTAATAGAAGAATACAATAAGCTAAAAGAAGATAATATAATTAGTATACACATGTTTTTAAAAGTTCATGGAACTGACGAAACAATAATATCTACAAGTGTAGGACAAAAGATTGATTTTATAAAAGATACATATGACGACGACTTGAAAAAGAATTTTGACAAAGAAATAGAAATATTGGACGTCACATTTATGATAAATGGGATATTGTCATTTGGAGAGGCACTAGGGCATCTTGAATGGGGAAAAGGAATTAGACTTAAGTCTTGGAATAAAGAAACTGTAATAAAATTGCAAATTCCAGATTGTAACAGTAAGATGACCGCAAACTATTTATATGTAGATAGTTTAAAAGGCAGAGTTCCGTGGATTCCTAATATGATTGAAATACTTAGCGATGAATGGGAAGTCGTGGCAATAGTTTAATTGGAGGAAATATATGATTGATATTATAATACCATTATATAACACAAATAACAAATTATTTAAAAGATGTTTATCTTCTATAGCAATGCAAACTATGATTGACGACATCAGTGTGACTATAGTTGATGACTGTTCTAGTGATGATTATAGTGATATTCTTGAGACATTTAATAAGATTATTGATATAAGTTATATTAAACTAGAAAGCAATGTAGGAAGTGGGCTTGCTAGAAAATGCGGTTACGAAAATTCAAATAATAAATATGTTATGTATGTAGATTCAGATGACAGTTTTGCAAGTGTATATTCTGTAGAAAAGATGTTTAATGCATTTAGCAAGGATAATACGATTCAGTTGGTATTGGCTGGATATATGGAAGAATATCCCAATCTTAGACTTGGTTACAAGGGGTACAATATAACATGGCTATTTAGTAAGATGTATAAAAGAGAAGAACTTAATAAGTATGGTATAGAATTTACTGATTTAAGATATAATGAAGACGCATGTTATAATATGAAAGTTTTTGCAATGTTTGAAAAAATAGCATTTATAGACGAACCTTTGTATAATTGGCATAACAATCAAGAAAGCCTTACAAGATGTAATCGTAGCAATGTGGTTAGTGCATGTAATTTCGTGGATGCCTATATACAGTCATACGATTGGAAAGAGAGTGTAAAAATCGCCAATGAAGACTACTCAAATATACAAAATATAGATGGATTAATTCTGATGTATATGTACTATTGTAAATACGTGTGGACGGAAGAAGATGATTTTACTGACGAAGTATTAAAAAGGATAAAGATCTACTATGACAAAACAGTTTATGATATAGAGGAGTTGGCGAATAGCGAATTGTTTAACGAAAGATATTTTACTATATTTAAAAATCAAGAATCTATAATTCAAAAATACATACCAACAATAACAATATATGACTTTTTGTTCAAACTTAAAAATATGAATAATTGACAACGCAGTAATAGTTGATAAGGGAGGTTTTGTTGTGGCTAGTGAATATGCTACAAGAAATGGTACTAAAAGTGTTTTAAATGTACATGCACAAGTCGGAGGAGTTGCTAATAGAGTAAAGTCGGACGTAAGATATCATTGCACTTGCTGCGGAGTTTCTTATGCTGGACAGATGAATAACTTTAGTAGGACAAAATCTCCTTTGTATGTAAGTAATAATGGATATATGACAGTGTGTAAAAAATGCAGAGATATATACTACGACCAATTAGTAGAGTTCTTTAATAATAACGAAGAATTGGCTATAGATAGAATGTGTAGTATATTTGACTGGTATATAAATAAAGATGGGTTTAATGCATCTGAAAAAAGACCAGAGGGAAGAAGTAGGCTCGGTGTATTTCTTAGCAAAAGGATGCTTGGACAGAATTGCAAAGGTTCTAGTTACCTAGATGTGATAAAAGATAGAGTTTATTCAAGAGATACGGCTATAAACACTTATTATAGTGAATTTGTTAAAGACGAAGATGCTGATAATCAGTATGTTTTAAAGATAAAAGAATTAGAAAAAGAACTAGAGTTGGAAAAAGCTAGAACGGAGTCACAACAGATTGAAAGAGAAAGAATAGAAAGAGAATCAAAAGAAGAAGAAGAGTATGCAACTTATTCTGCGACTGAATACAAACCTACTCAAAAAGTGGTAAAATTCTGGGGAAGTGGATATAAGTCAGATGAGTACCAAAGTTTGCAAGGATATTACGAGAAGTTACTTGATGAATGCGGAGATAGGAAACCAGATATTATAAAGCAGAAGTCGATGAAAAATCTATGTTTGCTTGAGTATCAAATTCAAAACTGGATACAATCTGGTAAGGATGTTGGAGGCATGGTAAGAACTTATAACACAATATTCGAGTCTTCTGGATTAAAGAAAGATGTAGATTCTGTCAATAATAGTTTTGGCGAAATAATAAGCATGATTGAAACTTATACTCCAGCAGAATATTATAAAGACAAGACTAAGTATAAAGATTTCTTTGGAATTGGAGACTATATTGAAAGATATATGTTCAGACCATTAAAGAATTTACTAACTGGTTCAAAAGTTCCAGAAAAAGAACATTGGATTGGCGACGTTAAAGATTCAGATGGTGGTGATATCTTATGACAAACGAACTATTGGATGAATATCAAATGTCTGTTCATAAAAACTTTGGCGATAACAGTTGGTTAGGAAGTGCTTCAAATTGTAGAAAAGCTATTGATTGGATAACATTTCTTAGAAGAAACATATCTACGTTTATAGAAGACGTTCTTTTAATACCTCTTCATTGGTATCAGATTATTTGGATATACGTACTAAGCACACATAAGTCAACTGCTATAGTGGCATCAAGAGCCTCGGCTAAGTCATTTATTATAGCTGTTTTTGCTTGCGCTAAATGTATATTATTTCCTAATAGTAAATTTGTAATAGCATCAGCTACGAAAAATCAAGCTGGGCTTATAGTTACTGAAAAGATAGAAAAAGAATTGATGCCAAAATCTCCTAGGCTTGCAAGAGAAATAGTAAAGATAGTCGGTAATACAAATAAGACAGAAGTAATATTTAGAAATGGGAGTACTATTACGGTTGTTCCAGCTAGTGAAAATGCTTTAGGTATGAGGTCTACAGATCTTATATTTGAGGAGTTTAAAATTATAAAGGAATATATTGTAGATAGTGTATTAAGTCCGTTTCTAGTAAGTAGACATTGTATATTTAGAGGATTGCCACACTATGTTAATAATAAGGAATTAATAGAAGAACCAACTAAGATGTTTATAAGTTCAAGTTTTAGAACTAGCACTTGGCAGTTTAGAATGATAAAAAATTTCATAAATACAAAGTTCGGCGATGGAACTAATTGTTTATTGGCGTGTGATTATTCTGTTTCGCTTAAGCATGGCATAAAGACTATGGCTACACTTTTAGATGATAAAAGAAAGTTTGATCCTATTACTTGGAGAATAGAATATGAAAATGAAGCACTCAAAGAAAATACAAGTGCTTTCTTTACGTACGATATGATATTACCAAATCAAATAAACAAACAGCTATTTTATCCTAGAAAAACCATAGACGTTCTTACTAAGAAAAGCAATCAGTTTGCTATACCTAGACAAGATAACGAGATAAGAATAATATCATGCGATATGGCATTTGTAGATAAAGATGGGAATGACAATTCGGTGTTTAGCTGCATAAGATTGTTGCCAGAAACTATAAATTACAAAACTCATGAACAACAAAATAAAGAAATTCAAAATAACAAAGGATATAGAAGAGTGCTGTCATATTTAGAAGCTAATAGAGGTGGAGATATAGATATTCAAGCTATAAGAATAAAGCAACTATATGAAGACTTTGATGCTGACTATTGTGTACTAGATGCACGAAATGGGGGTAGACAAAAATGCTCTCTCCATTGGAAACTTTGGAGTAATAAACTGCGAAAGAAAACTGGGAAGCTGAAATGCCAATCAGAATGGAAGGATATGTGTAAAAATATATTCACATGCAACGCGTAGGCTTTGAAACTTGAAAAAGAATATAATAAGCCCAAGAGTTCGCAGTGTCTAAAATTTATAAAAAAGAGGTAATTATGTTATTATCAAAAAATGTCAACATAAAATGGAATTCAAGGAATAAAAAACATTATGAAGAACAAGGATATGTATATACTAGTATGGGAAATATATTTAATGTAGATATAAATCATATAACACATGGTAGTAACGCTATAGTAGATGTGTCGTGTGATTATTGTAATATCATATATAGTAAAGTATATTGCAGATATTTGCATGAAATAAGTGGTGAGATAAAGAAAGATTGCTGTTATAAGTGTAAAAGTAAAAAAATAACAGACACTGCTATTTCTAAGTATGGGGTTAACTCTATATTTAAATTAGAAAATATAAAACAAGATATAAAAAATACAAATATGCATAAATATGGTTCTGAAAATGTATTTTCTTCCGACGTAATAAAGGATAAAATATATTCCACTAATATAGCAAAGTATGGATTTAAAAGTCCACAACAAAACGATATTATAAGAAAAAAGACAGAAAATACATGTATTAAAAGATATGGATTTAAATCATTTCTGTGCACGATTGAAAAACATGGTGATAAAAGCCCAAGATGGAAAGGCGGATTTAAATACCATAGAAATGAAAGAGTTACATATGAATATAATACTTGGAGAAAATCTGTATATGCAAGGGATAGATATCGTTGTAAAAAATGTAATAATAAAAGTGGAGTTAAAAATAAAGTATATCTTGAGGCACACCATATACTTAATTGGAAAGATTATGTTGATAAAAGATTTGATATAGAAAATGGAATAACTTTGTGTGATAAATGTCATCACGATTTTCACTCTTTATATGGCAAATCGTTTAATACAAAATTACAGACATTAACATTTATAAATCATGACAAAAAGGTACGCTGACCTAGTAGGAATACAAACTACTAGAACTATTGGATAAAAAGCCGATAGGATAACAAAATGATTTTAGTCTATGACAGACTTGCAAAATTCTTATATGACGAATCAAGAGATAAAGAGTATAAGGCTTGGAAGTGTATGAACGATGCAAATACAGCCGACAGAATAAATGTAGAAGGTGCTATAGAAAATGTGTTTGTCATAAACGCAAGTCAAAGACTTAATAACGATATAGCGTTTTCGTTTAGAGAAGTGTTACAAAGTAAAAGAATAGATTTACTAGTTGATCTTAATGATATTATAGATGATATGCAAGAAAAGATTTCTGATTATGGCAAGTGTATAGATTTGGAAACTCAAATGTTTTATGAAAGACCATTTCTTGAAACGCAAGCGTTTATAAACGAGACTACTTCTCTTGAATATGAAAAGAAGGATCAGACTGGATTGATAGTGATATATGAAACTAACGGAAATACAAAAGATAGATATACAAGCGTGTCATATGGTAGTTATTTTGCCTCGCTATTGGAACAAGATTTGCTATCTACAAAAAACGAACACGATTTTCTAGTACTAATAAATTAATAAGGAGGGCTTAACTTGGGAGACGAGACTAAGCAAGATAAAGAGATAGTAAACGAGTTTTGCTCTTTCTTTTCACTAAATCCTACAAGTATTTTTGATTCAACATGTAGCATATCTACACAATATACCGCTACAGATATAACAAATATACTTAGAGATCCAATCGTAAATCACCAAGCAACTAGAGATTTGGCTTTATTTATATATAATACAAATGGATTGGTAGCTAATGCTATAGATTATGCAGTTGCGCTGCCATGTCTTGATAAAGTGGTTTATGGTAAAAAAAGAATGTTTGGTAAGAATAAATTAAACAAGAATAAAGACTTAATGATATCTGCTTTAGATTCAATAGGAGATAAGCAGTTTATAAGAGACGTTATGTTTAGAAGTGCAACAGAAGGAACTTCATTCTATTATTTCGAAACTAAGACAAGAAAGATTGATAGAAGTAAATTTCTTAACGACTGGGATGTAACAAATATAACAGAATTATGCGATCTAGGTATTAATATATCTATGATGTCATTGCCTTATAGTCATTGCAAAATAGTAGGATTTAAGAATGGAAGGTATGTTGTAGCTTTTAATTTAGAATATTTTGTAAAGTTTGATGGTGAAAGACTTGAGCGAAAGCTGATGAAATTCCCGTCAGAAATATCTAATGCATATAAATTATGGAGTGAGAGTAAGACTGGAAATCAGTGGTATGTAATTGATAACAC